AAATTTAAATATTTATATTTTATTCCTCTCCTAATTATGGGACAAATATAATGAAATATCCAACAACTTCCTAGTATAAAATACAAGAAAAAAAAAAAGAAGAGGATTACTCCTCTTCTCTACTTTTTAGGAATCTGTGATAATGCCAGAAAGATTTACCCTCTGGAATACACTTATCATTCAACCAAGCATGTGCGCATTTAGCATATGATTGTAAATTATCTTGCATAACTTGTGAGAATAGTAAATACATTAGATTTAAAGCATAGAACCAATCATGTTTATTAAAATTTTCTCCAAACTTAATTCCAAATTTCTCTGCGATTTGTTTAGCTTCATCGCATTTCCATCTGGCTTCTCTTTTTCCATGTTCCTCACATAATTCTTCAACAGCTTCTTCTGCAAATTCTTCGTCAAAATGTGGGCCTTTTAAAGCTTTCCATAAGTCGCATTTTAATAAGCAGAATAATTCTGGATCTTCTTTCTTAAGGGTTTCTATATATTCCCAAACTTCTTCCTCAAGATCTCTTAATTCCTCTGGAAGTTCATCTTCATCCTCCATAGTATTATATCTAGAGTTCATATGTCTCATCTTTCCAAATTTCTTATCTTTACTTTCTTCTCTTCCAAATCTTCCTCCTCTTTGGAAATGATTTTCCATTCCTCTATCCTCAAACTCTCTATCCTCATCTTCTTCGTCTTCATCATCTCTTCTGAATCCCATTCTTCTTCTATAGATTCCTGGAGTATATCTATCTTCTTTATCGTATCTGTTACCTCTACGGCTTCGTTTGTTCCGTTCCATTTCCTCTAACAGTCTCTTTATTTTTTCCATTGCTTATAAGTTTTGTAAGTTCCTCAATTTTTTGTTCTAAAGCTAATAGTCTACTGTCATCTGGAGGAGCTGTGGCAAGTATAGGATTATCTGCTAATAATTCCTTTTCTACTCTTTCACATTCTTCTAATATTTTATTATATCTATCTAAAGACTTTAATTGATTAGTAGCATCAGTCTTTCTTACTCTTATTTCTTGTAATACATCCTCTTTAGTTATACAGATAGTTCTATTATCGGCTCTAGCTACAGACATATCCCTTGTTACAGTAAAAGGAAATTGAACTCCATTAAATAAAGCAGTAATTGTTAAAGTCTGTGCAGGCTGGGTATTCATTCCAGCTTTTTGCATTAAGGATTGATAAACGTTATTTAAGTTATTATCCTTTGGCGGTTCATTTACTATTGATGATTGAACTAACCCTTTTATATATGTTAAATCTTTCTTAAATTGATTATAATCAATTAAATATAAAATATCACCTGGTTTTAATTCTCCAAAATTCATATGACATTAGATTTAGTAAGTTTAATATTATGCAGCAGGAGCAGCCGCAACTTCAAACTCTAGGGCTACATTCCTTGTAAATTTATTAAATACTCCATCTGGACATCCACCACATGTATTAGTAAATGTGATAGCATCATCTACAGTTGTGGTAGTTGTTATTGTAGGTAAAGTTCCTACAGCTGGTGGAGTTGATAACCTTAGAGGAATTACAATATTGTAATTCTTTATTGTAGTCTTTAGAGCAGGACAAGCAACAGGTCTATAAGTTATCGTGTGCACTAGCGAATAATTCAATAAGAATACGTCTGAGGTTTCTACTCTAGTAATAACTGGACTTCCAACTGTAATTAAACTAGAAAAACCCTCTCTAGCAATTCCTGTAGGAAATTTTTCAACTACTTGAAGATAGGTAACTCCCTCATCAACAAAACCTTTATTATTTATTACACTCATAACATTAGATTAAATTAAAGGGAGATTTCTCTCCCTTTTGATTAGTATTAAATTAACTAGGCAGGTGTTACTGTGGTTGAAGCAGAAGCACATCCACAACCGCATCCGTTGTTACATCCGTAACCATTTCCATAAGGATTAACGTGATAAGCTGGAACTGGTCTTGGAGGGATTATACATTCAAGATAATCTAACTTAGCTGTAATAGGATTGATTAAAGCTTGTAAGGCGTTGTATTGTTGTAATGTTTGTACACTATTAGACAATTCAGCGTTTCTAGTCTGTAGAGACTCAATCTTATAATCACATAACATGTCTTTTATTCCTTGGAATCCTTGATTGATAGCAAGAGTTTGTTGATCTATTTTAGATCCCATGTTAGCAAATCCGGCATTCATGTTATTATTAATGTTGCAAGTTTGCTCTTGACATCTTAATTGTTCTTGATAACCTAAGCTAGTTAAGTTTAAGTTTACAGCATCAATAGATCTCTGAGTTGTACAGCAGCATTGATTAATAGCATTTTCTATACTACATCCAGTAGATTGTACAGTACTTAAAATAGCACTATTTGAAGCACAGATTTGGTTGATTATATCTTTTTGTCCTAAACCTACAGTGTTAGATACTTGATTAATTGCATTTTGGATTGCATTAGTATCACAATTTAACTGAGTAGCTAAATTCTGTACAAAGTTTACATTATCTCTAGAAGCATTACTGATGGCAGTTAATAGATATTCGTTAGATAATGCAGATTGAACTTCTGGAGTACCTAAAGCACCATTAAATCCACCTCTTCCAAATCCACCAAAACCTCCATTACAGAAAGCTAAGATGAAGATTAACCATACAGCCCATTGTCCACCCCAACCATCGTTGTTGTTATTATTTCCATCTCTGGTTAAGGCTAAAAGACCAGGAAGATCATTCATTCCAGTTGATCTATTATTATGATTTTTTTACAAAATATAAAGTGTTAGCATCTCTTGATGAAGGTAACTCATCTTCTGTACCAGTCCAGATACTATAGCCATTCCATTTTGTTGCTGTAGTAGCAGTACCAGTAATAGAAACTCCTAAAGTAGTAGAACATTGAGTGATTGTTCCTGCATTCATGTATACTGGAACTGTAGCAGAACCTACTGTTGCAGAACATGCTGTTGGTGTTCCAGAACTTAAATATATAGGTTTAGCTGATCCTCCTATTGTAGTGGAGCCTAATTTAGATGCTGTAGTAGCTGTATCTGCATTACCTTGTAGTGCTCCTATAAATTTTGGAGCAGTTACATTACCAGTTGCACTTATAGTACCATTAGCATCTATATAACCTAATCTAAAATTATACCATCCAGGTTCTGAATCATACCATTCTAAATACTTCTTTGCTCCAGCTGATGTTCTAACTGCTGCTGGTAAATTTACTGAAATATAATTAGTTCCTGTAGTTACAGATATTACTGAACCTGATAAGCTATCCAAATCTGATGTTGTAGCATATCCACTTAAAGATGGTATCTGATCTGTTGTTGCTATAGTCTTACCAAATAATTTACCTGTTCCTGCTTTACCAGAAGTCCAATCTAACTGTAAAGCCTCAGATCCAGACATACCAATTATAAAAGAATGTCCAGTATCTAAAAGCTCCATACTAAGTAATCTCTCTGTTGCAACTGTTGTATTTATGGCTGCACCAGATCTTCTAGCTAATATTAAAGGAGTTTGACCAGCATCATTAGGTATTTGAACACTTAATGCTCCAGCACCTTCATCCCAAGAATTCCCAGCACCTCCAACTACATCAACTACAATATTATTTCTTCTGCTGTTCATAGTTAATGCACCTGTCATGGTATCTCCTGACTTAGAAACAAAATCGCCCACTACACTAGAAACATTTACCCATTTAGGGACACCACCAGTTGATTGCAGTATTTGACCTGAAGTACCTGCAGAAGTTGGACCATATATCATAGCAGAAGTGGCATTAGTAGGAGCATAAAAAGACCAATAAGTTCCATTTATACCAATAGTTCTTTCATACATAGTAGGTTTTCCAGCAACATTATTCCAAGTAACATATTCTTGAGTAGCTATTGCTTTACCATCAAGTAATAATTCATTTTTAGCGATATATAATCCTACTGTTTTAGCCCAAGGAGAAGCAGTAGTTGAATAAGGAACTAATATTAATGCTCCAGTACCATCAATTGTTCCTCCTGTTGAGTGATAACCAATGAGTGCTGAATTTGTTGCAGAACCTTTATTAAAAGATACTGCACTTACATAATTAGAAGTTTCCCTTGCACCAACCACTATATGTCCAGTATCTCCATTAAAAGAAATATTACCACTCATGGTTCCTCCAGACAAAGGCAAATATCCAGCTAAATCTGTTACAGTTGCTAATTTTTTTGGACTACTAGTATTTACCCCATAATAAGCACCATCTGATTTAACAGTTAATATTGCACCACTTCCATCTTGTAAGAAAGCACCAAGAGTTTTATTTCCACCAACTGCAGCTGATAGAGAACTATTTATATGAAATATTAATGCTGATTGTTGATCACTTGTACTATTTATATAAACAGGATTTAAACCAGAAGATGTGATTGTTCCTCCACTTAGAGGAAGATAATTAGCTAATTGATTAGTGACATAATTTTGTGTAGCTATAGCACTATTATTATGGGTAAGAGTAGTACATCTGAGATCTAATTGGTTCAAGGTATATTGAGAAGTATTTCCTATCCTTAAAACATTGTCAGTTCCCATCCATAGTACTTCTTTTTCATTCCCATCTTTATCTTTTACAGCATATCCTTGATTATTACTCATAACAGGCTTTCCACTGGAAGTGATAGAAAGATACCCTCTTCCATTATAAGGATAGTATAAAGTACTGGCTTCAGTTTTAGTTAAATAACTATTTAAATCAGATGTAGCAGCTAATTTAATCCACTCTCCATATGATGTCCATTTAGTTCTATAATAAAGTTCATTTCTAAAAGAACTTGCCCATAATTGGATTCCTTCATCATCTCCTTGGACACTAAATAATGCTCCCTGAACTGTTGGAGTTCCATCAACTCTTTGTATTTTAGAATAAAATATTTGATTAATTGGTAAAGTAGTAGGATTACTAGTAGATTGTGTTGGTATTATATTAACATCCTTATTTGTTAATATTTTTTGCCAATCACTATATTCTGTCTGATTATAAGCCATATGCCTATGATAGAGGCCTAGACTAGAAAACCACAATTGATTTGCCCAATGATCTATTCTTGAATTTATTTGTAATACAGTTCCATAATTAGTAGGACCCCCAGTATTAGCTGCATTATAAGCATCTAATACTTGTAAGTATCCAGCACTATTTCTATTAGGAGCTAAATCATTAGTCCAAGTATTATTTAGAAAAAGTATTGCAGAACCTGTTCTAATATGTCCTTTAGAATAAATTCCATTAGTAGGCTTATACTGACCATCTGCAGCATATGAATTTGAGACACATAAACTTCCCATATATACAGATGCTGCTCCATTATTAGAATTATAAAACCCAATTCCTATTCTAGAGGAATCTCCACTTTGATTATCTATGAATGCTCCATTGGTACCAAAAGTTATTCTATTGGTATGTAAATGACTTATATATCCACCAGCAAAACTCCAACCATTAGTTCCAATATTTCCTATTCCTTTACTTGATAAAGAAACTGCAGAATTAGGTATTATTCCACTAATACCTGCTTTAATATAAGAAAAATTATTTCCATCAACATCTTGAAAATTTGGATAACCAGAAGTATCTAAAGTATACCTTACTGGATTAGGTAAATTACTTTTATCCCAGATAATGTATTCAGTTGAACCTTTAGTATGAATAAGATCAGTGTTGCCACTCCTAATTTTAGTGGTTCCTGCTGCTCTTCCCAAATTAACTATTTCTGATGTTTGAGACCAAATTATTGCAGCTCCATCAGGTCCATCTATTGACCATTGATAGGGAACTCTTAGTGAGCTTGCATAAAATTTATAAGTAGAAGTATCCCATTCTTGTCCAGGTAATGATAAATAAGCATATTCACTACTTTTAGATGCAGAATAATATCCTCCAAAAGTAAACTCTCTAATATTATTATTATTCCCTAAAGCTATAGTGTAACCTCTACTAACTTCTGTTGATGCATATCTATATTTAATTTCATTAGCAGGATCTAATAATATTTGAGGAGATACTGTATTTCCAATGATAGTTTTTTTAGTGAAAGTGTTTAATCCTGTAAATGTCTGGTCAACCCCTAACCTTGCTGGATCTGGGAGATTAAAGTTATCCCATAATAAATAAGATGATCCATTTCTATCATGTATTAAGTCAGATGCAGTACTAGATATATAAGTGGGAAAATTTACGGTTCCAACATACATTCTTGTTGAACCATTATAATTCCATGTTCTTAATACACCATATGCAGCAGAACCAGAAACATCTTCACATACTATGCCAAGTCCCACAGGAAATCTAATACTTCCTGACATTGTACCACCAGTTAAAGGCAAATATGTTCCCCTAATATCTTCAATAGCATTATTTAATAATTTTCCTTGCTCAGCAGAAAGAACTTTGTTTACTCCTCCAGAAGTTAGATTATTTACTATATCTGCATGATATAGCACTTCTGAATTATCAGAGGTACGATAAAAAGTTGTTCCATAGACTGAAACGGCAAATCTAGTTTTAGAATATCCTAGCTGTAATACCAGTTCTCGGTCACGTCCCATGTGGTTTGGACTATAGAATTCTATATAATTACTGTCTGTACATTCTATAGTGTCAGAAATAATGGGTTTTAGAAATTTAAATTTTCTATGATTAGAGGTTACTTTTGTTAGATCAAATGTGGCAAAATCTGACCCTAATAAATCCAATTCTAATGTATGCCAAAAGGTTTCTATTGATAAATAGCCTGAATTTTCATTAATTTTTAAACTATAGGACCAGCCATCATCCTTTCCATTAGCAAAGGTTATATTTCTATTTGCAGGAACAATATTAGTTGTCTTTAGCCTTTTAGTAGAAGCATCCCATGTAGTAAACATACCATCTTCCATATCTGCTTCATCATCTCTAAGAGTAACACACCATAAATCTCCTTCCTTACCTACTTTAAACCTATCATCAGATTCATCAAATAGAATTTGATATTTAGGTTCAGTACCTCTATCAATTTCAATTCCTGCAACTCCTTTTGTAACTCCAGATCCTACTTCTCCTCTATTTAATAATAGTGTATTATCCTTAACTTCAACAGTTTCAGCTTCTGTTATAAATGTTTTACCTTCTTGAGTAACATTTCCTTTAATAGTTATATTATTTAAAGTAAGGTCGGCATACGAAGTATCCGTATTATTCCTAATCTCAGCTATTCCTCCACTATTTTTAATAATCACTCCTCCATTAGAATCTAGTCTCTCATCTATATTATCTTTTCCCAATTGCCAAGTTTCAGAAGTAGTCCCCCAAATGGATAACCCTTTAGCATTATCTATCCAATGTTTGGTAGCTGGATCTATTAATCCATTATTATAATCTGTAACTATAGGAATATTTATATTTTGAGTATCATTTATATTAGAATCTGGATTATAGTAATTTCTAACTAAATATAAATCCTCATTTTCTGAACTTGGAGTAATATTAATTGAATTTATATATCCTCTAATATTATTTAATCTATTTACATAGAATTTAGATAGTAGACCATTATATAATTCTCCATTTTCAGTTACTTTAGCCTCTTGTAAAATATGATCTCTTAAAGTGGTAATACTAGTATTTGCATCATAACTATATTCTCTAAATAAGAGTTCATTTTTTGGATTATATAAATACTCAGTATCAATTAAATAATTATTTATTCTATCTAATTTAGATTTATCTTCTTCACTAAATTTATTATCTATTTCCCATTCTCCAGTATCTTTATGATAGATGTATTTAGTATCATTAGATTTAACATACACTTTCATTCTATCATATGAAATATGATTAGTTACTAGAGAATCCCTTTCGGCTATATTTTCAACAGTAAGTCTTGGATCCAATGGAACCTCCGATGTTACTTTAAGACTATTTATAATCGGAGTTCCATTAGCATAAAAGAAATTCATTATTTGTTATACATAAAGTTTATTGCAAATTTATCAGCTGTAGTTAAATTAGATATGTAGAATATGTAAGGCACTGTAGTATTAGAAGTAATTAAATTCTTTTTAACCTTAGTGAAGAAACCATTAACATTTAACCCATTCTCATCCCTAATGATTACTAAATCCCCATAATATTCTGGGTATCCAAATACTATTTTCTCATAATTTGCGGTGAAATCTATTAGTTTATTAGATTTTAATTCTACTATTTTATTTAATTTAGTAAAATCAATATCTTTTCCATCTTGAATAATACCGTAATAATATGGGTATATAAATTTAAATTTACTTGTCACGGTCTCATCTTGCCCATTTTGTGTATCTACTACTCTTATTCTATAAAATATCTCACTTTGATTTATAGTATCTAATATTGTTGGAACATTAAAGTTAAATATTCCTCCATCTCGTATAAATAAATCATTAAAACTATAAATAACATTATAGTTCTCATCTAGAACCTCAATCCTATCTATAGGATAAGATTTTTTGGTTATTCCAACCTCTAAGATATTTAATTTTACTAACGATTCCTTTTCATATATTCCTCCATCTGGGTCTATATATGCGAAATTAATTATAGGGTTTAAATGAGGGTACAGAATTTTATTTATTATATCCTCATAAGGAGTGTGTTCAAAGATTTCCCCTTTTTTAAATCCTCTAAAGTTCTCTACTATGGGAGTTATATTTGTAAAGGTTCCCAAGCTTTCAAAGATTTGTTTATTGAATAATCCAGCTCTACCTGTTAATGGATCATATGATTCAATAAGTAAATCTGTACCGTCGTTACCTTTTATATAATAATTATATTGATCTCTAGTTACTTTGAATTTCTCATTTGTCAATAACGCCCCATCATAATATACTTCTGATATAGCTCTATCAACATAAACAAATCTAAAATTATCAATTATTCTCTTGTCAAATTTAGAGAATAACCCATTAGAATTATGAGTAACTAAAGGTAATGTAATTGGATGGTTGGTTAATTCAGAAGTATAAGGATTCTTAGTTATATAAAAATAAGTAAGTCCGTTCTCATTAGTTTCAAAATTAGGATTAATTTCTATTACAGTTTCATATAAACCTTCTAATAGTTTTTTATGTTCTGGAGACATCAATCCATTTTGAGTTGTAGTTACTTCTGGAAGTAAAAACGTTTCTTCTGATGAAGAGTTATTATTCAAATCATATGTGATTACTTTTAAATAAATATTAGGAGTTTTTGGATCTAATATTAAATCTGTATTAGTTACATATGAATTTATGTTATCTAATTTAATTTTATCATCTTTTGTCATTATACCTGCAGTACTATGAGTTGCAGGGAGAATAGTTATACCATTACCTTTACTATTAGTTATTATTACATTAGACTCAGTATATTCTATATCTAAATCTATAGTAGAATAATTAACTAATTTCCCATCTTCTAAGCGGTATTTAGTTTTAGTCTGAAGATCATAAAACTCATCTCCCTCCTCAAGTTTTCTATAGTAGTATCTATTAAATTTACTGCTCCATGAATAATAATAGTAATCAGATCCTTCCTTTTTTACTATATTGGCATTATCATTTATCTTTAAAGGTAATGATTCAGTAGTTATATACAATACAGGATTTAAGTGAGATAAATCTTGTAAATCCAGTCCACTTTTTATCTTTACCTTTTTAATTACATCAGGATTCTGTCTAACTAATAACTCATATGTATATTCATTATATACAATATCCTTTATTCTAAAATTAATAAATGGAGGAATTATACATTTTTCTGAGTTATCCATTCCATATAGATTATCACTGCAATCTGTGGAAGGTATTGTTACTTTGTCCATTATTTAAAAAGTATTCTAATATAGCATTAAAATAAGAATCTTTTACACAGTCTATATCTAGCAATTTCATAAACTGAAGTTCTTCAAATACAAAAGAATAATCAATAGGGTATCTTCCATATTCAAAATCCTCTAGCACTTGATCAAATTCTGCTAATGTCTTGGTTAATAATCTATTTAATTTATCATTCATACCGTTACGCTATTATTACTAAGTCTATATTTCCAGAATTGATCTTTATAATTATATTCAGTTTTATCTAAGTCTCTTATTTTCACAGTCCAAATTTCTCCTTCTGGGATATTTACTTCTGTTCTATAATCCCAATATGTGGATTTATCTGTTGTAAAGATATTTATCACATATTTATATTCACCTTGTGGATTATATATCTCAATGGTTAAATCAGTAAATCTAGGATTTTTATTTAATGGGGTTACTTTAAATATGACTGTATTATCATTTGGATCTCTTAGTGATTCAATTTTAAAATCATAAAACTGATCAGAGAATTTATAAAAATTACCCTCATAAGCTATATGAAATCTAGAATCCACTAAACCATAAGTGGAGTTATTTTTATAGATATTTCCTAGATATATTGATATAGGTTTACCATCTTTAAATATGTATATATGATCAGCTTGAGTAACCATTATCTCTTTTCGTTAGGTATTTTTATCCAAATTGCTCCATCTACTCTTAAACTTGGATCGGTAGGTTCAGAAGTACTTACTGTTATTACAGGTTTACTCATTGTACTATCAACCCATTCCCCATTTGCATTTAATATCTTATACTGCTTATCAGAGATTCCAAGTGTAGAAGGGACTAATGAGTGCTTAACTCCAGTTGAAGTTAATGCCACAGGTTTATTTCTAATAAAAGACACATCTTCAGGATCGGTATTATCATAATCAGCCTGTTTTTGTTCCATCACAACTAATTGATCTAATTTTATTTTATCTTCAAATGATAGTAATCCGTTTCTATTTTTAGTTGCTGTAGGAAGAACAAAGTAATCTGATATTAAGTCTCCTGAGTTAGCATTATATTTTTGGAATGTTATTCTTAGTTGTTCAATATTATATTCATATCCCATTAATGTAAGCATTCCAGAAATACCTTCAAGTTTCTTTGTATTTTGCCCAGAGATTAATCCGTCTTTAAAATTATCTCCTGTATAAGTAGATAGTGGAAATGGTATTTTGGTAGTACTAGTTATACCAGAATCTATATCAGTATCTGAATTTACTATATTTAAAGTAGATTCTGTATACTCTAGTGATGATCTACTAATAATATTAGGAAGGTTATTTAGTCTAATCTTATCTACCGTTCCTAGTAATCCATTTGTTGTATCTGTAGCTAACGGAAATAACAATGTTCTATTTGTTTCTCTTCTGGATTCAAATGTTCTATCAATGTAATTTAAATTTAAACCTCCATCAACATGAGTAAAAGAATTTAAAGACTTTACTCCTTTAAAAGAAGATATACTTTCTTTATCAGAAGCAGATAATAAACCAGCTACTTGGGATGTTGCAGAAGTGAGTATCACTCCATCTCCAGCTGAATTCACTATAGTGTTACTACTTACATCAGCTTCTTTGGATAAATTAACTTTAACGCTAGTCTTTCCAATAACTACCCAATAAAGCCCACTCCATAAAAGTACATCTTCAGATTTATACGTTTTTCCATCATAAGGATTTTCTATAGTAGCATTCGGATCCCCAAGATCTGCAATTTTATACATCCATCCTTTAGACAAATCTTTAGGATTTGGAAAACCTGTACTTAAATTAATTTCTCCTTTATACTCTATTTGAGATAAAGTTACCCATGTTCCCTTAGATGTTAAATAATGTTTCTCATCTTTTATAGTTGGGCTTGGCACAGTACCGGAAGTCTCTACATTCGTGAACTCTTCAATATATATTCCATCTCTATCTAAATGAATATGGGGGTTGTTAGGTTTAAGAGTTAAAGTAATTTTAGTTCCAGTTAAATCTCCTCCTCCACCTAACCCATCTGTAGTATCTATTACAAAAGTTGTTTCAACTTTGTTCCTTAATATTCCCTCAATCTCTTGATTATATTTATCAAATTGAGGAAATTTAACTTTTAATACATTTCTAGGATTTTGTTCTAGTACTAAAATATCTCCACTTACTAAGTGTAGTTTAGTAACAGTATAATCTGATTGATCATTGCAATTAGTTTTTATATGCTCTATTGCATTGCAACTTTCTGATCCTAGTACTGTAGGGTTTCCACTTGTTTTCATTTACAATTACATCCTCCAGTTTTAAATTTCAAATTCAATTTACCTAATGATTTTGTACAGAATGTGTTGCAAGTACTTATTCTTTCAAGTAATCTTTGAGCTTCAAAGAACTTACATTGATTGATTAGTCTCTTAATTAATTCTAAAGCCATCCATACTATATCTCTATTTCTATATAAATTATTTAAATCTGAATCTTTATAAATACATGCTTCAAATAAGTTATTGTATAGTATATATTTAATCATATCTTCATAACATTTTTCTAAATGTCCTATTAAAAACAGCTGCTCTTCGATTCCTATTAAATTTATATTAGTTAGATGTTCTTTAATATAATATAAATCAATTTTAGATTGTGTATAGGTTCCATTTAAAACTTCTAGTTGAAGATATGTATCATTATCTGAATCATATACTATATATGCTCCATCATAAAAAGTTCCCAATTCCTCAGTAGGTCTGGTCTCTTTTCCAGCTGGAGTTAAAAAGTTCCGCATATAATTTAATGTTGGAAGAATAATATGATCTATGGTAAACCATCCATCTATTTCAGACAAATAATCAAATTTATAATTATTATATCCCTCATCCGATTTAACTAAGTATTTAAATCCTGTAAGTTTATTATCTGATATTTTATTGTAACTAACTAAATCCAAAAATAGAACATCAGAAGTTCTGTAATATTCGGTAGATACTCCGGATTGCTCTGGCATGAATTTCATAAATCCTATACCAGTTGTATCTTTTAAAGTAAATCCTGATGTTCCATTTTCAGAGAATGAAATCTTAAGATTTATGTTTACGTTTCTCATTAATATTTAACCTCGTTATTATGTGGATTATTATCATACATTTGGGCCATCTCAATATTTGCTTTCTTATTTTCAACTTTGATTTTCTCTTTCTTAAACTCGTCTTCTGATTTAGCTTTAAACCATTCAACTTTAGCATTTTCAGATTGTTCAAGAGCTTGCTGTAATTGTTGTTGAGTTCTTTGCAGTTCTTGTTGCATTTGTTGTAATTGTTGTTGTAATTGTTGGGAAGCTTGTTCAGATTGTTCAAGAGCCTGTTGCATTTGAGCGGTTTGTCCCATTTCAGCTTTTCTACGTTTAATAGCTTCAAGACTTTTTTGTTTATACTCTGTAAGACTTTTACATCCAATAGTAGATAGAACTACTTCAGCATCCACCTGACCAGCTTTAATCAATTCAAGATTCAATGTCTTCATTTCTTCCATATCTCTTACAGATTCTTGACCATCTACTATATGTATGTCATAATCAGTAAGTGTGAAACTTTCTGGTATAGCTGTAAATATCTTTTGGCCTTTTTCTCCTAATATTATTGTTCCAGTTAATCCATCCTTAAATACTAGTTTACTTAGATTTAATCCATCTATCATAACTTCTTTAAGTATAAGATTCATATTAGAGAAATAGGGTTTAGTAACAATAAAGGATTGTTCCATTCCTACTTTAACATTATGAACTGCGTCTTTTTGCTCTATTCCTCCAATCATTTCTCTAAATACTCCAGTAATACTTGATGCTGCTTGTTCTACTCTTTCTATAGATAAATCTATAGCCTGTACAGCATTTAATGGTAAAGTATCATCATATCCACTATATATAGTATTTACAGGAGATGGAGATCCTGGTTCCTGTTGAGAAAGATCTAATGGAGCAAATCCCTGCTTTTTATATCCTATATATTTAAGTAATCTTACTGTTTCATCTTCATCCAACCATAAGGGAATTTTACTAACATCTACATAACTACCTTTAACACCAGAATTAGCTATAAGATTATCTCTATGAAAAAATAGTATATTATACATATCCTGCAAGTTGGCAGTAGCTAGAACTAATGAAAATGGCTGATTTTGTCTAGTAGTCATAAATAATCCATTCACCGACAAACTGCATCTTTTTTTATTATCTCTAGATCGAACTACATTTAGGTCTCTAGGTCTAAGGATAAATATATCTTCCCCAATTTTAACTCCAGAATATCTATGTTGTGTTCCAGATTTATCAGTTTCTATATATTCTACTTCATGTACTATAATATCTTTTCTAGTAGTAGCATAAGCAGCACTATTTCCATCCCACATAGGACTTACCTCTAAACCTCCTAATACTCCGGTTCCAAGTTCTGTATTATCATTAGTTACTGCATTGATAGGTCCAATAGATCTAATAACATATTTTTGATCATCTTCTGTATTAAATACAGACAGCTCATTTCGTAATTTTTCCTTATCCTCCTCATCAAGTTCATTATTATATTTATGCAAAACTTGATCAATAGTCATTCTGTATCTACATACAGCTCTAGGAGAATCTTTTAGATAATAGCTGTTAGGGTTTCTCTGAATAAATGTATTTATTGGATCTAATGTTTCAAATATTATATTATCTCCACTTTCACTTGGATACTCTTTATAATAAGCCGTTCCTGTAATTAGCAGATCTGTAAATAACATTCTTGCTTTTGTAAATAAATCTATATCTCTAGATTGTGATAGATAGGTTATAATATTTTGAGCAGCTATTTCATACTCAGAAATAAAATTCTTATCTAAATCTTGTATTAGATTATTTAAATATTCCTCAGTTAATGGATCTTTTGGAACAGGATTTCCCTGTATTCCAAATGTAGTTAATATTTGATTATTTAAATCCTTAATATATTCTTCCTTAACCTTAGAATAAATATATAATTGTTTCTCTCTAAATATATTGGATAAAGTAGATTCATCCTTACATGAAATCTGAATATTTAATGGAAGATCAATAAAATGCCCAACTAATGCATCCACGTGTTTTTTAATCAGGGGAATAAATGTAATTTGAGTAGGAGTTCCTATACCGTAGTTTTCCTCCATGTGCTTATATTGATCTAAATCCATTTTGCCATGATAATAATTATAGGCTTTTTTTAATGCTAGTTTATCATAGACAAGATCCGAGATTGTATGATTTATTTTCTGGATTCGTTTGTCCCGCTCTTCTGTTTCTTTTTTTGTAGTCATTTAAGTCTATTTTTTCTCCTACATAATACCTAGTTAGATTTAAATCTCTCTCTAAAAGACTTTCTCTAACATAATCTAAAAACTCATCTATAGAAGTACATTGCTTATACATTTTGCAGGTCGGTGTTAAAAAATCTTTATTCATATATAGACTAAGTACATATCCTCCTTCTATTTCTTCAACCTTCATTTTACCTACATATATAGCCTCATATACCTCACATATTATATCTTTAATTTTATTAATTACGATTGCTTCTTGCTCTGAGGTCATAATTTATTATATCAAATTGGTCATTGGCTAAATCCGTTAAATCTTTTATAGGATCAGGTTTGACTCCATAATGCTTAATTCCATTCTCGTCATACCAATACCCAAATGTTTTCATATTACTTTTTCTTAATTTTTGAGCTATAGCTCCCCAAGATCTCATTTCCTGATCACCAATTTCCGCCATTCCCATACTTGCGATAATATCAAACTTACGTTTATCTTCAAAAGAATACCTATTTAATTCATCTAGCATTTCAAGATCGTCAATAGTATAACAATATTCTAGTACAAAATCCGCTATTAATTCTAGATAATATATAATAGTATCTTTAGATGGATAAACTCCGAACATTTCACTATTGGTAGCAATTTTATTACTTCCAGTTACTGAGCTTGGGCTTCTCATTAAAAGGTTTTGTTTGCCTCTATCTTTAAAGTGGTTTATTAATGCTGTCCTGGATCTTTCTAATACTGCTTGGCATCCATAATATTCTAGTAATTTAATACTTTGTGTATATGCTTCTTTTATATTTTTTGGACGATCTTTATATATTGCTACATATTTAGGAGGTTCTAATCCAAATGTTCTTCGTTTAATAACCAAACAATAATCAGATACATCTTTTTGTCCTGTAGATTGATCTTTACCTTGGTCAATAGAGTCTATTCCAGCAACATATAGATTTTTATATAGATTTCCATCACTATCGTGTTTTGGATGTTCATATATTCTAACTTTTCCATTGGGAGATTTGAGGAATTTTAAGGTGTCTTTTCCTAAGTCTTTGCTATATGTATAATCCACAATTCCAATATCAGGTTTAATTCCTGAGTTATGTACTTTAAGTTCTGTGATTCTAGCAGCAATAGAAGCAGTATCAAACATATTATCACCTTGTTTAGATAGCGCTTCGTCAGGATTATAACAATATTCTGCACAGAATGTAAGATAACCTTCAGGGGATCCTGCTTTTTTATCTCTTAAAGAATTATAATATTCAATAGCCTTTTTCTTATTGCATACTCCCCTTTTATCTATTACTCCATCCTTAATTACTACACTATATGCAGGAATAAAATAAGATGAAATCATATAATCACCATCTGCAGTGTGATTATGTTTATATGGTAATATATCAAATTCAGTTGGTTTATAAAATAATTCATTTAATCCTGCTACTGCTGGTCCCTCATCTCCACCAGTACCGTATCCTATTTTAAACCCAATTCTTGATCCTCCAACAATAATTAACGCATCCCCTTGAATCCATTTTTTTATTAGAACAGGGTCTGATCCTACCTCTTCATATAATAGCATCTCTGCACGATCTCCTCTGACTTTACTTGGTTTATCTGCCACAATTCCAGTAATCATAGATCCAAAACCAGATTCATTACCTTCTTTATCTTTTTTAGATGCTTTCTTTTGAGTTTGTGTATTTATAGCTTGTCTTAAATGCTTGAATCCTCCTTCGGTTTCAGTATTTAGAAAGTCTAACTGTCTCCAACATTTCTCTAATGTTTTAGTAACAAATAAATCAGTAAATGCAGTATATATTGCCTGTTGTCTTCTTTTTACAGTATATAAATTAACTCCTAAACATGCCCCCATCTCAGACCATCCTCATGGTCTTGTTATCCTATAAGCTTTTTATCTTATAGTTCTAGGAGTTTTCTCCTTACTTACTAATGAGATGGGTAAATATTAGTAAGATATTCTGATTTAATCATCAGATAGTTCAGCGTACATTTTCACCCAATAAATTGGGGCCGACACTCTTGGAGGTATTATTTCAACCTCTACGCGTTACGGTGGTCAATTAACAATTGACTTACCTCGGTATTAACATAGTAATTAAATTTATTAAACTTCCTAATCATATAAAAATTAGAGTCTGAATATAACAAATTAAAGATTTTAGTAACTTCTCTTTTTGATGATGTACTTAATCTATACATATCGTCTCTTGTTAGATAATTTAAATTTACCTTAATATTATGCAATTTAAAGAAATTTATTATATCTTCCAATATTGTAGAAGACTTTGCACAAATTTCAAACTTAAATCTAAACCTATCGGTTTTACCTTTCTCAGATGCAATCCATCCTATAATAGACCCATCTCCATCAAAGTATCCTCTAATAAAATGTGGAATTAGTTCAGTTGGTAATACAGGAATATGGAGATCTTTATAAGTTTTTTTATATCCAAATCCAAGATCATTTAAGCTTGTTACTAAAATTGAACTATTAATATCTATTCCTTCCTGAGGCCTTCCAGTATAAGTTTTATCATTTCTTCCCTTTATTTCATAGGAATCTATATGAAATCTTCTACTTTCAGGAGAAATATATTCGGCAATTAAATTCACAGTATCAATATCCTCTTCACATAATTTTACTCTAAAAGTTTTTCTTTCTTCATCTACTGATCCGTCTGCAGCAAAAAACCCTAAAATATACGCTTGAATTTCAGTTTGGATATTTTTGAAAAATTCATGTCTAATTTCTCTTTTACTTCTAACTACCTTATATAAAGGACAGATATTATTTAAAATTTCTTTTTGTTCATTTATATTCATAATTTTTATACTTTTAGTCGTGTTATATAATTAATCACCTTAGCCTCTACCGATTTTGCCGGATTTTAAATATATATTACTATATATTGGGACAGGCATTTATCCCTCTAGACTTTAATGCAAAAACATTTAATCCTAAACGTTTACACATTTCTACATAATGAAAATATTTATATTGTTCAGCAATAAACATAGGAAATGAATCACTTCTTACTGTAACTTTTTTATCAGAATTTTCTTTCAGTATTGAAGGAGAATCCATTCTGTAGAAATTTAAGTAAAAATAATTATCTCCTGTTATAGTATATCCATTGTATGTATATCCTTCTATACATCTTCTTTGTTGTTCTATCCAGAATTTAACATATGAAGGGCCATTTATTTCAAATGTACTATATTTACCAGTAGCTTCTTTTGTTATTGCTGCTTGTCTAAACCAATTGGGATCAAAGTCCAATCCTTGTGTTTCGGTAATGGGCCTATATCCTGTTATCTCATAAGATAAATCTGGATCAAAATATTCTATTTTGTCTCCAATTCTAACATCCCAATCAGTGAATCTTATATCTTCTTTATTTATATTATTAAATAATTTGACGTAATTATCATTATCAACCTCTTCTCTAATTTTATCAGAAGTTTCTAATGACTGTCTAATGTAATCATTATCATATAATATTAAATCCTTTTCATCTGGCTCGTCTAGCAAATGTTCTGGAATAAAATATACTTTTGCTATATCTTCAGTTACTAGATCTTGAGGATTAATTTTATCTATTAAGGCTTGTGTTGTTTCTCTTTTTGTATACTGTCGCTTGGGTTTAGATTCCTTTAAAGCTTTAGCTTCATCCTTCTTTTTCTTTTCTTCTTCTTTTTTTCTTAATTTATCTGCATTACCTCTAGCTCCATATGTTTTCTTTGCCATAATTAATTATCGAATAATCCTGGAGTTTGATCTCCTTTAATCTTTGTTTGCTTGTCAAGGGCTTTTTTATACCTAATTTCTGCTTCCTTGATCTCATCTAAAAGGGGTCCCACACCTTTAGCCTCTGCTATAATATCCTTAGCTTTGTAAACAGGTTTTCCAAATTCATCTCTCTCATCTAAATTAACTATATAATCAAAGTATATAGTTAATTTATCTACTATATTATATACAGACTGAAGTAATTTCCACGTTCTATCAGCCTCTTTTATTTCTTTAAATTTCCTACACGCAGCTCTAAAAATATCATCATTAAATTCTGCTTCAGTTAATTTAGAGTCTTTCATAGAAACAAGATGTCTATCTTGCTCTGGGTAATCTGCATATGGGGATTTCCAATTAAGCATTAAATGAATATACTTAAATTCTTTAAATGCTCTTAATTTATATTGTCCTGTAATATCTTCTGCACATGCATTTCTCTGAGGTTCCAGCAATGCTTCAAATTCAGAGGTTAGTAGAATGCCAGCGTCATTTAATTCAAGTTGTCCTGTTGCATTATTGTATTGAAAAAAATCTATCATAATTCATATATAATTAAAAAAGAGTAATATAATTTTTATCTAAAATCATATTACTCTTCAAAGTTATTCGCCAGATTTAACTAGCAATAAATCTTTAGTTGAAAGTATCATTTCATGTGGAACTTCGTCCTTATCAAACCACACACATCTCATCCCTTGAAGAGAGTTATCCTTATTAAGTACTTTCTCAGTAATTAACATATTTGCAGGACTATATTGTAATTCAGAATGTTTAATTCTTACTATATCTCCTGGTTTGAACATTATTTGTTTTGCTTTTTCTACCATAATTAAATATCTTTGAATCCATACATTATTATATTTCCTCCTTGAATCATGCACCACTCTTCTTCTCCAAATTCATTTGTAGATATAGGAAGAACTCTTTCTCCACCTGCAATATACAGTATATCCATCCCAGGTTTAATACTCTTTACCTCTGGGCCAACTTCTATTACTTTACCTACTTTTATAAATCTTTGATCTTCCATATTTTGAGTTTCTCCTGATTTAGGATCTATTTGAATATCTCTTTTTATTACAAGACCATTAACTTCTGGTGCTAAATATGGACTGTCTACATAGGGTTTAAATACTACAAAGTTCCCAGTTACTTCAAGCCTCCATTTAGGATCTCTTCTTTCTTTAAATAACTCTCTTTGAATTTGAAGAGCTTCATCTTGAAGCTTTTTAAATTTTTCGTTTTTAATTTCCTGTTCTAATCCATTAGGAAGAATCAGATTTTTGTCATTTGTTATTAAACTACTCATAATTCATTAATTTTAAAACATTCACCATTTATTTATAATACAATGATTATCTTTATTTCTTGCTTTAGCTTTTAATCTACATCCGCAACCTTTTATCCATCCAAATAAAGGAATATCAGAAATCTCTTCAGTATCTGGATTTATCCACAAGGAACCATTACACATACCTCCTAGAGAATCTGAGTATAGAGGACAAGTTTTACAGATTTTTATTCTTTCTAAATATAAATCTTCATTAACATTTAATACTTCTTTTACATGTCCTCCAATTATATCAGAAAGTTTTCCCATATTAGAAAACTATTGGTTTGTTTCTTTCTTCTAAATCTTGTATTATTAACTGCCGTTTATAATACTTTAACATTTTAATTATATCATCTCTAAGATAATCTAATACATATTCATGTACTTGACCATCATGAGTAAAATGTATTATTCTTAATTCGTCTATAATAAAATTAGGATTTTGTTTTTGAACCATCCAAGCATATAAGGACAATTGCAATGTGTAATGCATATAATTACAATCCATTATATGATTTAAAGGATACTTCATCATTTCATATTTACCAGTTTTTGGGTTTTTATAAGATTCAAAATCTAATTTCTTATTAGTTTTGTAATCCCATATTTTAATATGATTTCCGTCTTTAATAAGTAAATCAGATTGCCCAGCAATTCTTAATAACCCATCCTTTGATACAGAGGATAAAAGTATTTCTGGATATATTGCTGTATCTAAATCTAATTTATGATAGTTTTTATTAACTTTAAATTTACCTCCGATATTAAATTTATTAATCATTTTGTCTGGATTGACATAAAAAGTATTTTCTTGTTTAGCATGTACTCTAGTTCCATGTTCACAAGCTTCCTCATTAGTCTTCTTCCATCCAGCCTTAATTTCCATGCACTTAGCAGAAAATTCTTCATCAGATATATCAAAAGTTTTTAAATAAGTATTGCTCCATTTTTTCTTCTCTAATAATTTAGATTTAACTTTTTTAAATTCTTCTTCTCCAACTAATTCTTCAAGAGCTTTATACTTACTCCAAAATTCCCCATCAAATTTATTCTCGAACATTCCTATTAGAGTAGTAACAGACACAAATTTTTTATCTTGAACAAGTCCTGACTTACCTACATAGATATGTTTTTCATCATTATATACTACATCATCAGTCTCTTTATCTATAATTAAATCCATGTTCTCAAATCGGAAATGTTTATTCACATTTCCATCATTCATACTCATTGTCATATATAAACTATTTTTTATAATCAAATAATAATCTTATCCTTCTTAAGGATATAGATAATTCATACATTAATTTATTATCTTCACAGTGTGTTTCATTTTCATAACTTATTCCTATAAATCCAATAGGAACCTCATCAATCTCAAAATACATCATGAATAACTGTTTTGAAGTATTTTTCTTTATTAGAGTATACATAACAGGATCTGTATCTTTTAAATCTTCAATATCTCTAACACATAGTGTTTTATTCTTAATTAAATTAGATATAGATTTAAAATTAAAACAATTTTGTTTTTGATATTGAGTTGCGATAGGCGAAACTCCTGCCTTATCATATTCATTATTTATTGTAAAATACAGAAAATGTAGTCCAGAAGTTCCAGTAATTGTATTACTAAACTCTCCTAGAAACACTCTATCTGCACCCACTCTATGGCCTAGATCTTTTAGTTCTTTATCTATTTCTGATGAAATATTAGCTCTATGTTTAATTAATTTATTAGTAATATTAGATTGCTCTATAATTAAACTTTTTAATCCTTTCTCAATAACTACATTTGTATATTTAGGAATACCTAATATTCCAAGAGCAAAAATTAGAATTAAAAAACATTTAGGACGTTTAATTAATTTGTACTTCATCAGGGTATTGAATAATTCAATTAGTTTTGTCATTCCTAAATCCTATTTTAATTTATACCTGTATTTACTTTTTAATATGCAAATTTATCACTAATTTTGGATATTAAAAAGTAACAATATTAGAAATTTAAATATTTTTCAGAATATACTATAGTCAATTAATTAATTATTTTTGTATGGAAATAAACCTAGAAAATTTAGAGAATTTAAATTTAGATTTATCCAGTATAGATGTATCTAAATACTTGGATAATAAAGAAGATTTATTAGATAAGGAACTTCAGCTTTTCTTAAAAAAAGGAGGAAAAATACATATTAAGAAGGAAAATAGAGGTAAATTTACAAAATATTGTGGTGGTAAAGTTACATCTAAATGTATTTCAAAGGGGAAGAATAGTTCAGATCCCAAAATTAGGAAGAGGGCTACATTTGCTGCAAATGCAAGAAAATGGAAACATTAATTAAATAAATAAAATTTATAGCAGTATATTTAGGAAATGGATTACTAGCAGATGTTGGCCAGCTTAAAATGAAAATAAAATACTCATCAATAATTCCATTTAAAGGATTTTATGCGGTAAATCTTTTTGGAGTATTGTTTATAAGAAAAGAATACAAAGATCGGCCTGTATCTAAAAGAACACTAAATCATGAATCAATTCATTCAGCACAGGCTAGAGATTTTTGTAAGATAACTTGGATTGGATATATTATATTTTATATATTATATTTTCTTTTCTGGATAGTGGAAATCATAAGACCTCCTTATGATGAAGCATATCACGATGTATGTTTTGAAAAGGAAGCATATATAAACGAAGATGATCTAAAATATTTAGATACTAGAAAAAGATGGGATTGGACAAAGAAGATATATTGGAGAAATTATGATAAACCTAAAATTAAAAAGTATGAATAAAATAAGAGAAATAATAGCTAAGGTATTAGCTAGCAAAATTGGGAAATTTATATTTGAATTTATTAACGTAATTGCATTAGTATTTTTAACTATATATATGTTTGCACATGTAAAGATATTATTCGGAATAGTAGTATTATTCTGCACATTTTCGAATATACTAATACTAATTGATAAATACAAAAAGAAAAGAGAATAGCTATGGCAATGTATCCTGGTACAATTGATCAGTTAGAGTCTGGATATACAGGGATGGATCAATGGGATTGTATCTATTTAGGAGATGAAAAAATTTGGCCTACCTCTACTCATCTAACTCCAATTGTAGAACAAATAAGTGCTGCATGGAATAAATATCCAATTCATTTTTGTGAATTTAATGGGAATACAAATCAAACTTATTTGAAGCAAGGATCTGGATCTTTTGTTCCTCAAAATTTTGGAGCTATGTCAGGTGCAGGCACTTTTGTTGAAGGAGTTGCAGGAAGAAAAGCTTTACAATGTTTATCAACTGATATATATTTAAGCACTCAAGCTAAAGCACCTAAAAGAGTATGTGCTTCTATGTTAATAAAACAAACTTCTTCAAATAGTTCTTATTCTGGAATTTTAGGAGGTACTATTTTTGGACTAAATACTAAAGGATTTGGTTATGCTTTAGGATGGGCACCTAGTATACAAAGTAATAAATTTTGTGCTGAATGTTATGCTGGTAGTGGTGCAGCTGCTGCATATTCAGGTACTTCTATGACTGCAAATAAATGGTATCATGTAATGATAGACTTTCAAGCAGACTCTTTAACTGCAACACAAAATTCACCAAGAGCACATATTTGTATTAATGGTACTTGGGTTAGAGCTGTATCTGTTAATGGCCAGTTAGGTGAATTAGATTATAGTAGTTTATCTGAAGTTCAAGGTAATTCTTATTTACATTTAGGTTGTACATGGCAGAGTGGAAAGAATTATTTTAGAGGGTTAATACAAGATTTTGTTTTATGGAGAGATGTCTCACTATATGATAATCCTAATTTGGATAAATTAATTGTAGATTACTATAGAGGATTAAATATAATTTAATAAAAAAGGACTAACCAATAAGGCTAGTCCTTTTTTATTTTTATTTACTTTTAATAGATTCTGGGTTTACATTAGAACAAGTAATAGTTCCAGGAAACCAATACTTTTTACCGAAATCTTCAAATGGAGACCATGTCCAGTCTGTATAATATATTTGAGGTATTCCTTTAGATTTAATAGTTACATTAATATCTATATCTAAATTATCTTGTTTTAATTTACTTAATACTTCTGCCAGTTCTTTTAATTCCTCTATTGTCATATTTATTTATTTTCTTCTGATTTATAAACATAATCATAATAATCATTTACCATCTTTTCTAATTCCTCAAAAGTAAAGTATTCTTGTCCGAATGTTCTGTTCATTAATTCTGCAAATCCCTTATATATAGGGCGCATTCCCAATAAACTCCCATCTAATTGATTTAGATTTACTTTGGGAGAATAGGTTTGTTTAGAGGTTTTTTCTGTAGTTATGCCTTCCTTATCTAACTTATCCCATTCCTTAAGAACTTGATCAAAAGATTTATTTTCTACTCTAAATCCCTTTCCCAATCCTTCTAACTCCCATTGTGCATATTGTTCACAGAAATCTTTATAATTTTTATCTAATTCTCCTAGATTACTTTTGATATTTTCATTTACTATAGGATTTAAATCTTTAAGTTTTTTTATTTCTTTTTTTAAATTATCTATAGTTCTATCATAGGCTAATTCATTATCTTGATACATTTTAAGTTCTTTCTTATATTCTAAAGACTCTTTTTCAAAGTCTTTTATTAGTTTCTTCAATTTTTCTATTTCAGAATTCTTATCCTGTACTGCTTTATCAAGATTTTGAATTAAAGAAACTAGATTGTTATATACAACTCCGATAGACATTAAACTATCTTGTGTAACAGAATCGATTTTTTCATAAAATTTTTCGTCAATTAAATTTTCCATTTTTAATATATTAAGTTATTTAATAATACAAAAATACTATTTAGAAATTAAATTTCAAAGAAATTTTATTCTAAATAGTATCTAAATTAGGAATAACATTTAAATTGAATTATGGATACGTTATTTGCTAGGTATATTTAATTTATCTTTAAATTCTGGAAGTAATTCTTGCATTTCTTTCTTTATTATTTTTTGTCTATCTAGATAACTTTTATTTGGATATTTAATTGCTCCTAGTTCATTTATTAGTTGAGTTGCTTCAGGCGAAGTTAAATCTGGATCTTCTTGTATTACTTTTTGTATATTTTGCATATTTCCCTGAATATAATTTAGCATTTTAAACGCATTCTGTATTACTGTAGGATTAAATTGTGAAAAATCAAAATTTCCAAAGTTAAAATTTCCCATACCTATTTAATTTAATATTATTATACTTTGTTATTTAATACTACAAAGATAGTAAAAATTTGGGAAAGTATATAATAGAATTGGGAATTGATATATCATGTGCGATTTAAATTATACCTTTATTATATAACGCGCGGATATAATAATTTATTTAATTTCCAAATAAAAATGAATAAATTTTTATAATTTATTTAATAGTTAATTTAAGCTACTATAATTGCTGTTATAAAACATATAACAGCAATAATTATCTTAAATACTTTATTCGTATTCATAAAGAGTATTTAAATTGATTTATAATTCTATTTAATTCATTTAGACAATGTATATTATTCCTTTTAATGTAGTTAAGTTATACTCTATATCATTACATTGAAGTGCTAGATCCTTAATAGCTTTTATTAAAACATCCATTTTTCATCTGGAGAGGTATATCCAGATTCAAGATTTTGTAGAGATTGTAATATATTATTCATTATTCCAATATTATTTTATCTCTTCATAATTTACAACTTCAATATTATTTTTTAGTTGCATTTCCATTTTTCTTTGCTTCTCTCTCCACTCTTTAAATTCATCTTTAAATTTTCTAAACTCTTTTAATTCCTCTTTTATCTCAGCAATATCTTCAGTATTTTCTTGAATCTGGGCAACCATAAATAACATTGCCTGCCCAATTTTAGTATAATCAATTGTTAAATCTTTATCAAATTTAATTGTAGATTTTTGAATTAGAGAATTAATAATTTTATTAGTAGATCCCCAAGACATACCACACCATTTAGCGAGTTTATTCACACTTACATTTTTTATTTCCCCCATTCCGGTATTCTCATCTTTTGAAGTCTTGGGAGCAGTACATATAAAAAATATCTTTTCTTCTATTGTTAAATCATCTCGTTTTATAAACTCAATAGTAAATTCTTCTTTATCCTTCAATAATTTTGGTGGTTTTATTAAAGTATATAAATTCCCTTTCCGCCCTCTATTTAATATGGTTATAAATCCTTTATCTTTTAAATTATTTAATCTTTTAATAACAGTAGCTTTGGAGGCTTTAGTATCTTTTGCTAAAGTATCTAAAGAAGGAAAACATTGTTTTGTATCTTTATCTGCATACACTGATAATACTAAATGTAAATACAAACTATATTTATCTAAATCTTCATTTTCTATTAAATCTTTTCCTATTTGAACTCTTTGTGGCTTATTTATTTTCCCCATTTTAAATTTAAATTTATTATTTATTTTAGATATTTGCAATACAAATTTAAGCATAAAAACTAATAATACCAATAAAAATATAAATTTCATAAAATAATATTTTCCCTTTATATTTAAACCTGTAAAAATATTTTTATTATAGTACTAACTCCAATATTTTATCTTAAATATAGAACCAATCCCATTTTAACAAATGTTAAAAAGTATTTAAATTCAAGTATATGTGAAAAAAACTACGATCTCTCACCTGCTTTAACTTAAATTCTCATTTGCTTTAATTTAAATCCAAAAAATTGGTACCTCTAAAGTTGAATTTAAAGCAATATTTTTAAAAATTTTACTTTAAATTATTCTTCTCCTTCTTATTTTACTTCTCAAATCTGTACCCTAACTAGTAACTAGTAACTTTCTTATCTAGTACCGACCCACACCCTAGCCAGGGCTATCATTTATTCTTCGAATAAATTTTAGTTTATTTGTTTGTTTATTGATTTATTTAAAATTTATTTATTCATATTTTATAAATATTGATTTAAAAGTTAATTTATTTAAATAGGATAACAAGAATTTAAAAATTAAAAATTTTTTATTTTATATTTTTAGCGATTTTATATATAATCCCCCCCCCCTAGAGTATTATACGCACATAAAAATAGGGATAGATTATTTTCTACCCCTATGCCTTTTTATTTCTGTACATTAAAAGTTATTTATATTATTGTATAAATCTATAATCATTTTTTTAAATTCTTTCATATCCACATCGTTTTTACATATATTTACTCCTCCTCTACATATACAAACATTTCCTTTTATATATCCTTTAGAATTATCTATTCTATCTACACTTGGAATATTAAATTTATCTTCTTTAAATTCTTGTTTAGTGTAATAACATAAATAGTTCTGTTGTTCTAATAACTGAGTCATATATTCTTCCGTTAGATTAAAATCTAATCCTCTATCTCTAGCACTTTTGTAGGATTTATTATATAACCAAGCAGGTAAATTATTCAATTCCTTATCTCTTCTTAATTTATTTTTACATTTCTTACATGTTATATGAGAAGAAGATAGAAAATTAGAAGGATTTGTGTCTCCACAATATTGACATTTATATTCCCTATCTGATTTTTTATAAGTAGATACTCTATATCCATTTTCTGTATATTCTAGAGTTTGAGAATTAGAAATTTTAAGTTTAGATTCTTGCATTAAATCTTTAGAATTTAATATATCCCATAATGTTCCAATCCCTCTGGATTTAATTCCAGTTAATATTTTACTTGTATTATTATTTTTTTCTAAGATTTTATCTAATTCTTTGGTTGGAATTTTATTATAATCCCCATTTAATTTATCTATTACTTGGAGAATGAATATTTTTTGATCCATTGTAAGTTCTTTTCCAATTAAAAATTTATAACATGGTAATTTAGTGATCACTTTATATCTAGGGCAATATCCATTTATAGTACAATTTATTATATCTCCATTGGTTTCTAATATAGTTGTATATTTCTTTACTAGATTATGACTTATTCCACATTCAACTATATTATCTTTGGTAAAATTACTATATCCATCATTTTCATCTATAAATGCGTTAATCCATCTTAAAATAACGTTTGCAACCTTTTCTGACTTATCTAATTTTTCCATATTATTATACTATTTTAAGTTATTAATTAATGATACAAATATAAGGATAATTTTATAATACTCAAAATAAAAATACCAAAATTGTAAAAAATGAAGTAAAGATGAATTTAGTATATTATTTTATAGTTAGAAGAGTTCTAAAAATAAAAATTTTCAGTAGAAATGCGCGACTGAAGAGAATTCCCCCAACACACCCCCTAACCACCTTGAAGAAAAAACAAAAAATATAAACCATTTAAAAATTAAAAAATTATGGCAGAATTAGGAACAGTCATTCTTGAAAAAGAAGAAGACTTAAAAAATTTCGCAATTTCAGTTAGAGGTTTCGGTCAAAGTGCAGCAATCGGTGATACTATCGAAGTTCCTGCAAATGCTGAATTTGGTACAAGAACCGTTGAGATTAACAATCGTCCATCAACATATGGAATTGTAAAAGAAGTTCTTTATAACGGAAAACCAAAATCGGACCAATCTGTAAACTTCGCTATCAGAGGAGACGATGATAGAAATGAAGAAACCAAAAAGAAATTGGAAGGTTGTACGAATTTGTTTGATCTATCAAAGATTCTTCCAGGAACTAAATGGAAATGCATCAAAGTAGAGAAAAATCCATTTGGAACTATGAATGCAACCTGGGAATTGGCATAAAACCGTAACACATTAAAATTTACCACTATGGAAAACATTATTGAAGATTATTATGGATTTGATTCGTTTTACTTTGAAGGAGAACAAATCCTAGTGAAAAGATAATAAGAAGGGACTAAAGTCCCTTCTTATGTATTTAAAAATCTTAATTAATGTATTTCCATAGTGAAACCTTGGTTAACTTGTGCCAAGTAAAATATAGCAGAGTTGTTTAAATAGGCCGACTATTTAAAATAATTATAAGTAGTAACGAGACAAACTTTAATATATCTGAAGTTATCCTAATTGGGATTATAGGATATAATTTACTAGCTTCCTATCAGATTGAGAGTCTACCTCACTGAATAGGCACGGATGAGTAGACTTACTTTAAATTTGTACATTATCATACTAGATATTGTATATTGCACTAAATTTAAAGGAATTAACTAATGAGTGATAGTGCTCACAAACTTTGGATATTAGTTGCAAATAATTATCCTGAATAGCTAAGTTATCTTATGTAAAAGGATTATAAGCTATTTATTTTAAATTAAATACTATGCAAAACTTACCACAAATAGCAATTTATAATTCTAAAGTACAACCAGGTGATTTAACTAAAGGAGTACAGGAAATGAAAAGGTTATTAGCAGAAGCTGAACAACCTAAATATGCTTACACACCTAAATTGGAACAAAATGGAACAAAGAACACAAATAAGGAAAGACCTATTCAAAGAAGGAATAAAGGGATTCTGTAAAGCATTAAATTATCAATCAGAAGTCAATTCTCTTGTTTCTGATGAGGATTGTATATTTGTATATGATTATCTTAAGAAAGCATTTAAAGATAATGTAGATATTATCGATTCTGCATTAAATGAATGCTTAGAAGAATATAAAAATAACTCGAGATTTCCTGAAGATTACTAGAGATTAATGTCTAGATTCACTATAATTAGTATATCTAATATAAGTGGGCTTAAACGAGTATAAATAAGAGCCGAAATACTGTCATTGCTATGCATAACATCTTGCGAAGTAGAGTAACAAGATGTTTAATGTAGCTTGTAGAAATACAAACTGTCCTAAGCCAGTGTAAATACAGAAGGTTAGACATAAGTAATTTGAATTTATGAAGACATTAGTGTAGTTCCATGTTGTGAAACATTGAACTATGCGATTTTTATTCACACTAAAATTAGATAACTATGGAAAGAGTAGAATTAGAAGAAAGTATACTTATTAATGAATATGGTATATGGAAAGCAACAACTTCACCAGTAAAAAAGAATATTGAAAAAACTAAATTAACAAGAAACCAGTTTATTCAGGCTTTGTTAGATAAAAAGGATTTAACATATAATATTCTATCACCTGTTCAAAGTGATATATTAAAGTTATTGAATAAGTTTGAATTAGCTATGATTGGATATGAGAAAAGAACTCTTTGTAAAGGATCTTATCAGGCTTATGATATTATTTATACTTTATGTGAAGAAAATAGGGAATTGAAGGATAAGTTGTTTGATATTAAGATGTTGATAGGAGGTTGAAGTGAGTATACCAACTCATCCCAACTTCAACCAAAATCCTCCAAATCTTTCTCAAATTTTACCTTAACACTAGAAAGATTTTAATAGAAATTATTCTTCATTTTATATAATTGAAAATTTTTACTAGCCTACTACCTTAGAAGGTGGTGGTAATAACTAACTCTAATCACCGTGTTTCAGTGATCCTAGTTCATATTTTCTAGATTTACTGATCATGGCATTTTTACATCATGTTGTGAAACATTGTGTTAAGATTTATGAATTAAATAATAAGAAGATAAGAGGATGAGAAATTATCCTCTTTCTTTTAACTATTTTATTCAATTGTTCTTTAAATTTGATTATTCTAAATCTATTAAATTAGATACAAGATATTTTTCGAGTTCCATAGTGGTAAGTTACCCTAGGTGATTAATATTTAATATTATATCATCTAGGGTTTTATTATTCATATTACTATAGACTTGAATCAAGATATAATCCATTCTCTACCCTTCTTTTGATCTTACGTTTATATTTCTTTAACAGCGCCACAATAGATTTTCAAATACACATACATACTTTAGAGAATGGATTATTTTATTAGATATAATTTAAATAATATATATTAACCACATTAAATAAATAACACTATGGGAAGTAGTAAAATTGACAGAGAATCTGAAAAGATTGTATTCAAACAAATGGTTGCTAAGGCATTAAATACCTTAAGAACTGATTTAACTGAGCATTTTGGATGGGCAGAGTTCATATGTGAGACTCCAACAATTCCAGCAGGAAAGAGAAAAGCTATTGTTTCTAAATTACGCAAATATGGAATAATTATTAAAATTGGATGGGGAAATCGTGGTGATAAATTCTGGTTTAAGAATGCAAAAGTTCCAGTTAGTTTGGTAGATTTAGAAACTCCTATTGAGGAAGCATTAAATAGGTATTATAGCACTATGGAAAATTTGAATAAAAAGAGAAAGGAAGAAAGGAGAAAAAATTCTAATAAGGAGATTGTAGAAAAGAAAGAAGATTTTCTTGTAGGAAAATTCTCCGAGGAGGAGTGTATTAAATATTTACTTTCTACAGGTAAATATAAGATATATCAATCACATACTGAATGGATAGAAATTAAATAGGATTGAGATTACATAAAGATAATGATATATTTAATTAAATATTAATATTTATTCGAATTAGTTTATTTCATCTAGTAAAATATATCATGAAAAATATTGTAATAATAATCATAATTGCCGTTTTGATTTTTATTTGGTTTTTAATTGGAAGGATTGGAGCATTAATAATTTATTTATTACTGATCTTAATCTTTGTATTACAAACAATTTTTTCAAAACCAGATATAAATAACAAAACAAAGTAAAACAATCAACAATCAACAATCAAAGTGGATGGTCAGGAGTTAAAACTCTTGACCATTTTTTGTTTTATTATGGCAGAGAAAGAAATAAATTGGAAAAGTGCTTGGAATAGTATTACATATTTAAATAATATGTATTACAGAACCAAGAAAAAAGTGTACTTTGATTTAGCAATTTTATATAAAATGGCTATTGATTGGTATGCTATGGATAGTGTAAATACAGAAGGAGGAAAGAAGTTTGATGAGGAATGTTATTTAAATAATGTTTCTGCAGAGTTTTATACTCCTTGGAGGATATAAGAACAATTTGATTTTTAGCATTCCAGGAGAATACCTGATGAGACTTGACTGGGTTATCAATAAGAGTCGAAACAGTAGGATATGTATTAAGTGAGAGAGCTTTGAATACATATTTTACTATAGTATTTAATAAACCAATAATGGTTTAGTGATGTACAGGGTGAATATTGTTTAAGTAAGGACTATCTAGCTAATAGTCCTTATATTATATATAAATTAAATAATATGAATGATAAAATACTAGATACAATCCTCAAAGGATTAATGATTTTTGTATTAACAATAGTGGTAATATGCTCTGTACTATTTGCACTAGCATCTATAGCTATGTTATTTATCCCAATTAGGGATTTGTTTTAGAAACCTCAATGTCAAAAGGTTATATATAAGTAATGTTCATGATTATGATGTGAGTATGAGAAATAATAATTTTTATTAATCTTTTAAATATCAAAATTATGGAATTAATTACGTTACTAAGTGCAGGTATATTATTTGTATATTACCTGTGTGTATTCTTACTTGTTAAATGGTTAATAATAAGTAAGAGAAGAGATAGTAAGAAAGTTTTTATATTTAAATTACTTTCCGTATTACTCGCTTTTATTGGAGGCTGGGTGATAGTATTTTTAGGCTAGATTTATGATTATGATATATGATTTATGCTCAAAGGTAGAGGTATTTATACCTGCTATCTATATTTAAATACTCCTCATTCGTTAGGGAATATTGGGTTCGAATCCCTGTTGGAGTACTATTAATAAAATAAACTTAATTATGGAAACACTTGCTATAATAGTAGAAAAATCAAAACACTTTGGAAATAATGCCAAGGAAGTTGTAGAATTCCTTGAATCCCTAGGATACCACAATCCTGGAGGAATGAGAGGAGATTCAGATCCTGGGGCTGTGTATTATGTTGATGAATATGATAATATAAAATGTACAACATGTTATAGTAGCCCTATTGTGACCCTAGAGGAAGCTAAAAACAAATGGAGTCCAAGAAGAACTATAAAATTCAAAGTAGATATTCCAGATGGATTTGAAATAGATAAGGAAAACAGTACTTTGGAGCTTATTGTATTCAAAGAGATAACTAAAACTCTGACTTTTAAGGATATTAAATATATTGATGGTTACTATATAAATACGCATTCAGATATATGTGAGATAGACCAAGCCAATGACAGTACAAATAGAAATGTATTTTTGACAGAAAAACATGCTAAATCAGCATTAGCTATGGCTCAAATTTCACAATTAATACCACATTATGGAAAGGAAATTACTGATGAAGAATGGAACAATCAGAACATGCCTAAATTTGTACTTTACAGAAATGGTAATGGTATAAAAAGTGATACTATGTGGAATACATATGAGTTCATTGCTTTTCATACAAAAGAACAAAGAGATGATTTCTTAAAGTATAATGAGAGATTAGTTAGAGATTATTTTATGTTAGATTAATATGATTTATAGTATATTATTTAAAATATGTATCTTCCTGGCAGTACTATCAGGTATAGTTAGTTTAGGGTTAATAACCTATCCAGGAGATGTAGAAGAGCTTCCAAAAATATATAAATGGTTTAGATATTCCATGTGTGGCTTAACTCTTTTTGGAATATTAGCTATAATATTTGGAAGTTTATAAGTTCTTGAATATCAATAGTGTGTGATTTATTTAAAACTTTCTTATTATATAATTTGGAAGTTTCGGATAAATCATTTATCTTTGTATTTACAATTATGAAAAAATAAACAGTTAGATATTTTCATTTAATTTCTAACTGTTTTAATGCCGAAGTGATGAAACTGGTAGACATGAGAGACTTAGAAGTGGGCTAATTCGGTGAAGGTATCAGCCTTATAAATGATAATAACGCCGAGCTAAATTAAACAATTAAAAATACGACTGAGGCTGAAAAGAAGAGTATGGAAGGAGTATCCGAAATATAAAAATAAGGTGGATATATTAAATTAATGCCCGATGTCCTTCCAATTGTTTATAAATGTGTAGAGACTATATACCCACAACCTAAACTCCTAAAGAGCATGGTTATAACATAGTCCGACTAGATTAAATTCTAGTGAAAATTTCTTGGACAGTAATGTCCGTGCAGGTTCGACTCCTGTCTTCGGTACAATCTGTTATCCATAGCAGGTTTATTTTAGTGTGGTTAGTACACAGAGGTTCAATATCTCTGTGTACTTTTTAAATGAAATGTTGGTCCTGGATATGGTGATCCATATTCCTATTTTGATATTAGGTACACTTACGGAGTTCAAGCCTTAAAGAGAGATTGTAAGTGTTCTCTCTTTATTTATAATTTAAATTAATATTTATCTAATGATGATTGATTTAGGAATTATAGTTATATTATGGTTAGCCATAATTGCGTTTGTGTTTATGATAATGTTCTTAATAACAAAGAATAATCTATATGATGAAATATCAAAATACACCACATATACAATTTTAGGAATCATAGGAGCAACTTTTATTTCGGTTTTAGTATATATTAGTTACATAATATTGATGAATTATATTAATTAGTATTTATAGCCTCAAGGTCAAACGGTTAAGATGTCCGACTGTCTATCGGTACGGAGTGGGTTCGACTCCCATTGGGGCTGCAATTTAAATAAATTAAACAGATGAAATACTTACTAATTCTTATACTTGTATTACTTCTAGGAAGTTGCACAGTAGCTCCTGTAAGGGAGACAGAAACAAAACTGGAGGAATCCATTGCAGTTATAAAACCAGATTCTTGTCTATTAAGAATAGATAATGGAGTGTTTTATATAACTGACAACAATAACAGACTATTATATAGGACTATACAAGGAGGGTCTGATTATATCACAATTCATATTGCGCTTTTCATATTTTGTATGGTAATAGTTACAGGTTGTTTTATAGGACTTTTTAGCATTATATTTACAAAATAAACGTGGATGTACCAGAGTGGCTTAATGGCTCAGACTGCAAATCTGTTGATTCAGGAGTTCGAATCTCCTCATCCACTCAATTAATAATCTAAATAAATTAATTATGATTGTATTTTGTATGATTTGTATTGCCCTTGTTCTGGCAATTATTGGAATTTTTTATTCCTACAACGACTATAGCAAAAGTGGAACAAACATGGTAAGTTGTATTACCATTGTGTTATCTACTTTTGGATTATTTGTAATATTATGTATTTATCCCTATCAAAGAAAAGAAGATAAATTCTTAGCCAAGAGGGATTATATTGAAACTCAATTAAGAGATACTACTATTTCCGATTATGAAAGGAAAACACTTATCTATGAAGCTATACAAATCAATGATGATATACTTTCTGAAAAAATATGGAGTGATAGCAAATGGGTAGGAATGTTTTCAAGTAAAAGAGTAGGAAATGCTCCATTAATAGAATTACACCGTTAGCTCATGCGGTATATAAATAAGGATGCCGGAGTTTTAGGTCTTCGTGAACAAAACCCTATATTCCTCCTTCGCATAGTGGTTGATTGCACTGGCTTTGTATCCCAGTTCCGAAAGGACACGTCAGTTCGAATCTGACAGGAGGATCTAGCACTAAATAATTCAAATATGGAAAGCAGAATTGAAAAAACATTAAAGGATTTAGAATCCAGAAGTTTAAATAATCTTAGACTTTCTTTAGAAGAAAGAATTGAACTTGTAGATTACCTAATATCTAAAGTCTCAGAATACTTAAATTCAAATTATTGTTTTAGTAGTTGCTATCTATGTCATCAAACGGAGAAATATCTTTTGCATAAAGGTAAAAGAGATCTTTACCTTAAAATAAGTCTTCTAGAAAGATCTGTTGAAAAAACTTACAATCTTTACATAGATAGAAATTCAGATGATACTCCGTCTGTAGTTTTAATGTGGTTCTGTTTACCAGAATTGTTAGAGTATTATCCAGAATCAGGTTTGGAAGGTTTAGGAGGATGGTTTAGAGGCAATGAGACAAGATTACAGGTATTACTGAAAATACAAAAGAAGATAAAACCAATAGGGCAGTGAAACCTCATCACTGGGAGATCCTAGTTAAGGGTGGTTATTATAATTCCGATCAATACTAGGCAGAAGTATATAAAGTTTCCTAATTCTTTATATATGGAGGAGTGATTAGAACTAAAAATTCAGGAAAGAAATCTTAAGTAGTGAAATTATTTAATATTGACATAGTTCATACCCACAGGATTCTTTGATGAATAACAGGGTCAAAAGTCCAAGTAGTTAGTCTACCAATGATATGATATAGGGGAGTTAGGCTTTACACTCAAAACATATTTTATATTAAATAATGGATCTATTTAAGATTAATTTAAATAAAGGTATTATGGAAAATTGGAAGGAAATATTAGAACAAGTACAGGGAATGATTGAACGTATCTATATATGCAAGGCATATAAAATGTATGCTGACTTAGATACAATGATCAAGATAACCAAAGAATTTGTTAATATGAAATTAGATTCTGATAGTAGTGAAGAAAGAATCAAAATCTATATGAATAGAATTAATGAATTAGTGTTAAAACTTGAATCTCCATTCGCAAGAAAAGAGATAAATGAAATTTTATATCCATGATTATACATTTAGATTATACAAATAAATCAGTAGAGGAAATATATAATAAGGACAAAGACATTATTACTGATAATAATGGAAATATTATTGGTAATACTGAAAGAAATCCTGCTGTATGTATAGATGGGAAAACTTATTTTTATTGCAGGACTGAGTACTTAGCTAAGTTACTCAGTGGTAAAAAGGTTACATTAAATATAGATATGGCAAAGAAAAAATTAGATTTTACATATTAAATAAGAGAGTGCGCCAAAGTTGGAGAGTTGGGGCAGACTGTAAATCTGTTGCTTCGGCTGAGTAGGTTCGAATCCTACCACTCTCACTGAGTCACTTACAATATTTTAAATTAAGAGCGAATCGCCCAATTGGTAGGGCAATTATTTTGGGAATAATGTGTTCTGAGTTCGATCCTCAGTTTGTTCAATTAAATTAGTGACTATTTTAAAGAATAACAAAATTCTTTTACATAAAAATTTAACAAAGGGTTATATTACTGTAAGCAAACCAAAACCCTTGAACCAGTCCGCATTAATCGTAACATGGGTACACTTTAAGTGTTTAAAGTAGGTCTAGTATCGAGAGGGAAATTGGAGCATATACTAGAAGGACATAGGTGACAGACCATTGGGTAATTCCATAGGAGCGTTGTTAGGCTTACAATTTATAAATCAAGAGTTGCTCAGGAGAATGTTCCTGAGGATTGATACCAATAATCATTACCAATTCTAGATTAGGGGTAGTGTGAGTAAGAAAAGTATATATAAGGAATTATTAAATGGTACCAATCTAATATTCTGAAATTATACCACCTTAGCAGGTCAGTAAACTCTTGATTTATTTTTATTTTAAAATAATAATTAACTAAATAAATTATGGAAAAAATTACATTTACCAAAGAACATCAAGCTAAGTTAGAAGCATTAGCTACTAGATTCTTGTTTGATAATACTACTTTCCAAGGTAGTATGAATACAAATTACACTGTAAATCAGTTAATCCATGATACTACTATTAGAACCTTAGAGGATATGTTAGCTAAAATTAAAACGGCTAAAACTAAACTTGAAGGTGGAAGTAAATGGAGAAAAACTTTATCTGAACAGAATAGATTACAAGAACTTTCTAATAAAGAAGATTTCATAGATCTCTTGATTGGATATAAATTGTATAAAGAACAAGAAGCAGATCTTATGGCTCAAAAAGCAAAACTTAAAGTTGAAATTGAGGCTCTTAAAGAAGATGCTATGACTCCTGCAGAGAGAATCAAAGCTAAAGAGGATGCCCTTGCAGCTTTAGGAGAATAAATATGATGGGGCAGTCGTCTAATGGATAGGACATCTTACATACTAAGTAGCTTGTGCTACTTACAAAATTAAAAATGTATCTGAGTTTCGTTCAGGGAATCTGGGTTCGAATCCCAGCTGCCTCACCTATCCCAGTTTAGGTATCATACTGGTTAAATAAGCGATACTCGCTCTTTTTGGATCTGGCGTTGTAACGTATCCGAAGGCTTAGAAAGTAGTTCACTAAAGAACATTGGAACTATAGTATGATTCGGAGTAGCTAACCAAATGTAACTATAGAATGAGGAAGTAAGCTAATGGAAGGTGATAGTACTATTAAAACTGCTTCCTTTTAATTGTTAACTCAATCAAATATAATAGCTGTTACTCACAATAATATTAAATTAGCTTGTTCGGACAAGCAAGTATTACAAAAAAATGTCCTCCGATAATTATAAATAAAGTTAAAGTAACAAATGAATTATGACTATGCAAGTTGAATTAAACAAAAAGGATGTAAATCCATTCTCTGGAATGAGCAAGTGCTTGACATTATATAGTAATGCAAGTAAAGGAGAAGTAAACACAACCCAATTAGATTTAGCCTGGGATGAAGTAAAGGATTCCAAAGAAAAAAGAGAAATGTTCTTTTCTTTATTGTTCTCTATTGGAGACATAACTGGAAGAGAGCATAATATTTTCAAAGGTGATAAAGTAGATTCTGGCGGTAATTCACAGAGAGATGCTTTCTTTATCTGTATGAATTGGATGAAAGAAAAGCTTCCACATCAGTTTGCTAAATTCCTTAATGCCCATTTATTCAATGAGTATACTTGTTTTGATAATCTATTTAAGAATAGAATTCAAACAAAAGGGAAAGCAGTAGTAAAATGCACCTATGCTTTTACTGATCAAGTATACAATGAATTACTTTTAGATTTTGTTGTGTCTATTATCAAAGGTAATAATCCTTTTGATAAAATGCTAGTAGCTAAATTCTTAACCTTACCTAGATTAACACATAGAAAGGGACATAAAAGAATGTTACCTCAGACTTTAAAAGCAATGTCTGAAAAAGCTCAGTTTCTAGAAAGGTTGTCTGAAAAAATGAACTGGGAATATCATTTAGATACAACAGTTGCAAATTTCAAAGGATATAGAGAATGGAGAAAACAATATAATTCCGATCTTGAATCTGTATTATTTAGTACAGGAAAGATAAATGAATTTGACCAAGAAGAATTTCTTAATTGGTTAAATAGAATTCCTTCCCAAGCTAGATTTAGGGTAAGAAATCGTATTATGTTTGAGAAAGATGGGAAATTTAAATATCATAAATTAAAAGAATGGTACGAAATCTGGGAGAAATATAAAGAGGAGAAGCAACAGGAACAAAGGGTTCTTGAAGAGAAAATCCGTCAAGGTACTGCAAAAGAGGAAGATAAAGTAAAGTTAAAGGAAGTAAAGAAAGAGGCAAAAGTAACTGTTGGAGCTACTAACTTCAAAGAGCTATATGACCAGATTTGTACTGGAAAGGTAGATAAATTGAAGTTAGAGTCTTTCATGGATAAAGTCAATCTTCCATATAATAGCTTAGTTATTATAGATGATTCTGGCTCAATGTCTGGTGCTCCATATGAATTTGCTACGTTTATGGCTGCTGTGTGCTTAGCTAAAAATCCAGATGATAACGGAAGAAATCTACTAGGTTTCTTTAATAATACATCAAGATTATACGGGTATATGGATAAAGCTGTAAACCCTAAAGCTAACAGTCTTATGAGAAGCAGTATCACTAAGACTACTCCCAAATCTTTTATTGATCCAAACCTAAGTTTTTACGATAATTATCAAAATATTTCTAAATTCTGTAAGGCTGTATTCCAATCTGGAGGAACTTCCATATGTTCAATTCCTAGAGGATTTGATGTAATGATTAAAAATGATCCAATGATTATGGATGATTTGAGAAATTATCCTATTTGGACTATTATTTCGGATGGCGAATGGAATAATTTACCTTCTCCTGAAGCTTCATTAAATCAATTCTTTAGAGAGTGCGAAAATTTGTTAGGATTTAGACCATTTATTATTGCTATAGATATTCGTAATAATTCTTGGCATTCTTCTGCTTATAGACCTGAGAGATTTACTGGAATAGATAATTTTATCTATATTCCTTCCAATCCAGCTCAAATTGAACAAATTTTGACAAACTTCAAGGATATTGATATTTTCGATATTTATACTCCATTACAATCTTTGCATAGGAGCAATAGATATAGTATAGTTAGAGGAAACGTTATATAACGTTTCCTTATTACTATAAAACAGATACTTACAATACAGAGATTTATATTTATGAAAGTTCGAATCTTTCATTTTCTGTATAGAAAATTGGCGAAATGGTATACGCACTGGTCTCAAAAACTGGTAAATAAAACAAAAGTATCTAAATATGAAAATACATTAATAAATCCATAAAACACAGTCACTTACAATAAGACATACATAGCTCATGGGTAGAGCGCAAATCTTTTAAATTTGAGGTACAGGTTCAAATCCTGTTTAGTGACTATTTTTAACAACATGGGGATGGTTTTAATAACTATTTAGTAACATATGTTACTTACCAAACTGCAACAGCAAACTGGTAAATGATGTATTCTTGAAAAATACATTAGCAGGTTCGACTCCTGCCATCCCCACAAACAGCTACTTACAAAACTATCGCAAATAGCTTAATGGATTGAGCAGTTTTCTTGTACAAAATCGGTTGTGGGTTCAAGTCCCACTTTGCAATTATTTTAGTAGCTACTTTATAACATGGGGAGGTTGAAATGTTGGTATAAGCAGTATTCATTAATACTGTGATGAGTATCTAAAGATACTTACAACATAATCTAATTATTCGAATAAATTTGGGTTTTATCTTTAACGAAGGTTCGATTCCTTCCCTCCCCACTTCATTTAAACATACACAGATACTTACAAAAACAAATACATTAGCTCATTGGGTAGAGCAATTGACTAATAATCAATAGGTAGAAGGTTCAACTCCTTCATGTAAAATTTTAAGTATCTAGGTATTGAGTTGTGATGTAGTGGAAGCATAAGAAATTTTGGATTTCTTTGGTCTAGTTCGAATCTAGACAACTCAACAATATAAATTATATATTTAAAAACGTGGTTTATCTATTACGGATTGCCAGGAAAAGTTTCTGAATTAAAAAAATATTTATTAGAAAAGAGGGAATAATATTATTTAGTTAATATCCCCAACAAATAAAAATAGTAGATTATGTACATAGGTGATAAATTTTGTTATTTAGTTCTAGGAAAGTGCTATATATTAGAGTTGGAAACTTATAAAGATCAATATGGATTTTTTAACGATACAAATCTTGAAAGATGGAATAATCTTATGAATCATATAGGACTTCCTGTAGATTTTGAATCTTTTGTAAGAACAATGCATACCTATGATTCAAGAATTCATTTTATTGAAGAGTACAGTTTTCAAAGTGCCAGTGATGTCCTCCATTTTGATACTGCTTTAGACAAATGTATATGTGAAAAATTTAAAGATTCAGATAAAGATCAATCACTACTTAATTACATGTGCCAGTATGAGGAACGTGTAATATACCTACCAGTTAAATATCTAAACTTTGCTGTTCAGACATATATACCGACTGCAACAGCTAAACATATAGGTTCTAAAATTATCAGATTTGAATTTCAAAATTCCGAGGATAGGAATAAAATTATTGATCTGCTTGCTTATAAAATATCTATATTAGAGGCTTTATCAGCTCTTCCTACATTCACCTCGGAAGACAGAAAAAAGGTTATAGCAGCAGTAAAACGTTATAAAAATAAAATTAATTTATCAAATCCTATAAATAATACAGTTATGATTACAGATGAAGAAAGAAATGCAGTAGGTAAAGGTACTATTACTCCTAGTAACAATAATATCTTTGGAAACATGTTTGGAAATATGAATAATGTATTTCAAGGTATGAATATAGAATGTGGAGTAATTAGCGATCGATCTATTGCAATTTCTCCTAAGGGAATTTGTTTCCTTAATCCAGACACTCAGACCTATAAAGCCTGGGACTCAAAAAATAAAGAACTTATTGATATGGCTGGCATTGCTATGCCTGGTATGTTCTTTAAAATACCTGTTTCTAGAGCTAAACTGAAAGAAGGAGATGTTCTTCTTATTAATGGAGAATACAGAATTTTTGATGGTTGGGCATCTAAGACTATGAAACTTATCAATCCTCTTACTGGAGTTCAAACAAATAAACAGAAAGAAACTAATCTGTTTAATATAACTTTCTTTACTAAAGTTAGTTGTATGTTTAATCTCTTTGATAAAATGGGAGGAAAAGATAAGGGTATGGAAAGTTTTATGATGATGCAAATGCTTGGGGGACAAGGAGGAATGCAAGGACAAGATATGCTGTCTACTTACTTCCAGTTCAAGATGATGTCAAACTTAATGGGAGGAGAAGGGGATTTTGATCCTGGATTTAATTCTCTGTTTGAAGCATTTGAAGAAAAAAATGATTCAAAAGAAGAAGATAGAGCTAAAATAGGTTTTTCAGAAGAAGAGATTCTAGAAATGGCGAAGAAAATTCTTGAATCTAAGCAATCAAAGGAAGAAGATAAAAAAGAGTAAATTTTTTCATATAGATACTTGGAATTGAAAAATATTTCAAGTATCTTTGTATTATCAAATTTAAGGTCCCATAACTTAATTGGTTAAAGTAACAAACTCATAATTTGGAGAGTGTAGGTTCAAGTCCTACTGGGACCACCTTTAAAAGTTAAATAATTTATATTATGGATTTATTAGATAAATGTTTTGAAGCTTCTAGTATTGTTATGAATACCAGAGATGTAAAAGATGTCACTATTAAACTTATGGAAGAATGTGGTGAGATTGCTCAGGAAATATCCAAATTAAATATTTCTAATTATAAAATGAAGTTTACTGAAACAGAGGAAACTATTACAAATAGAGCTATTTGTGAATGTGGAGATGCTTTAAATTGTATTACTGATTTAGTATATCTTCTTTGTGGATGTAATGAAGAGAGTGCTAAATTCCATTTAACTCAAGCAGTTCAAGCTGGATTAGATAAATGGAAGAAGAGATATAATGTTTAACATTAATATGGGTGTAGTTCAGTTGGTAGAACGCTGCATTTGGGATGCAGAGGCTCGCAGGTTCAAGTCCTGTCACCCATACAATGGAAGAATAAGCCTAATTGGTAAGGCAGTGGTCTTGAAAATCACCAGTAATCATGTTAAAGTGATGTGTCAGTTCGAGTCTGACTTCTTCCTCTAAACAATGCTCTAGTAGCTTAAATGGAAAAGCCCTTCCCTTCTAAGGAAGTTAGTACAGGTTCGAATCCTGTCTAGAGTACTACTTTAAATCTATGAAAGCATACGGAATTGATTCTAAATTTAGGTATAATTTTAAAGATAATCATCCTAGAAGAAGAAAAGGTGAAGTAAACTGGTGGGAAGTGGAATTAGGAGGAGTTATAAAAGCCAGAGAAAGAAGAAAAAATAAATTAAGATGGTTTGATGTAATAAATGGAGAAATTAAAGAAATGAGATCTTTATGGGAATTTGAATGTTATGACTAAAGAGGAAAGAGCTATAATAGTTGAAAGAGCAATTCCATTAATTGATAAAGGTTATTGGAGAAGAGGTTTATGTTCTGCCTTATATTACTCTGCTATTTATAATAAGGAACTAGATATATCTTCTTTAGAAGAACTTAAAGAGGGTAAGGATTTAGGTTCAGATTGGCCTTTATATGTATTTCCTGGACTTAGAGAGATAGCAATTAAATATAATGCTGATTTTAATTCTATACATTGGTGGCCAGAAAAAGAAACAGAGTTAAGGAAAACTATTCTCAGAGAACTTCTAGAAAAATATAAGAAGTAAAACTTGATGTAAATATAACTGTAGCTCAATTAGGTAGAGCATCGGTCTCCAAAACCGAAGGTTCTAGGTTCGATTCCTAGCAGTTATGCAATAAATAAATAAAGTATGAAAACAATAGATATATTCGGCTTAGTTATTACAGTATTTTTTGCATGTTATATAACATATTGTAATATCTCTATAAGAGTAAAAGAGGAATCCAGTATTATACAACACAAAATGGATTCTTTACATAGAGTTAAAGACAGTACATGGTATTATAAAGGATTATTAGAAAAACAAGAGAAGTTAAATATCATGCTAAATAGGGAACTTTTAAAGGAAATAAGAAAATAAAATAGAGGATTAGCTCAGTAGGTTTAGAGCAACACTTTTACACAGTGAGGGTCATCAGTTCGATTCTGGTATCCTCTACAATAAAATATGGGGTCATAGTATAAAGGCAATTATTCTAGATTTGCATTCTAGGGATCTGAGTTCGATTCTCAGTGGCTCCACTTAAAATTTAAATCTTATGAATGTAACAAATTTATCTATAGAAGAAAGACTCAAACTATTCAATGAATGGTTAGAGTTTAGAAGAAAGTATGATGATATGGATGAAAGTCTTTCTTTGGATGATCCAGATTTTGGATATTATATAGAAGGAAATGATATATATTTAACTAAAGAACAGTCTTCAGACCCTAACTATAAAATTCCAGAATGGAATGAATTACTTCCTGATTGGATGATTGAAGAATCTAAAAATATCGGTAAGAGATGTAAACTTACATATCAAGATAGTTTTGGAACTTTTAAAGGTTTTGTTTCTTCTTATGCAGATTACTATTATTTAGTTGAATTAGACAATGGAGAAGAAAAACTTTTAAGTTGTGTAGGAGGTTTAGAATTTATAGAATAATATAATCACAGAAGTATATAAGCCGAATGGTCAGATAATAGGTTGCAAATGAAAGTATCCTCCCTATTTAATACAAAGTATTCCCTTCGAGAACTATAGTAATATAGGGGATTATCCTATCTTATATCTCATGAAGTAAGGCAGTAATAAGGGCAATGAGCTGTGGTTAATCTGGGCACATAATATAATGGTTAGTATGCATCTCTGATAAGGATGTAATCCTAGTTCGATTCTAGGTGTGCCCACTAAGTTATTATAAATTAGTAAAATTATATATATGAAAGATTTCTTCGGTGGAATAGTACTTATAATAGCATTTGCATTAATATTAATGCTTCCAATGATGTGGTTATGGAATTGGTTAATGCCAGTATTATTTGGATTACCTAAAATAACTGTTTTACAAGCATTGGGAATATGTGTATTAAGCAGAATGATATTTGGAGGTTTTAATGTTTCTAAGAAATAGAGTTCCTGGTCTCTTTAAAAACAGCCGTTCGGAGTTAAGTTGAAAGTGTGCCTCTGCAACCGGAAAATGTTGTAAAACTAATTACAAAAACTTATCACACCAAGGGAAGGAGACGGTTGACTTCCCCATTTTTACTAACATTTAATTAAAAATATGACTGAAGATGAAGTAATTGAGGAAAATAAAAGATTAATAGAAATCTATAATATTCCGAAGATAAGTGTGAACACATTTGTTCATTAGCGGACACAGTTTTCGATATCAATGAATTATTGTTAGAATATATAAACCATATAAACAATGGAACCTTTTAATTTAAAAGAAGCCGAAGAGGGAAAACCTGTATGTAATAGAATAGGCAATGATGTAAGAATTATTTGCTTTGATAGAATAAGTAAATATCCTATAGTTGCATTACATTCAAGTCCATATTTAGAACAAGTGTGTACACATACAAGTAATGGAAAAAGTCATCCAGAAGTACCGTCCTCGTTTGATTTGTTTATGAAAGAACAAAAGAAGCGAAACTAATAATAAAAATTTGATGAATAAAAATATGAAACCATTTGATTTAGAATTAGCTAAAGCTGGGTATCCTGTATGTACAAAAACTGGCAAACCTGCTAGAATTATCTGTTTCGATAGAAAGAATGAAAAATATCCTTTAATTGTATTAATTACATGTTCTGAAGGTATAGAAGAGCCAACTCCATGTACAGAAAATGGAGAAAGTATGATAAGTTGTGGTGATTCAAATAATTTAATGATGGCTACTATTAAAAGAGAAGGATGGATAAATTTATATAAAAAGGATAATGGAGAATATGAGAGTGGTATTGTTGTTTACCCATCCGAGGAACATGCAATCAAGAATCATGGTAATACATTTGAATATATAGGAGCTATTAAAATAGAATGGGATAACTATGCTGAAATTGAAAGTTAAGGTTAAATTGTACTGGACTGCAATGATTAATGTAGAACCTGAAGAAGCTTATGGATATATAGAGGGATATTCTGGAAGTAGTATTTTAGTATATTTTCCTGAATCAAATACTCTTAGATCTATCTCTGTTGAATCTGTAATTCCTGTAGGATATGAAGAAATTTAAATATTTATAATATGGGAAGTGATTAAAATTTAATTAATAAGCTGGTGTAGCTCAGTGGTAGAGCAGTAGGCTGTTAACCTATTGGTCGTAAGTTCGATCCTTACCTCCAGCGCAATAAATAGTAAACTTTTGGAGACGCTTACAAATCCGAGAGATATAAGTATAAGACGTAAGAAGCTTTGATGTAAGTAGATAAGTTTCGGAAAGATTATATCATGTTTACTATTTATTATATGCAGGATTGGTGTTAATGGTTAGCATGCGACCCTTCCAAGGTCAGGGAGAGAGTTCGAATCTCTTATTCTGCACAATAACACACTAAATAAGATAATTATGAGTATATTAGAAGAAAAAGTTAAAACTAATGAAGAATTCATCAATAAATATACAATAGATGAATGGGTAACTATTTTAAAACACATATGTATAGCTTGTATAAATATCCCATCTAATAATGAAATAGATGCTATTATGAAAGCTAATTCTTATAAAGTTACATATGAGGAAGGAAAAATTTCAAATATTATTCTTTATACAACTAAATTGGCTTGGGAAGATTTTAAAGTAGAGCTTAATTCACTATACATAATTGTATCCAGACAAAGAGGGCATAGTGAATTTGAACAAATTACATTTATACCTATAAACATATTTAAATTATTTTAATTAAATAACATTGCGGGATGGACTGGAGAGGCACCAGCTCAGTCTCATAAGCTGAATCACGAGGGTTCGACTCCCTCTCCCGCTACTAATTTAAAATTTATATTATGAGTTTTATTAAAAGAGAAGATAATGTTAATGATTTGTATGTAACATTACAAGACGTTGAAGTGCTCAATGGAACATTTACAAAGGGAACTATTCTAAGGAGAATAGGTTCTGATCCTATTAGAGGGTTAGATTTTATAGATTGTGAAGGAAATAAATTACTTGAGACACGATTTATAATTGAAAATATTGTACCATTATCTAGTGCATATAAACTTTTTGAGCCAAAGAAAAGAGAAAAATAAATACCATAAATGTACACATGAATAATATGATATACTGTGTATTGAACCAATTACAGTAGATGCTCTGTTATTATATAATTCATATCTATATAATTAACGGAAATAGGTCACAACAAGATTTCTAATCTAGATAGAAATTAAGACATGAGGTTCTGGTATTATATGGGATAGTAGCGCAGGTGGTCAGTTTCGCGTTGGACTGAAAATCCAAAGATAGTGGTTCGATTCCACTCTATCCCACCCTTATGAGGGATTAACTCAGTGGCTAGAGTACTAAACTTTTAATTTAGGAGTCGACAGTTCGAATCTGTCATCCCTCACTGTGTTATTAGCTTAGTTGGTTAAAGCGTTGGGTTGTGGTTCCAAAGATCATGGGTTCAAGTCCCATATAACACCCTAAATGGAAGGTTACTCAAATTGGTGAAGAGGACACATTGCTAACGTGTTAGGGCAGTAAAATGCTGTGAGAGTTCGAACCTCTCACCTTCCTCAAAATGCTGAGTTCATCTAGTGGTTAGGATAGTAGATTTTCGATCTATTCACAGGGATTCAAATCCCCTACTCAGTACAAATATGTTATTTATGGATGCGTAGCCCAACTGGCAGAGGCAATAGATTTAGGATCTATGTAGTGAGGGTTCGAATCCCTCTGTGTCCACAAAACTTTATTCATATTTACTTGATTTTAATTAATATTGGATTTTGGGATATTTGAAGATTACTTTATCTTTAAATATCCCATTTTCGTTTTTAAGACATGAAAGAAGTTTGGATATAAAATAGGGTAAAATAAAGTCATTTCTGAAAACTGAGGAAAAGAATTTTATATATGAAATATTAAAAATAATGTAACATGTAGGTATATAAGAAAAAACGATATATTAGAAGATTTTTCTGATTTTTATATATTCTCATATTTTAGATAATAAAGGTAAACATTAAATAGATATAATTATGAATGACAAAAGAGGAATAGAAGACCTGAGTAGAACAACTTCTATAGGTTCTGTAGAAAAATTTAAAACAGATTTTCAGGATTGGATGAATAATAAATGTAATTGCAGTTCAGATTTACTCAATCCAAATGTTGGTATAAAGATGTCTTGTGTCATCGGAAATAGGTTCATAAATGAGGCACAATGTAACAACTTTGAAAGACAACTAGTTTTATATTTAAAAATTAGAATGTATTTAATTTTTAAAGGCTACTGGGCAGAACATCATGCATTTGCAAGAAACAATCGTTTAGTATATTCTCGTGAGAAAAAGGCATGGGTTGTAAGTACTGAGGTAAATTTAAGTTTACTTCCTTTATATGTTAAATCCGCAGAACAGGGACAGGAGGTATGTGATTTATTAAATTATAGTAAAAATACATTTGATCACTTATTTATTTAAAATAAAAATGAAGAAATTTATTATTATATTAAGCATTTTACTGATTTCTATATCTGGATTTGGTTCTAAATACGTTTCTAAAGATAGTATTTCAAATAAACAATCTAAAGAATTAACAGAACAAATATACTCAGATGTAAAATCAGTAATAGCTGGTTTGGCTATGGAATTGAAAGTGGGAGCTGAAAATGTATATACTGTTATAAAATCTCAGCAAGTTGTCAAGAGTATAGTAAATGTAATTAAATATGTTTTATTAATACTTATGCTAATTTTGGGAATTAAGGGTATACTTATTGGATATAAGTATTGCTCAACAGATTCCTATGGGGATAAAAACTTTGACCATCCATTATTTATATTCAGTAGTATTGCAACTGTACTCTTACTTGCAATTTCTATAGGTTTGTTTAGTGCCACTATTACAGAAACTATTACAGGATTTATAAATCCAGACTTCGGAGCTATAAATTATATATTGCAACTAATTAAATAATATAAGTATGTATATAGTATTAATATTAGCACTTGTTGCATCTGGGATATTTCTGATCCAGTTTATATTATCTATGATAGGCAGTGATATAGATTCTGGCATTGATGTAGATATTTCAGACGGATCTGGATTTGATTTTAGTGACATAATATCTTTTAAAGGTATTGTTCATTTCCTAATGGGTTCTTGCTGGACTTTGTATGCTCTTAAATTTATTACTGCTATAAATATAGGAATATCTATAATAGTAGGGTTAATATTTGTATCAGTATTATATAGAGTTTATAAATTTGTAAACAATCTTAAAATCTGAGCCTATTAGAGAAACATCTCAAGATTTATTAGGAAGAACTGGAGTTATTTATTACAGAATATATAATAGTAGTTGTTACATTGTTCAAATCCCTGGGTGAGGGAGCCAGTAATTTCATTAAAAACATGGTTGATACAATTGCTCCAGCTACTACTGTATTAAAAGAAATACCAGTGATTGGAACTCTTGTAAAATCTATTGAGGAGAAAGCTAATTCAAAGCAAAAAGGCGAATCTTCAGATGTAAAATTTGAAGAAGTTAAGTAGCTTTTGTTCATAATTATAGTTGGTGGTTAAATTTAGGGAGATTAGGGTAACTAATCTCCCTATTTTATTATGTATTGTTATGACAGTATGGATATACGTAAAAGCAAAGGGTAAACTTATGGTCGACAATGATATGGAGATTCCAATGGGATTAGTATTTGATGATTCTATAAATCGAGAAACTCCAGTACAGGCAGCTATGAGAATCTTAAAACAACTGTATGGATTAAGATTTAAAGAATCTCAATTTATAGAGTTGGATTGTGATGATACTAGATGTTATATTGGATTAAATTTAGATTACTTCCCAGAAAGTTATACAGATAAAGAACCTATTTTTGTTGATGTTCAAACTAAGGAACTTTTACAGCATCCATTAACAAGACAATTTTTAGGACTGAACTAAAATAGGTTAAAGAGGTTCGAATCCTCATTCAGTACAAATTAATTAAAAGATAAAATTATGAAAGAGAATGATTTATCAGGTAAAGTTATTACTGTTTGTTTAGTATTAGTATTTGGTGCATTATTTTTAACAGGATTTATATGGTAGTTTGGATTATTTTGGGAGCCATTTGTATTGCATCAGTAGTACTAGAGGGATAAAATGAGGCTCCCATATACTAAAAAAGAACTTTTTAATATATATTCCAAAGAAATTATTATTTATGGAAGAATAAAAATGGGAGAATTTCATATACAAGATTTATTTAATCCGTGTAGATTTTATAGGTATACATACACTCCCTCTACAGAAGATTTTCAAGGATGGGTACATCTTGAGGCTTGTGAACATGTGGTATTTAAATTGATAAAAAAGATTCCTCATGATATAGTATATATATATAGTTTATTAAATGGATTATATACTGTATATATTATTAGAAAAAGGATCTCATTTGAATCTACATGTAAGAGAGAGTATTACTATAATGTTGAGAAATCTCATGTACTCCCAATAATAGACATTAATTATAATGGGTATATATATTATAATAAGGTGTTTGATAAAGATCATTCTATGCTAAATGAATTTAGGTTGGCCTTTAATCCCTCCTTCAGTTTAATAAAAGCTAAGAATTAGAATATATTAACATTAATAGATAACCCTTATTGATAGATCATATCTATTAGTAAGGGTTTAATTTTTTATTATGGATAAATATTTAGACTGTAAAGATTATGTGGATTTCAAGAAAGAAGTATTAGATCCACTCAAAGAGAGTATAAAAGAGTCTAGTAGAGAATTAAAGAGAAGTAGGGGAATTATATCTCAGCTAAAATTAAATTTCGAGGCAGTTCCATATTTGGATGATATAGAAAGTGAACTTCCTAATAAAGAGAAATATGAAATATTCTGTGAGGGAATTATTCTTGAACTTGATAAAGAAGTCAGAGAATGCGAGTTAAATAAATATAGAATAGAAGAAAGAAAAATACCTTATTGGGATTTTAAAGATTTATTTTATGTTAGAAGAAGAGAAAATAAAAGAGCTTAAAGAAGAACTTAAGAAGTTGAATGAGCATAGAAATTCTATAATTAGTACTATAGAAGATCTTCAAAAGGAAGTTGCTTTAAATAGATTTAAAGGTAAATATTTTAAAGTAGTTACTGAGTATCAGGATATTTATTATATCTCAGTCTCAAATACAGGAAAGTTTTTTGAATTTATATTTTATAATAGAGAAAATTATCATTTAGGATTTGATTTTGTAGAGAAAGAGTATAAAAATAGTTTGCTATGTAATTGTTCTTCAAAAATAATCAAAGATTTAACAAAGGAAGAATATAAAAAGGATTTACTTGAGGCTATAAGTAAATATACAGATTTAATTGAACAGAAGGCATATGAGAGAATATCATAGGATATTAGACTTAGTTCTGCTAATTATTACATTTCTTCTCTATTTATATTTTGGATTTTTACATGATGGATTTTCTTTAGGAACGTTATTTAAATACCTATTTATCTTCGTTTTATCTATTTTCTTTTTAGGTTTTGGACTCGCAGCACTATATATTGGGGTACTATTAATTAAATATGGAGGTATATTTCTTCCATTTGTAACATTTCCTATATGGGTTGCAGCAGGACTTCCAGAGTGGGTATTAATAAGTATAGGTGTATGGTTTATATTTTCTAGTATAAATCTATATACTGCTTGTAAGTGTAAATATAAAACTGTGTTTCATGATTTATGATAAATATTGTTATACGGAAGAGTGTGTAGAAAAATTAGTGAGAACATATTTTACTAGAGGATATTTAATTATCGCATTTGATTTTGATGATACTATATTGTCCTCTGAACCAGATTTTAAGTGTTGTACTCCAGTATTGTTAGTTAATAGATGTAAACATGATATAAATTGTCAATTAATTCTATATACATGTAGATCTTCTAATAGAGGAGATGGAGCAAATCTTAGATATGCAATAGATGTATGTAAGAAATTAGACATTGAACCTGATTTCGTGAATGAGCATGCTTGGGAAGATTATAGGGGACTAAATGGTAAAGTATTCTATGATATATTTTTAGATGATAAAGCTGGATTAGGCCAAGCTTGTGAAATACTTGAATTAGCATTAAATAGAATATTAAATGAATTGGATAAAAAGGTTATCAATTAGTAGTACTTGTGCATTAGTTTTTATAGCATTATCTATAGGTGTGATGCATGCTAGATCAACTGGATTTATTGTAATGGACTGTATTACCTCATTTGTACTAGGATGGTTTATAGGCCAGATTATAGTATGTGCATTAATACTATGGAATAATTATACATTTGAATATAAGGGAAATAAATTTGTATTAAAAGATAAAAAATGAAAGGAGATTTAGTTATAGGAGCTATTCTAGGTGATATCTTAGGATCTCCATATGAAAGATTGCCACAAGGTTTATGTAATCCTAATATAGATTTATCAGAAGATAGAAAATTTACTGATGATAGTATTTTAACTATAGCCACTATGGAATGCATGCTTGATGGCTCAGAGGAATTTGAAAGATACTACATGAAATGGGCAAATAGATTTATAAATAAACCTTTGTGGGGTAAACATTTTGCTACTTGGGTTAAAAATGGAGATTGTAAGAAGATTGAACATTCATGGGGAAATGGATGTTTAATGAGAATTAGTCCTATAGCATATTATCCTGATACAGAAGAAGAATGTAAGAGATTAGCTATATTATCTTGTCAATATACACATAATTGTCCTGAGAGTTTTTTAGCTGTGATTAAGTATATAGAGGTATTATATAGGTATCTTCATCATATGCCGGTTATTAACATATCTAATAATTACAAATTATATTTAAATAACCAGACTGGATTTGATTGTAGTGTTAAATCTGTAGATCAAGCATATTCTGCATTTTTAGAGAGTAGGAGTATTGAAAATCCTACAGTAATAGAATGTATTATGAAGGCTATTAAATTAGGAGGAGATACAGATACTATTGGGGCTATGACTGGAGCATTAGCTGAAACTATTTTTCCTGTACAAAGGATTCATCAAGAAATAGTTGAAAAGATTCTTCCAGAAGATATGTTCGATATAGTAGTTAAATTTAGTACCTTATTCAATAATTACAAATGTGCTTAATAAGTAAATCCAAATGGACTATAGCTAAAGGAGATATAGTTTGTTATAAACATTTATATACTAATAAAAAGAAGCCGTTCTGGAAACGATTGTTCTCTTTTTTTAAATATTATTATAGAACTCCGTATATGGGATTTAAAGTAGATAATATACATTTTAAAGCTGAAGGTAATGAGGATGTATTATTATCCAATGGGGAATTTATAATAAAGAGAGGATTTATTCATACATATAGGTACCCTTATAGTTTTATACAGGATCAAACTAATCATATGTTTAAATGTATTATTCCTGATGGAACAAAATACTATATTGGAAACGGTGAATATGCTTCTAAGGAGATAATATTTTTAGAAAGATTATGATAGAAAGAAAACTATTTATCTGTGAATGTGGATCGTTGGATCATATATTTATAATAAGTTATTATAAAGATGATGAGGATAAGGAAATTTATCTTGCTCCACACATGAATCCAAGATATGGATTTCTTAGAAGACTAAAAACAGCATTTAAATATATTTTCAAAATGGAGAATAGATTCGGTTCTCAGTTTGATGAAATTATTTTAAATGTATATAAGGTAAAGGAATTAAGAGACTATTTAAATAAGTTTTTAGATGAAGAACCAAGTGAAACCTAGAGGTTTGGTGTGTTTACAAATGGCCAGTTTAGACGCAATAGAATATAGTCAGTGGAAATATAGAGTTAAGAGAGCAATATCTTCTCAGATCAAAAATAATCATCCAAAACTCGATGATAAGGACAGATACATTATACTAGGTATTCTTGTTGGAATTAATGACTATTTTTCTAATGATTATATAATCTATATAAATGAAGTTCTTGATATGACTTTACCTACATGGACTGAAACTGAGGAATATATTAAATCAAAGAAAATTCTATAAGTATGTGTTTATATGTTAAAAGTGTAAACGACTTTAAAAAAGCAGCAGAAGACATTCCTTGTTGGAAGGTTTTAGAATATGGATTTCCTCCCGAATATGCTATGGATATTAAGGAGGATGATGAATTGAAGAGAAATCCAGGATGGTTTACTCCTTTTGTATATTACCCTATAAGTTCTGATATAATTACTCCTAGAGAAGATACCGTAGAATGGAATAGGGATTGGTCAAGTATAGAAAGAGGGATTATTCATTGTTTTAATAACTTTGAAGATGCCCAAGATACTGCTGAAGCATGGCCTAATTGTTATGTGCTTGAGGCAATAATTCCAAAAGGAACAGAGTATATAGAAGGATCAGATGCATCACGTTGGGAATATATAAATAATTATGGGTCCAAATGTGTAAAGATAATAGATCCCATCTTCTTAGATAGTATATCAACAGGAGAACCACCTAAATTATGATGTTTATAATATACACAGATGGATCTTATAAATCTTCACGTAAACAAGGTGGTTATAGTGTAGTAATATGTAATGACAAAGAAGAAATTCTATCATTTCATTTCAAAGGAATTAAACATACTACCAATAATCGCATGGAACTATCTGGATTCATATCTGCACTGAAATCCATCCCAAAAGGATCTAAGGTGAGAATAGTCTCAGATTCTGAATATGTAATCAATCCTATTACTAAAGGCTGGTTAAGTAAATGGGTGGATGAAGATTTTAAAGATAGAAAAAATCCAGATTTGTGGAGGAGAGTTGTTGAATTACTACCTGATTATGAGTTAGATTTTGAATGGACTAAGGGACATGCAGATTCTAAATTAAACAATTTAGCAGATATGTTAGCACAACATGCTAGCGATATAGAATTAGATAATTAAAAAAATTTAGTATGTGTTTAATTGTAGATAATAAAGAGTATGAAATAGCGAAGGAAGATATAGTCTGCTATAAGATGCTCGAACATATAAAAGAAAAAGGTATTTATGTAACTGCCTATATAAAGGCCCCTGTAACTTTTGATTTAAAAATAATAGAATATAAGCAGAGAAGTTCTCTCTTTTTTAAAATAGCATCACGAGGAATGGCTGGCATAAAGCGTATTATATGCGGAGCTTCTCCTGAATATAAAATCACTAGGGGATTTATTCACACCTTTAAATACTTGGACAATATTAAAGGTCGTGAATATGCTATATATTCTGAGATCCCATCATGGTTACACATATTTAAGTGCATTATTCCTAAAGGATCAATTTATTTTAAAGGTACATTTGAAACTGAATCACAAGATAGATCTCAGCAGACATATATAAGTTATGCTTCTCCGGAGATAATATATAAAGAAAAAATTAATCTATAGCTGTATGTGCTTAACAATTAAAAAACATTGTGAAATAGCAACAGAGGATATTATTTGTTACAAGGTATTGCAAAGAACTTCATGTACTCAATGGAAGACTCCAAATGGAACTTTTCTTCCCAATTTTCATGCATGGAGGAATTGTAAGGGCTATGTACAGGAAATACCAGAAGGATCAGAATTTCCAATATTTAAAAAACTAGAATCAGCATTAACATATCCTGCTATACATTCCTTTGCAGATTTACAAGCTCCAGGAATAAATTCTATTATAATGTCTACTGGAATATATCAACGTTTTGAATGTATTATTCCAAAAGGAACAAAATACTACTCTGGGATTGTTAAATATGGAAATTATTGGATAAATGAATGGAATATATCGGATTCCTATGCCTCAGAAAGAATTATTTATAGAAAATTAATAACTAGTATTTAAATTAGATAAAATTATGTGTTTAGAATTATTGAGTGAGAAGTTAGTTGCAAAAGAGGACATTATCTGCTATAAGATAGTAAGAAAAAGAGGAAATAAATTATACACTCCATATCAAGAAGTCGAAATAAAACCTGGCATCTTTAAGGCTACTGGGACTTTGTCTGAAGATCGTGGGGATAGAAGAAAAACTGTTGGAGAAGGAGTGATTCATACTTTTGCAAAATATGATCAAGCTCTGGATGAAAAAGACGGAAAAAATACTTTAATATATAAGTGTGTAATTCCGAAGGGAACTAATTATTATATCGGATTATTTGAAGCATTTTTATCCTATGGTTCTGAAATAATTAATGTACTTGAAAAATGTAATGAAGATACAGATAAAGCAAACCCTGTTGATCAGAATACTATGTATTTTGGAGATATTCAATCCTATGAAGATGCTTTAAAATACCTAGGAAGAGATCCAATTCCAGAAACTGGAGACGAGTCAGTGGATGCTTTTATTAAATTAAAAACTATTGCTGAGGCTTGGAATAAAATAGATGGATTTGAAGTAGTTTATGATTCGGATGCTTCAACAAAATACTATCCATATTTTTGGAAGAATGCCTATTCCGGTTTTGGTTGCTGCCATTCGGCCTACGGCGTTTCTCGTTCCGCTGCCTCTGTCGGCGGTCGGCTTTGCTTTAGTACTTCAAAAATAGCTATTTTGTTTGGAGATATGTTTAGAGAGTTATATGCTAAGTATTTGATGCTAAACTATCCAGTAAAACGGCGTAGAGATGTGTAAATAACTAAAATTATATACCTGACGAATGGTCAAAAAGAAAAATGAAGAAGAGGTAGTAGATAGTGAAAATACTACCTCCAAAACTATTGTCTTAGAAAAAGATTACCGAATAGATGTAGGGAGTGCAGCTGGTAGATATTCTTTATTTACTAAAAAAATAGTAAATAAAGGTACAGATAAAGAAAAAGAAGGGTGGAACGTAATTGGATACGACTTCCACCTAGATACTCTTTTATCTAAACTTGCCGCAATTATAACAGATAAAACCATTGGAGACGATATAGTAGATCTTAAAACCTTTTTAATGGAATATAAAAAATCCATTAAATATCTATCTGAACTAATTAAACTATGAAAAACTATAATTTATTAGAAGAAATCTATAGTGTTCTAGAATCTTATGAATTATCAGAAAAGGATATTATTTGGTGTGGAAGCGAAGATTTTAGAACTGTGTGGGAACAATTTAAAGAAGTAGCTAAAATTACAGATTATTCACACAAATTTGAGCTACCAAGCGATTTGGTTATTGTAGCTAATGGTTGGTATTTAGAGCTTCTTCCAGATGATATGGATGATTTATTTGATGTGATAGAGACTCCTAGGATGCCTAGTATAGTTAGAGATGTTAAATATTTATCTACTACATATTCTAAATATAATGAACCGTATCCTAATCTATTAGACTTAAATTAATGTTAGCAAGAGTAAAAGTATTAGCGAATTTTAAAGAATTAGATGAAAATCAACGTATCAGGGATAGAGAAGAAGAAACTATGGGAATGGCTTCTACTCCCAAGCTGGAAGAACAGTACAAGTATACTAGATTTATATTTAAGTTAGATGATGTAAAGAGAGCTTATTTCTCTGGAGATGGTAAAGATATGATATTAGGATTCGTTGATGGTGAATTTACTGTTAAGGCGGATGAGGAGTTATGGAAAATGATTGAAGCTAAAATTAATAATTAAAATTAAAAAATTATGAACAAAGTTAGAGAACAATATTTGGTTAGTGAATTTAAGGATTTCACTGGTGAGGAAAGAGGATTTGTTATTTGTGCAGTTAGCAAAGTAGATGTTTATGATACTCTTTTTGGAGGCTCTCCAATTACTGTTAAAAGTGTACAATTTGGAATTGCAGTTCAAAATCATGGAGATACATTTTCATTAGAAAAAGGTAAAGCTATGGCTTTGAATTATGCCAATACAAGACCACTTGATATAGTAACATCTGGTCAAACTTATTCATTGAACTATGATACTATTCAAGCTCTTCTAAAATCCTTTGAAAGATACTTTCAACAAGATCCTTCTATGTTTATTCCTTCTTATAAAATTCATAAAGAAAAATATAACAAAGACCCTAAAACGTATCTTGAAAGAAGAGCTTTCCAATTGCAGAAAGAACAAAAAATTGAGAATTTGCAGAAGGAATTAAAAGAGGTGAAGGCTTCTAAATATATTCCTTCTCAGGAGACAAAACTCCTTAAGGCGTAATGTTATACAAAAAAGGTGATAGTGTTTTATCTATTAACAGCAACAACAAATTTGGATATGAATATACCAAGTATTCTTTCATAGATAAAAATATTATCACTTTGGAGGATTCCAAAAATCTGGAATCAGATAAGTTTGTTGAAGATAGAATGAATGCTAATGGAGTGTACTCTGAGTATATACAATTAGTTAGTGCTCCGAAAGAATGGTTACTAGATAATAATTTTGAAGAAATCCCAGATAATTACGGTATTAAGAAAAAATTTATTAAAAAGTAATTATATATGAATGAAGCAGTTTTAAATTTATTAAGAAAATCTCTTTATAATGGTGATATTGAGTTGAAAGATGTTAAAGATATGATTCCTTCCATTGAAGATGTTGCGATCTTATCTTGGAATGAATGTATTGAGTTGTATCCTGAGGAAAACGTAACCTTTCTTTGTAGTAGACATGTAAATGCTACATATAAATTAGAAAGATTAATGTCTTATTTCAATGTAGTAATGCAATATCAACCAAATTGGTTAGATGATTATGATCTTAAAGCTTGTATTCATCCATCTAAAGAATCTCTATATATAGATACATATCGAACTATTCATAACTTTTTATTAGCATTTCCAAATAATAATTTGGCAAACGCATTTATCAGAAAAAATAAAGATATTATTTACGATTATTATAGAATGCAAAAATGAAAAAGATATTAGTTATAGTAGATCCTCAGTATGATTTTTTGGATCCCAGAGGTAGTTTATATGTAAAGAATGACAATCTTACACAGGCTATTAACAAATACGTCTTTGAAAATGATTTTGATGAGGTAATTATTACTTTAGATTCACATCCTGCAAAGCATTGTAGCTTTAGTACTCAAGGAGGACAATTTCCAGTTCATTGTATACTGGGAAGTCTTGGTGCTTCCTATGATGATTTTATTAAAGAAATAGTTCTTAAAAAATCGGCACAAATAGTAACAAAAGGACAATTTGTGGATACTGAAGAGTTTGGAGCCTTTGGAGATGGGGATGATTTTGATGACTATACTCCAGAGGATTCTAGTTGGAGAGATACTAAGGTCTATGTATGTGGAGTAGCTGGAGATTACTGTGTGAAAGAGACTATACGAAATATTTTAGATACTTCATATTTAGTAGATCCTGACTATGTTGTAGTTTTGAAAGATCTTATTGTTTCCATTGATGACGGAAGTACTTTAAATAAATTTATTGAAGAAGAGGGATTACAAGTAGAATAATGAATTGTGTAGCTGAATGTGAATATTGCAAATCTATTGACGTTCTTGTAGACGGTGAGAGTGGAAGTGTTTCTGGGCATTTTTGCAAGAAGCTAAATAGATTAGTGCAAATTAACAGACCTGTCGAAGAAGATTGCCCATTCTATTTTAATGGTTACTCTTACAAAGATTTAGTAGATCTCAAAGGAAGAATAGTAAGTATATTAAAACCTAGTGTAGAAACCTTTATGGGTATATCTTGGGTACCAGTAATAGCTATTAATAAAGCTTTAGAAGAATTTGATTCAGTATTAAATAAAGATAAAAATGGAAATTAAATCAATTTTGGATACGGATTTATATAAATTTTCTGTATCTTATGCTTATATGAAACTTTTCCCTGATGCTATTGGAACATTTGAATTTGTAGATAGGAATGAAAGTTGCTATACCGAGGAAGATATACGCTATTTTGATTATGAAATAGCTAATTTAGCAGCTCTTAGGTTAAATGACAATGAAAAAAAAATTCATGCAAGAGAAATGCTACTTCATCCCAGACTACTACTTTGAATGGTTACAATCATTTAGATTTGACTGGTCTAAAATACGTTTCTATTTAGATGAAAAGTTTCACTTACATATAGAAGTTACTGATTATTTATATAAAGTAACTCTTTATGAAATTCCTATTCTTGCCTTAGTTAGTAGGTTGCAGCACAGGTTTGACAAATGGACTTTAGAAGATTTATATACTAGAACTGGAAATAAAGTACGTAATCTTCCATATGAGTTTAAAGTTGCTGATTTTGGAACTAGAAGAAGATTTAGTTATGATGTACAATCAGAGGTAATTGACAAGTTACTACACGATTGTCCTCAAAACTTTGTTGGAACATCTAACTGCCATATGGCATATTTAAGAGATATTAAAATGATTGGGACTTTTCCACACGAATGGGTAATGTTTCATGGAGCAATGTATGGATATGATCAAGCCAATTATCTTGCATTAGAAAATTGGATTAATGTATATGATGGAGAATTAGGAATTGCTTTATCAGATACATATACCTCTAATGTATTCTTCAAGAATTTCTCTAAGAAACATGCTAAGTTATTTGACGGTGTGAGACAAGATTCTGGAGATCCATTTCAATTTATCAATAAGTGTGTTGATAGATATAGGGAGTTAAATATTAATCCAATGACTAAGACTATTGTGTTTTCAGATTCGTTGGATATTCCTAAAGCTGTTGATATATTTAATTGTTGTAAAGGTAGGATCAATTGTTCATTTGGAATTGGAACTAATTTGACTTGTGATTTAGAGGGAGTTAAACCATCTAATATTGTGATGAAATTAGTTTCTTGTAGAATGAATAGTAAGCAGCCTGTTAAGAAATGTATTAAATTATCTGATGTAGAAGGTAAACATATTGGAGATCCTGAAGAGGTTGCTTTAGCTCAAATGATAATAAATCAACATTATAATGAGTAAAACAGAAGAATTATATAAGATAGCAGTTCACGAAATGACGATTTTTAATAAAGATTATTCTCACTTTAATTGTCAACAAACTATATTTAAATTTATACATGGGATTCTGCCATCTTCAGATTATAAAACTTATATAAATGTTAATGCACAAAAATCTATAGAAAATTTAAAATCTAAAGTTTCAGATTGTTATATACAATATGATTATGAATATAATAAAAATTCAGAAGATGGTTGGTACGTTTCACAAGAAACAATAACATTCTATACAATAGAATTTCCTGTAATACTTACATTTATATGTACATATACAGGGGATTCACATCAAATTTTGATAGTGCAACATAATGGAGAATATATTCAGATTTGCAAAAACATTGAATTTGTTTCTCCTGCTATTGTTAAATATTTTGATTACGTAACATATAGTAATGGAATGTTTTCTCCTACTAGATTAGAGACTAAAGATATGAAGATAGATTTAGCTATGAACTATAACGATGATCTACCTCATGATAAAATATTAGAATTCATTAATTCTAAAAATTCTGGATTAGCTATTTTATATGGTAAACCAGGCTGTGGAAAAACTTCCTATATACGTCACTTAATCTATAATAGTAGTAAATCCTTTGTATATTTAGATCAATCTCTATTTACTTATATTTGCGATGCATCTTTTGTACAGTTTCTTCTTAACAATAAAGATTGTATATTTATATTAGAGGACTGCGAGACATTACTAGCTGATAGAATCACAACTAATAATTCAAGATTAGCTACTCTTTTGAATATATCTGATGGGTTGTTGGGAGATTCTTTGAATATTAAATTTATCTGTACTTTTAATTGTGAATTAAATAAATTAGATTCTGCAATTAAAAGAAAAGGTAGATTAAAAATTCAATATGAATTTAAACCACTATGTCCTGAGAAAGCTGATGCACTAATTGCTTCTTTAGGTAAAGAAGTAAAACATGATTGTACATTAGCTCAAATATATAATTCCGAAGATAATGGAGCAGAAGAACTAAAAAGAAATAAAATTGGATTTTAATGAAAAATAGAATACTAGAAAGAATATATACCAATGGAAAGGTGGAATATATTTGTGAGGAGTTTGACTCAGGAACAATGAAATGGCAGGAGATGATTACCAAAGCGCCAATTACTGCGGAAATACAACCTGCAATTTTTAATTCTAGAGAAGCTGCAATAGAGTTTTTATATTCTTCTAGAGGAGAATACATTATCTCAGAGAATGTAATATATGAAGGGTAGAATCGATAATTGGATTTATATTGATGATATCAAGGAAATTCCGAAGAATGTAACAGCTATTCATTGTGATACTAGGGATTTTCATTGTAATTTACACTTAAAAAAGCCTGAATTAGAAGGATTTAAGGTTGAAAATCTCGTTAAATATAAATCCGCAAAGAAAAGTATGCTTATAGCCAGGGAAGAGATTCTTCCTTGGCTAAAGAATATAGAAACCATGTCCGGAGGAAGAGGCTCTTGGAGACATTTATTCTTTAACAATGTTAAATATGATGGATGGTTAAAATATATAAGAATTTATCATTATCAAGATGATAAATATATTGTATGTAATGAAGATTCTGCTGCTATACATTGGAGAGAGTGTGTTAAAGAGAATCTTCCAGAGGAATATGAAATATGTTTTATAGGATTAAATGAATAATGATCATGTGGGAATATAAAATTGAAGTATTTTCTGGATGGTATTCAGAACTGGAAAATTTCTTAAACATTCACGGGATACACGGTTGGGAATTAGTTACCGTTATACCTGAAAGCCATATTGATGGTATTTATATTTTTAAAAGGAAAATAGAATGAGTGATCTTAATTATGAAAAAGTCTTTGAAACCTTAGTAAATGAAACTGGTAAGTACCTTACGGATAATCATATACAAGCTATGGTTTTGGGTATTAGTGGTGGTATTGACTCTACTGTTACTGCTGCGATTTGTTATGAAGTTGGTAAGCAAACTGGTATTCCATTAATAGGGAGAAGTCTTCCTATTAAAAATAAGAAGGATGAATATAATGTCTCTGGATTAGTTGGAAGAGCTTTTTGTGATGATTTTAAAGTAGTTAATCTTTATGATTCTTATTTAGAGCTTGTAGAAAATATAACGTACTACGAAAATCCTAGTCTTAAAGTATTTCCTACTAAACATGATATAGACACATTACCATCTTTTATGAATCCCGTGGCTAAAGGAAATATTCAAGCTAGACTAAGAATGATTTATCTATATAACTTAGCTTCTGTTCATAAAGGAATAGTAATCTCTACAGACAATCAAACTGAATACCAGTTAGGCTTTTGGACTTTACATGGTGATGTAGGAGATTTTAACCCTTTGTTTGGTTTGTGGAAGACTGAGGTATACAAATTAGCGGAATATATAAAGAAGTTCTTAGAAAGCAGAGAATACTTGCGAGAAGATGGGAATCACTCTTTTCATAATAACATCCATGTAAATTCTCAAATAAATGCACTTGATATGTCTATATCACTTACTCCAACTGATGGATTGGGAATATCTAATTCTGATCTTGAGCAAATAGGAGCAAAATCATATCAGGAAGTTGATGATATTCTTCAAGAATTTGAAGCATTTCAATATTTATATTCAGAGCAACTTACAGGGATGACTTTAGCTGAAAAGGCTAAAGAGTTCTTAAAGAATCAAGAAATACTTTATATTGATCCTGAAACTATTGTAAAAGTAATGGATCGTCATGTGAAGTCTGAATTTAAAAGAAAGAATTTACCAGTTTGCATACAACGAAATAGACAATGGTATGAACAAAAAGCTTAGATTACTTGTTACTAATAAGTGTTGCAAAGATTGCCCAATGTGTTGTAATAAGAACTTTAACATAGATTCAATCCCTGGTTTAGATTCTCTACTTCAATATGATGAAGTAAGTATCACAGGAGGAGAACCTATGTTAGTTAATAATAATGTTCTTATTGAACTTATAAAATTATTGCATACTATGGGTAAGAGGGTATATTTATATACTGCTGTAGCCACTGTAGACACTATTGATTTAGGTATATATAGTTTCTTAGATGGGATTACTCTAACCCTACATGATAATGAAGATGCTAAAAAATTTATTTTAGCTAATCAAAGATGTTTGGAAAGGAAAAATTCTTTAAGAAAACTATCCTTAGTTCTTAAATACTTTAAAGGTATTCAATTACCAGATGTAGATTTATCTATGTGGAAGGTAAGAGAGACTGAATGGGTTGAAAATTGTCCTCTTCCAAAAGGTGAAGACTTTAAAAAACTTATACTTTTATGAATGATTTAGAGATTATAGAACTAGAACGAGGATGGGGAGAAGATGCTACACGTTTTAGGGTAGGATGTTGTCCTTCTTTATATAATAGAAAGGTTACTCTAATTGTAGATATGGGGGATTACTATACTATTATTGGAGAAAATAATCTTCCTATAGCCAAAGTGTTTAAAGGAAATGATATAACTGTTTATTATAAATAATATGATTTATTTTATAAGTGGACATCGGGATCTAACTCCCTCTGAATTTGAACTGTATTACATTCCGGCTATAAGGAATGCTATAAATTCAGATAATCATGCTAGATTTATATTAGGAGCGTGTGAAGGTGCTGATAAAATGGCATTAGAGTTTTTAGAAGAAATAGAATTTGATCCAGACAGAGTTACTATATTTTATGACAATGAGACTTATTTACAAAGACCTCGTTCAGAATTTATAGATTCTGTAAGAGATGCAATTTTACCTAATCATGAATTTATAGATAACAAAGCTACTTCATGTTCAGATGTAGATATTGCATTTATTAGACCAGGAAAAGAAGATTCTTATACAGCTAAAAATATTCTTAGAAGATACTTAATGAAAGAATGAAAACAGGATTATTATTTGGATCATTTGACCCATTTCATATAGGACATTTATCAATGGCTATATCCGCTTTAAATTCTAAAGAGATAGATAAAGTATTGATAGTTCCTGCATATCAAAACCCTTGGAAGAATAAATCTATTGCAAACTTTGAAGCAAGATTCAATTTAATTCTAGAGGGGTGCAAAGGATTATTTAATAAAATATATCCAACAAGAATAGAAGAGACTATATATAACCCAGATACATATTGTACTTACTTTGTTATAAATCAAATTAAACAAAGATATCCTGAAGAAGAATTTAAAATAATAACTTCCGATGAAACTATTATAGATATTCCAGATTGGAATTACGGTAATAAATTATTGGAAGAAAATAACTTTTTAATATATTGCAGACCAGGATTTGAATATTATCCTTTAGATGAAATATCTAATTGTAAATCTTACTGTATGTTGGGGACATCTAAAATAGAAGTATCTTCAACAAAAATAAGAGAGATGTTATCAAATCATATTTGTCCAGTTCCTTATATTTCAGCAGATCAGTATTATTATATTAAATGGAATAATTTATATGGAGAAAAATTTCAGTATTGAAGTAAATGGCAAAACCTATTGGGTTTCAAGATCTATGGCAGTAGCAGGATTTGTGTTTTCTAAGTACGAAGGAGAATGGTATGTATTAGCTAATAAAAGAGGAGATGGAGCTCCAGACTTTAAAGGCTTTTGGAATTGTCCCTGTGGGTATTTAGATTATAATGAAACTACTAAAGAAGCGTGTGCAAGAGAAATATATGAAGAAACTGGAGTTAAAATAGATCCTAAAAAATTATATTTTGAAGATTATAACGATAGTATATCTGAAAATCGACAAAATGTAACCTTTAGATTTACTACATTTGATAAAAAAGGTGTATTACTTTGTCAAGATCTTAATGACTCCAATTCTGAGCTTGATGAAGTATCTGATATTAAATGGATAAAGGTAAAGAATATTGATTCATATCCTTGGGCGTTTAATCATGATAATATATTAAAAGAACTTATTAATTTTTACTTAAAATGAAAGAAGACAGAAAGGATCAGACTATATCTGAAAAGGTAGCCAAGCTTATGGTAGATCAAATTAGTAGAGAATTATATAATCATAATGCTTATAGAACTTTTGCTAATTTCTATTATAAACTAGGGTTATGTAAACTATCTCAATATTACCAATTAAGAGCCTTTGAGGAATATAATCATCATAGTTGGCTGTTTGATAGATTAACTCAATCTGGAGTAGAGTTTGAATATCCTAAGGTTGATGCTATTAAACCTGGGCATTTAATTACAAAACCAGAACAATCCTTCCCTATTACTGTAAATTTAGAAATAGAGACTACAGAATGGATTAATGGAATTGTTAAACAATGTCTTGAAGAAGGTGATTATATCACGGAACAATGGTTGAAAGAAGTAATGCTTGGGGAACAACATGAGGAGGAGAATATCTCTAGACATATTCAAGCTATTACTGAGGATGACACTGATTGGTTAACCAAACAAGATACTATTTTATCATATTATAATAATCGAGAATATGCAACAGATATTCAAAGAGATATTATTAATACTGAAAAAGTAGATGAAGAAGATAATGATTAACTTACCGATATGAAAAATTTATTAGTATTAAACGTACAATCAATAACTGATGTTATTACAAATAGCTCCTCTGAATTATTTGTATTAAATACAAATAATTTACTAGAGGATATTAGCAAAATGCTGTCCACAATGACTTCTGGATATTTAGAGCCTATAATATTTACACTAGAAGATTACAGGAAAAATATAGCAGAATTTCGTAAATTGGAAGAACCGATTGAGGAATATAGAGATAGTATTGACATAGATAATGATGCTCTCTGGAATGAATATTGTGATAAAAGAAGTGCCTTAGAAGAACAGTATTCCTATTATCTTACAGTAAAGGGATGGTTTACTGATATAGAAGATGAGGACTCTTTATGTGATTATAGAATGGATTATATTAGATATCCCAGAAGAAGTTGCGAATATGGAGAAGTATATTCTAGCACCTTTAAGGATGATATCCACTATGATTACGATGAGTGGAGAGACTCTCATGAAGAATATTCTACATTTGATAGCTGGGATCAAGAAATACAGGTATTGAATAAGGAATTTTTCAAACAATGGGAAGAATCTCATAGAAATCAACTTCCATATTGGTGGAATCCTAAGGAAAAGGAAACAATTCAAGGACTTGATGGAAAAATCCTTTTATTAAGTGATGGAGATAATGCGATTCCTTATGATGATTGGGATGCTATTAGAAGTACGTTTAATGCTTGGAATATGCATTTGGGATGATATTTAAAATTCAATCACTAATAGACGTAATAACTAATAGTAGTACAAGTATATATCAAATAGCTTCTAAAAGTTCCATTGATTATATAAAAACTGTAATTAATGGAATTCTTATAGCTGTAGGATCAGATAAAAAAGCAGATGATTTATTTGATTTTGATATACGCTACGATGAAGATGTATATTTTGCATATAAAGATTTTCTATATGATTCTGGTTATATTTCTGATGAACTATATGTCAGTGATGTAATAGATCCAAATGAATTGCATAATGAATCTACTACAAAATATACCATAGAAGATTTTATAGATGATGATTATAGCAGCTATGTAAACTCCCATGTAGTAGTTACTACTAAAGATAATAATAAAGAAGCAGATAAACTATTAGGTATAATAGAAGAAATTTATGACCATTATGCAATATTTGACGGTTAATATTCCAGTTCAATCTATATCAGATATAATCACTAATTCTTCATCAGAATTATTCTGTATAATTGGATCAGATGATCTGTATCCTATCTATGAATTGCTAGAAACTTTATTTAAAGGAGATGATTCAGAAATAGAACCTTCAATCTATTGGATAGATTCAGAAACTGAAAGTTCCTTAGCAGACTTTGGTGATATTAAGCCTTGTCCTAGGATAGAAATATGGATTCCGTATGACTATTGTAATTTAACAACTTTTCTTGAAGCAGGAATAACAGCTCTATTAAATCAGAAGTTTGGAAATGGTACATACACAATAGAATTTAATTAGATAATATGAAAGATTTTAGACAGTTTGGAGTTAAAAGAAGGAGTTTTCCAGAATATAATTATAATGCTCTCTGGTGCAATTTAAAGACAATCAGAACTGGAGAGGGGGTTGCCAAAGAGCTTCCTGCAGATAGAGCAGAATTTTACGATGTTGGAATTAACACAAAATGTAATGCAGAATGTGATTTCTGTTATGTATCCGCATCACATAGAGGTAAAAATTATGAGGATATCTGCGAGACATGGGAGAAGTGGATGGACACATTTCCAGAAGATACAAAACCTGGAAAAACTAATCTTAGGATAACTGAGAAACCATTTCAAATTGCAATTGGCTCTACTGGTGAACCTACAATTCATCCAGATTTTCAGAGATTCTTGAATACCGTATATCATAGTGGAGTAGTTCCTAATTATACTACTAATGGTATTACTCTACATGAAATAAATAAAGAATCCGAAGAATTGTTAGAAACTACTAGAAGATATGTCGGAGGAGTTGCTGTAAGTTTTGGTAATCCCATATTAAGACAAACAGCAGAATGTGCAGTAGAAAATCTAATTAAATTTGGAGATACTAATGTAAATATACATCATTTAATTTATAATAAAGAGTCTGTGGATTTACTAAAGACTTATATCTATAAATATGGTGATGATATATTGTATCATGTATTACTCCCATTAATGCCAGTAGGTAGAAGTACACAAGGGGTTAATGAAGGAGTATGGGAATATTTGGAAGATTTCTTGGATAAAGAAAATATAAAGAATGTTGCTTTTGGGGCACACTTTGTAGATTATCTAAAAAACTCCAAAATTAAAACGTGGTTATATCCTCCAGAGTCATTGAGTAAGAATGTTATTTTAGAAAAGGATTGTGTTAAAATTACTCCAAGTTCATTTAATTTAAATCCTATTAAAATTATTAATTTCAATGAAAAAATTTAAATTACGCCCAAAGTATAGACCTAATAAAAAGGTCTATACTCCAGAACAATTGCTTAAGGCCATAATTGATGCGGAATTAAGACCTTATAGTAAGACTTTTGAAGATATAAATACAGAAGAAAAAGGAATTATAAATGGAGTTAAATGGTTTGAATATTATACATTTAAAACTAAAGAACAAGAAGATATTTGGAATGAGTATTGTAGTAAACTTATTCGCAAGCATTGGAAACCTTGGTATATATCTAAAAGAGAGGCCGATAAATGTCTATCTTCTATTAGACTTGAGTATGGGTTAATGTCAGAATATTTAAATAAGAAAACTAATGAAGATACGAATAATTCCTGATGTACATGGTCATGATTGGTGGAAAAATCTGGTTGAAGATATAGAAGAATTAAATTATTGTATTTTCTTGGGTGATTATCTAGATGACTGGACTATACCAACTCCAGAAATAATCTCTAATTTAGAGAATATAATAGAATTTAAGAAATCCTATATGGATAAAGTAGTTTTACTATATGGAAATCATGAGTGGAATTATCTTAGTCCTTACATTGGATATTGTAGTGGGTTTAGATACAGTGCATTTGTTGATGCTGAAAGACTACTTTTAGAAAATAAAAATCTCTTTCAAGTTTGCAAATTAATAAATATTTCATTACCTTTGTATTCTTTTCCTACCCAAAAACTGTTATTTTCTCATGCAGGATTTTCAAAGGATTGGATAAAGGATAATTATTATTGGCTGAATGAAAAGGATTACAACTCTATAGAGGAGGATAAATGGAGCAAATTCAAAGATTTTAAACTAGAAGATTTAGAAGAAAAAGTAAATTTTGGTGTAAATTCTCATACTATTCTTGATAGAATTATGCAGATTGGATATAAAAGAGGAGGGGTATCACCATGTGGAGGTCCACTATGGGCAGATTTTCAAGAGATGTTCAATAAATATCTTATTGGATTTCGTCAGTTCGTTGGGCATACTCCAATGAGGGATTTGGCAACAAAAACTTCTATATATAAGGAACGGTATCCAGAAACTTCATCCATTACATTTTGCGATTGTGGAAGTAGGGAGATCAAAATTACCTTAGCTTCTACCGATAAAAATTTAATTTTAATAAGTAATGATCAAAACACTGTACTATGTTAATTGGGATTAGTGGTAAGATTAAGTCTGGAAAGGATACAGTTGGAGAAATGTTATATAATTTAGGATGTATTGAATATTCTATTTATAAATATTCTTTCGCAGATAGCTTAAAGAAAATTGTTGCATCTATAGTTGACTGTGATTATAATTCTTTAAATAATCAAGAATTTAAAGCCTCTCATATACCTAATTTCATAAAAATTACTAAAGATGGGATAATAACACATATTGTTCCAAACTCTAAAATATTTTATAAAGATATATTTAGAACTTACGAAGTAGTTACCTATAGAGAAGCATTACAGTTTTTTGGGGATAAATTTAGATCTGAATATGGACAAGACTTCTGGATTAGAATGCTTAAATCTGATCTAATGTATGAAGAACCAAGTTTTAATATAATCACTGATGTTAGATATAAGAATGAGGCTGATTTCATTAAATCTAATAAGGGGATTTTAATAAGAGTAGATCGTTCAGAAGTTCAAACACCTAAAAATATTTCTTCTCATTCATCTGAAATGGAGTTGGACAACTATCCAAATTTTGATTATATTATTGAGAATAATGGAACTTTAGAAGAATTGGAATCTAAAGTACAATTAGTTTATAAATCAATTAAAAATTTAAATATTGCTAATAGGAGAATTATTATTGGAAATTGATCATCTTAAAAAATTTAAAGGGTTTACAGATGCAGATGAGATTAAATTAACAGATTTTAAAAAAGATTTTGAAATTCAATGTGTTACAACACAATCTATAGAGGGTTTAAAGAATGGAGAAACTAATGCAATATTTTTGACTTTTAATCAATAACTATGAAGGAATTAAAGGTAAGTGATCTTATTAATATTTTAATGAATTTAAATGAAGAGGAACAAAATGCTCCAATTTATGTATGGTTCGCAAGAGAGAAATCTGGATTTAATATTGACGGATTAGTTATTGAAAAAGATTTAGGTACAGATTCTACACGCCCTTTATGGTTGAGAATAGACATTAGTAGGGAATGATTTTAAAATTTAAAAAAGAAGAAGGTAGGAGAATATACTTTACATCTGATCTTCACCTAATGCATAAAAATATTATTAACTATGATAATAGACCATATGCTACAGTTGAAGAAATGAATGAAAGTATAATTAAAGTATGGAATAATACTGTTCAAGATTCAGACATAGTTTTTCTACTAGGAGATATAACATTGTATGAAAAAAGTAATACAGTTTTAGGTTTTCTAAAGAGACTCGCCGGACAAATTTATTTCCTACCTGGAAATCATGATACAGATAAAGCAGTTAACTTTTATAAGGAGAACAATGTATTTAAAAAAATACTTCCTCCTTTACAAGTTATTGAATATAGTTTAGATAACACTGACAAAGGGAAATTCACTTTCCAACTTTGTCATTATCCTATGTTAGATTGGTGGAAGAAACAAAAAGGCGGATTTCAGATATTTGGACATACTCATGGGAATTTAAAAAACCATGATGTAGCTCAGATTGAAATTAGTTGGCCAGTTTGGTATTGTCCAATAGAAATAGATGAGGTATTAAAATATTTAACAAAACAACAACAGTCTTTAGTAACCCATTATCATTTTAATGACTAATGAATTTCTAGAATCCACTCCTATGCCCTGTACTGTAAGAGCACAATTACTAGAAAAAGAGGATGGGTATTATACTACCTATGTTTTTGCAGATTTAGATGTAGAAGGAGAATATTACATGGTTACTAAGTATCCAAATTGGATACAAAAAGAGATAAACATAGGAGATATTGGATATCTTACTTTTTATCTTATAGTAGCAGGGAAAAGTAAGTGGTATTATAAAGAAGGAAGTACTGAAGAGAAAGAGATGTTTGTTCCGTATAACTATACGCATATTGCATTTGTTAAATTTATAAAGGATAGTAATGAGATCATTAAACGAAAAGATAATGATTTTAAAATTAAAGTTATTTAAATTATATTGATATGGTAGCAGCACTTGGAGATAAATTGAATGAAGCATTAAGAAAAAAGGGAGAAGACATTAATACATTTGTGTGGAAATTTCCTAAGGATAGAGAAAATCAGAATTCTCAACAATGTGTAAAATTAATTGATTGTACACAAGAACAGTTACAACAATTTTATGATCATTGTGAAAGTATGTTGAGAAATGATGATAAATTAAGCCCAGGGAGATATAATGTATTAGCATTAATTAAATCCCAAAAGGATAAAATTGGGGCAGAATTGTTGTTAAGGGAAATGCAGAGTGAAGATAAAAACTTTACTAGATTTGCATTAAGTGAAGCTATTAATGAGGTTATTGATAGTAATAGAAATAAAGGTATTATAGTGGATGCTGAAGTATCTACATTTGGACAATATGTAAATACTCCATTATCTACTAAATATAATAAATTATCTTTACAGTTAATTAGTGATGCTTGTAATGATAAATTAGGAGTATTTGACAATTCTCATATAACCAAATCCTTCTTGCTTAAACGAGGAGTTTGGTTTGATAGAGATGACATCAAAACTTTAAAGACATATGCTCTGAAAAATGGTATAAATAATACCGTAAGTAAGTTGGATATTGCTAGACAATATCTAAGACTTAAGGATTATCATATCTTAAAACAAAATTCAAGAGGGCTTACCGTAGAGGAATTACGACAAATGCTAATTCTTAGACCTGCTAAATTTGCAGATTTAACTACTACACAGTTGGAGATCTTACGATATAAGGTATTGCTTGACCTAGAAAGAAATGTCAGAGATCATATAGAAAAATGGGAAACATTAATCTCCCAAATAAAAAAGGTTGCCAAATCTAAGAAGTTTACTTTGTCATTAAAGAAAGAATGATTTAATGATATATTTTGTATCAAATCAAAAATCATTATTTAACTCAGATAATTACCAAGTGGTTTCAGTATATGAGTCCTTAGAAATTTTAAACCCTATGAGGGTAGTAGGTTTAGATACTGAAACCGGAGGTTTAGATGTACATACAAAAGAATTATTATGTATTCAGTTAGGTAACTATGAAAATCAAGTAGTAATCGATTGTACATCTATAGATATTCAATTATATAAAGAATATCTAGAATCTGATAGATTATTCCTTGGATGGAACTTATGTTTTGATTTGAAATTCCTTTATCATGTTAATATTTATCCAGAGAACTTATATGATGGAATGTTGGCTGAAAAGTTAATCTGGCTGGGATATCCTCCTGGTATGCATGGGATGTCTTTAAAGGATGCTACATATAATTATCTGGGATTAGATTTGGATAAAACTATTAGAGGTAAGATCATTAACACTGGTCTGACTGACGATGTTATAGTCTATGCTGCCAACGATGTTAAGTATCTAGAGAAGATTAAAGATCTTCAGCAGGTACAAATTAAGGCTCAAGAGTTAGTAAATGCTGTAGATTTTGAGAATAAGGTTCTTAAAGTAGTGGCATATATTGAATACTGCGGAGCTAAAATTGACACAGACAAGTGGGGGCAGAAAATGATAAAGGATGAAGAGGCTCTAGAAGAAGCTAAAAAAAGACTAGATGATTGGGTAGTCAAATGGGAAAATGAAAAATTAGAAAAGGACTCTGAAATTGTATATATAGAGGTATATAAAGGTAAAGGAGTAAATATTATTGAACAAGAAAGAGCTGCTCTAAAGAAGGCTAAAAGACGTCCAGATAAGGATGTTGATAGAGGATATTCAAAATGGGAAGCTTATGAATTTGTTCAAAAAAGAAAGTATAGTAGAATAGACTCTCAAGGAGATTTGTTCACAGGATTTGATTTAACTCCCAAGTGTACTGTAAATTGGGGAAGTTCTAAACAGGTTATTGAGTTATTTGAAGATTTGGGAATAGATGTTACTACTGTTGATAAATCTACTAAAAAAACTAAAAAATCTGTTCAAGATAATGTTATAGCTCCCCAACAACACAAATTCCCAATTATTCCTTTATATAGAGAATTTAAAAAAGCTGAGATTTTAGTAAATACCTTTGGAGATAAGTTTTTAAAGAATATAAATCCAAAGACAGGTAGAGTGCATGCTAATTTTCATCAACTAGGAACTGATACAGCTAGATTTGCATCTTCTGACCCAAATTTACAAAATCTGCCTAAGGATGCATTTACTAGATCTTGTTTTGTTGCAGAAAAAGGAAATAAATGGGTTTCTAGAGACTATTCAGGGCAGGAAAGCTTTATCTTAGCTTATCTATCTAATGACCAAGCAATGTTAGATGAACTACTTAATGGTAGTGGAGATTTACATTCACTAACTGCAAGGTTGGTGTTCGATGAAATTCCTAATGATATGCCATTGAAAGAAGTTAAATCTAAATTTCATGATCTTAGACAAGAAGCCAAGGGTTATGAGTTCTGTTTTGGTTATGGAGGAAATGATAGTACTTTAGTTAGGAACTATGGTATTCCTAAGAAAAGAGCAAAGGAACTGTATGATAAATACATGAATGGATTTGCAGGTATGTGTGCTTATCAAGAATTTAGGAGGCAAGATGTAATGCAAAAAGGTTACATTTTATTAAATAAATTAGGACATAGAGCACATATATATGATTTTGATTCTTGGGAATACTTAAGATCTGAAAACCCTTCAGTATATAGAAGAAGAGTGGCAGAGTCTCAAAAGCAGAGTATTAATTATCCTATTCAATCTTGTGGAGCTGTAATGTTTAAATTAGCATCTATATTATTCTTTAAATATTTAAAAGAACATAATTTGCTTAAAATAGTTAAATATTGCATCCCTGCGCATGATGAAATAAATGTAGAGTGTCCAGAATATATGGTAGAGGAAATAGATACTGTCTTAGCTAAGTGCATGTACGCAGCTGGTAAGTATTTCTGTCCTACAGCACCATTAAAGTCTGAGGCATCTATAGGTGATTTCTGGATTCATTAAAAGAAAGCTATGAAAGATTTAGATGAACAAATTGAAATAAAAGATAAAATATTTGAAGTAATACTGTCTTGTACTGAAAAAGAGCAATTGTTAAATACTAAAAAATGGATTGATTCTATTAGTCGAAATTACGAACGTGTAAAAGACGAAAGAATTAAGGAAAGTTCACAATGTGTATTAAAAGGATTTTCTAATTTAATTTATTCAAGAATTAGAAAATGTGAAAAACGAGAAATTGCTTAGTTATGACTAAGGAAGAAAAAATCAGAGAAACTATTGATAAGTGGAGATCAAATAAAGGAAGAGGGACAGTAATATGGCCTACTAGAATGGGGAAATCATTACTAGCTATTGATATAGTTAAGAGATTTTTAAATCGAAATCCTGATAAGACGGTGGTAATAGGAGTTCCTACACAGGCTTTACAGTATCAATGGTATAATCTTGTATTAGATAAGGGCTTATATGGAAAATGTAGGGTATATACATATGATTATATAATTAAAAATATATATGAATGTGATTTATTGATAGTTGATGAGGTTCATAAAGCAGTATCTGATGGCAATATTAATATCTTTAAAATTAGATTTAAATACATACTTGGATTAACAGCTACTTTGGAAAGGGCAGATAATAAACACATTAGAATATCCAAAATATGTCCTACCATAGAAATAGTGACTAAAGAAGAAGCTATTAAAAATGAATGGATTAATAATTATAAAGAATACAAAGTGATTATTGATGCCCCTGATATAGACGTATACCAGGATCATGATGCTAAATTTCAAAAATACTTTAATTTCTTTAATCAAGATTTTGAATTAGCGATGTCTAGTGTCAAGAGTAAGGAGGTTAGAAGAAATATCACAAATTTTAAATGTTGCAATCCTAAACTTACAGATGCTTGTACATTTGGATTTAATAGAGAATTAAAGAGTAGAATTGAATTTATTCAAACGCACCCAAAAAAAGTAGAACTGGCTAAGTTAATTTTGAGGAAAAGGAATAAGTCAAAAGCTATAATATTTTCTCCTACAATAGCTATATCACGTTTATTCGAAGGTTATTACTATAACTCTGATATGAAGACAAAAGAAAAATTCAAAGAACTTGAGGATTTTAAAAGCAGCTATTATGGAGTAATGTCCACAGTAAATGGTATATCTTTAGGTGTAGAGCTAAATGGATGTAATCTAGGAATAATGTTGTGTAATAATTCTTCTTTTGATGCTAAGGAACAAAAATTAGGGAGATTATTATCTCCTAGAAGTGATGGAGTTATTCCAGAGGCTTTTACTTTTGTCCTTAAAAATACTGTAGAGGAAGAATGGTCAAAATTTTACTGTATTATTTGGATTAGTATATACTAATCATTATCTTTGTCTTATAATTTAAAAATAAGAATTATGAGACAAATTAATGAAAAACTAAAAGAAAAGTGTGGTATTTATATAATAACAAATATAAATAATGGAAATAGATATGTAGGTTCAAGCAAAAACATGTTTAATAGATTAAGAGATCATATATGGGATCTGCAATCTAATAGACATATTAATTCGCATCTTCAAAATGCTTGGAATAAATATGGAGAAGAGAATTTTGAATATGGGATTTTATGTATATGTACAGAAGAGGAAAAATTAAATAAAGAACAATTTTTTATAGATAAATTATCCCCAGAATATAATCTGGATTTTGATGTTAAGCATATTACAAGATCAGAAAATACTAAGGAAAAAATCTCTACTGCCATAAAAGAAAAATATGAAAATGGTTGGACAAATGCCACTTACAAAGATCCTGTTTATATATACAATATTAACACATGGAAATTGGAATTGGAATGTAAACAATTCTCCGAAGCTGGTAATTTCTTTTATGGGAAGTCTGGGTCATTAAAAATGTATCAATTGAATAACTCAATAATAAAAGATTGTTTTGTAGTATTATCTACTAAATTTAAAGATCAGTCTTTAGATTTAATAAATTATGTAAGTAAAAACATCTTGAATTACAAAACCCAAGACAAAAGGACTTGTTATTTAATTATAGAAGATAGTTCTGGATTACATTATTTTAAAACAGCACAAAAAGCAGTAGATTATATGAAATGTTGTTCTGTTTCAACAATAAAAAAACATAATAATAGTACTAGAGAAAATCCATATATTATACCTAATACCACTTTTAAAATGTATATGACTAATGAATATATTCCAGTAGAAGATAAAGCCAGCATATAAAGGAATTTATATGATTAATATCGGGCAAAATCGAAGGAAGTCCTTATGGGATAACATCGAGATAACTATATTGATAATACAATATAGTATTGTAACGCATAGGTATTGAAACTAAAATCTAGAATATAATATACCCAAGAGTGTCCGCATCCCAACTGAAATAAGTGGATGAAAATATATGCTGAGCTACATGGTAACATGTAGAAGTTAAGATAAAAAGCTTAACGATAACAAAACTGTTAGAAGATCAACAAAAGAAAATGATTATATAACCATTACCGAGACCATGTTAAAAAGATTACTAGATGGAGAGGATATTCTTGAAGAAAGAATTGAGGGCCCAGTTATGTTAAATCATTATTGATTACAAACCTATGATAACTAATGAAGCACTATCCACTAAACTAGACTTAGTTTTAAAAAATCAAGAAGAACTTAAGGCAATGGAGATGTTAGTTCTAAAAACACTGGATTATCTTATACAACATGAGAAAGGCCCAGAAGATTTTATTAGAAACATCATAGCAAATATTGCTGGAGACGAAATAGAATGGAATAGAAGAGGTAAATTTACTAAATAGTATGTTAGATTTAAACAAATTAGAAAAAGAATTAGATTCTATCTCAGAGGAAACTGATAAGGACTCCTTGATGGAATTTATCAAAAGTCTAAAACTCAAAATTAAAGAAGAAAATGAGAGAATTAAGTATCCATTTGAACTATTTGGAATTGAGTGTAGTTATGGTTGGTATGGATTAATTCTTCCGTTGTATTTTGCAATACAAAAATATAACAAGGATAAACCTGAAGAAGAACAAATTCATATTGATCAAATTAAGGAAAAATTCGGTGGATTACGGTTTTATATCTCTAATGCTCCAGAGAAATTTCTGGATTGGGCAAGTAGAATTGAAGATGAATCCTATAAAGTATGTGAGTTTTGTGGAAGTGTTACGGACGTAACTACAAAGGGAAGAGGATGGATAACTACTCAATGTAAACGATGTAGAGAAGATGAATAAATATAAAGTTAAGGTATATAAAACTGTAGTACATGAATTCCTTGTGGATATTTATGCCAATTCTGAAGAGGATATTAAAAAAATTGTAAACGATTCCCCAGATGCAGATGATATTATTGATACTATAGATACTGAGGATTTGCATTTTGAGGATTCAATCTATAATCCAAACCTCAAAGAAATGTGTGATTGGGATTGGATGTTAGATTCTTACAATGAGGATATAATAGAAGAAACCTATGAATTAGGCCCAATAGACGTAAAGTAAATAACAAATTCAAATTAAGGAAAGATCCTTTGACAACTAATTTTCCATCCACATATCGTCCAATACCCTGGAATTAACTGTGGTTGCTTAAGTTGTATTGTTTCACAATATAAACTTAAACATTTATGGAAAAAATCTCTATTTCAGTAGATAGAGAATTAAATCTACTGACGCAATATGGTCTTACCGCAGAGGAATGGTGGATCATTAAATTATTATTCCTCGCTAGCTATCCAGAAAGTAGAGTTCAACCTTTGGAAGAATATTCTAAAATCGTTGGAGGATTGAAGCTAGATATAATTGAATCTCTACAAGCAAAAGGAATCTTAAAGAAATTTAAGGTTAAGAAAACAGATCATCTTGATATAGATGATATTCAATTTAATTTCGTAAAAGGAGAAGATGGTAAATCTTATCCAGATATCCCCTTCACAGCAAACTTTATTAAAAGTTTTCTAAAACATTCTGGAGAGTTAGGTAAGGAACTATTTCAAGCCTATCCTAAATTTATTTATATTAATGGTCAACCAGTGGGCGCTCGTAATATTACTACAGGTAATCATTTTGGCAGTATGGAAGATTTCTTTTTCTTTTATGGAAAAACAATTAAATGGAATCCTGAAACGCATAATCAAATAATGCATTTACTTAATTATGCGTCAGAGAATAATTTAATTAATTATAGTATAGCTACATTTGTAATTAACCAGAAATGGAGAGAAATACAGGCAGCTATACAAGAGGGAATCGGAACATATCAATCTAGTATTCTGTTATAATGGGAATAGTAGATTCACTATATAAAAGAATTAGGGCAGGAAGAGAGGGAAATAACATTGGTATTCCTACTGGACTTCCAGACTTAGATAAATATACCTATGGTATTCAAAGAGGATTTATGACTACTATCTTTGGAGATTCAGGGGCAGGTAAAACTACTTATACTTTATTTACTCATGTATATAGACCAATACAATATTCAATGGAACATCCAGATACTCCTGTGAGTATTTTGTATTTCTCATTAGAAATGGGACCAGAAGTTTTATTAGCTAAATTGTTAAGTTTATATATATCTGATCAGTATCATGTAATGATTTCCTATAAAGAAATTTTATCCTTAGGGGAAATTCTAGATGATGAAAAATTTGAATTGATAGAGAAATCAAGACCCTGGTTGGATAAAGCGGAGACTTATTTAACTATTTATGATAAATCTGTTGATGCAGGAGGAGTATATACAGTAGTAAGAAGTTGGTGTTCTGCTTTTGGAGAGTTTGAAGATGACGATTTTGCAGAAAGGTTTGTTCCTAGTGATGATAGAAGATATAAAATAGTAGTTATTGACCATATGAGACTTTTAAGTGGGGCTGATAAAAGAGCTGAAATTAATAAATGCGCTGACTATATGATTAAACTTAGGGATTTATGTAACTTAACAGTAGCTCTAGTTCAGCAAGCTAATAGACAAATGAAATCTATGGAAAGGAGAAATGGAGGTTATCAAATGTTACAGCTTGATGATATTGCAGATGCATCAGGTTCAGCTCAAGGTTCTGAAATCGTAATAGGTATATATTATCCACATAGAGAAAAAAGGTCAACCTGTGAAGGTTACGATATTAAGAAATTAAGAGATCATGCTAGGATTATTCAAATCCTTAAGCATAGATATGGTATTTCTGATATAATGAAAGGGGTATTATTTAGAGGAGAAGTTGGATATTATAAAGAATTACCTAACCCAGATAAGGAAGCTCTGAATTATGAAGAACTATTGGATGTCAATTATATATTCGGAGAAAAAACACTAGATGAGTTTACACAATCAGATGAACATGAGGAATGCACTTCTACTGAAGATTTACTTAGTAGAAGTGGAAATGGAATAAATTTTAATTTTACATTTGATTAATGGCGAATTTAATTGGTATTGTTGGAGAAGCCGGTAGTGGCAAGAGTACAAGTATTGGATTCCTTAATCCAGAAGAGACTGTAGTAATTAGTGTCGCAAACAAACCTCTTCCAATAAAGGGATTTGTAAGAAAATACAAAGAACTAAGTAAGGAAAATCCTAGAGGTAACTTATTAAATGAATCTAATGTCAATAACATTTTATTCTGGTTAGAGGTGATCAATCAAAAAAGACCAGATATTAAAAATGTTGTTATAGACGATGCTCAATATCTGATGTCATTTGAATTAATGAATAGAGCAGAAGAGAAATCATATGATAAATTTACCCAAATAGCGTCACATTTTTACACTATTTTAAAAAAGGCTATGATAATGAGACCTGATTTAAATATTGTGTTTATGATTCATTCAGAGAATGTAGGAGATGCATTAAACCCACAATATAAAATGAAGACTGTAGGTAAAATGTTGGATACTGCAATTACTCTAGAAGGATTATTTACATATGTAATCTTTACAAGGAAGAGATTGAATGATGATGACAAACCAGTGTATGAGTTCGTTACTAATTATGATGGGACCAATACTGCAAAAACTCCAGCAGGATGTTTTGACTCATTAACTATTCCTAATAATTTACAGTTGGTAGTTGATGCTATTTATAAATATAATAACGAAGAATGATAAATATCTCATTTGACTTTGATCCTAATAATTATGAAGTAACTAATATAAAAGTTACTTCAAAAGATCAATCTGGATTGGATAAGGTAATTTCTCAAATGAAAGAAGTTATACCAGAATCTTCCAAACCAAAGTCAACTAGAAAAAAGAAAGAAAAAAATGAAGATATTATCAAACTAGAAGATAATAAAATTGTTCTTACTCAAAAACTATTGGATATTATAAATGCAGAACCTGGAGATAGAATCAGCATTCAATATAAGGAATTCAATGGTATATATAACCCAATTATAGCTAAATCAGAAGTATTTGCAGATCCAGAAGCAGGAAATAAACTTACTAAAAGTATGACTGTTTCATATAGAGGAAAACAAAGAGATGAATTAGCTATATATGGTGAGGAATTTACATTTGAAGAAACTTTTGAAGGTTCAGAAATATGTAAGTTGATTGGGAGCAATGAAATAAAAGCAGATAATAAAGTATTCAAGAGAAATAAAGATCTTGAACCATACGATGAGATAGATAACTCAAGTGTTCAAAAGAAAACTCCTACTAAAGGAGGAGTAGATGGGATGAATTTTACTTATACTCCAGATTTGCCAACGAGTAAATCTAGAGCAAATTCAGGTATAAATATTGAACAGTTTGGATTTGGAGTAGATAAGAAACCTTTAGATTTAAGTGACTTTGATGATATTGATCTTTAATTTTTAAATATATACTTTATGACAGCAATGAATTTTAATCTTAACCAACCAGTAAAAATCGCAGGTGATTCTAATTTCCTAAAAGGTGATGCAATTTATGATGTGAAACTAAAGGAAGTAAAAGAGGAAGTAGTTAAGAGTAAAGATAAGGATGGCATTCCAGGACAGGAATATAATGTATTAACTATGGTCTTTGCAGAGGTAAACGAACAAGAAGAAATAGATGAAAATAGTAAAGAATTCCATGATAAAACTTTCCCTATTACAGAGCAGTCTACAAAGAGAACTGCTAGAAAAGTAAAAGTAAAGAAAGATGGAGTAGAAGTAGAGACGGAAATTGAAAATCCTTCAATGTTTGAATCTACTACGTGTAAATTTCAATTGTACCTAGAAAGTTTATGTCCTAAACTTTATGCAGATATTACTTCTGGTAAAAAGACTCTAGCTCCTAAAGGATGGGATGAATTCAAACAGGTAATGATTAAGATCTTTACGCAAGTTGCAAAATCTGAGAATAATCCAGTTTGTAAATTAAAATTATTGAAGAATAATAATTTTGCTAGTCTTCCAATTTTTACTAGTCTGTCTAAGGATGGAGATTACTATGTAAGTAATAGATTTATTGGAAACGTTGAAATGCTTGCTAAGAAAAAACAAGAAGTAGCATTTACTCCTTATGAGTTACAAAAGATTAAGGAAAGACAAGAAGCAGTAAAAAGTGCTGCTACTAAAGCTCAATTAATGGGATCTGCTCCTATTACCGAAAAACCTCTTGAGGCTGGAGCTACTAATTTGGATGATATTAATATTGATGATATTGATCTTTAACTAAATGCAATTAGAGTTACGCCCAGTTCCTGAAAAATTATCTCAGGAGGTGCTACTTAAATATAATTCTGAGGAGACTTATATGGAGCACTATCTTGGGATACCAGTGAAAAAGGGCTTATTTAAGTCTCCACTACGAAGAGATAATACCCCCACGTGTTCTTTTTATAGAGACAGTTGTGGAAGGTTAATATTTAAAGATTTTCGAGGAGATTTTTATGGTAACTTTATTGAGGTAGTTAAATACAAATATGGTGTTTCATATCCTAAAGCATTAGCTATTATAGCTAATGACTTTGGGATAAAACAAAATCCAGAGTTAAAAGTAAATAAATCTTGTATTAAGGAGTACTCAAATAATAAATTAGAGAAATCTGAGGAATCTATTATTAAAGTAAAGATTAAAGACTTTACAGAAGAAGAATTAGATTGGTGGAGAAGTTATGGAATAACTCTAAATACATTAAAGAAGTTTTTTGTATTTTCATGTGAGATTGTATTTCTTAATGATCAGATTTATTCTTATTCTTCTTCTACTAGTTTTAATTTTGGATATTTTTACCCTTCTAAAGACAATAATAAACAGTATTGGAGGATTTATTATCCTCAAAATAGAAAATATCGTTTTATATCTAATTGGAATAAGACAATGATACAAGGTATTCATATGATGCCTAAGTCAGGTGAATTTCTAGTTATAACTAAATCCATGAAAGATGTGATGTTGTGTTATGAATTAGGCATTCCAGCTATTGCTCCTAATTCTGAGAATTTATTTATAACGGATTCTCAATGGGATAATATAGTAATTAAATTTAAACATATTTTTCTGTTATATGATACTGATCTAGCAGGAGTTGCCAATAGTAAGAGAATAAAAAAGAAATTTCCTAAAATACAAGTATTGTTAATTCCTAGGAAATATAAAGCTAAAGATATAACTGATTTATATAAAAAACTAGGAACTGAAAAGATGTTAAATTTAGTTGAAGAGGCTAAGAAGTATTATTTACAGTAGTGAGAGACTTAAAAATAATTATAGACATAGATGATACAATAAATTCCTGGATGGAATACTATAAGAAATGGTTTGATACTGATAATCATCCATATAGATTACAAGACCATATAATAACCAAGAATGTTTTTAAACTAAGGCATAATAGAGATTTTTGGTTAAATGTTCCTAAATTAAGGGACGTGGAATCTCCTATAGTTGCATATTGTACTAAGAGGATAAATCCTAAATCTTATACTAAAGAATGGTTAATTAAAAATGGATTCCCAAATAAACCTATTTATCAAATGTTATATCAGCAGGGAAATAAAGCTAGATTAATTAAAGGAAAATGTGATGTATTTATAGATGATTCAGTATCTAATTTTAAAAAATGTAATGAATCTGGAGTATTTACTTTATTAATAGACGCTCCCCACAATCAGCATTTTGAAACTAATCTTAGAATATATTCCTTGGAATATGATGAAATAAAAGAAAAATATCATGAATACTATAATATTAAATAGATTAATTCAGTATATTGATAGTGATACACACTCAAAAGAGGTAACTAGAGTTGTATCTAACCTGCCAGAAGAATTCTTGAGAAGTTTTGATTTTGATTATGTTAATGAGATTATGGAGTCTAAGATTTATGGTATAGATCTTAAAGACCTATATTGTATTCTAGTTACAGCAATTATCGATCTTTATATTGAAAATAAATTAATACAAGAAGTTTGGTCTGATATTTTTAAAAGTGATATACTAGAGTATATAAATTCTGAAATAGAGTTTAAAGAAAAAGTGATTCATATAGATTTTACTGGAAGAGCACAATCTAAAGAAGAAAAGAAATATATAGATCTAGCATATAATTGTATTATAGATATTTGTAAAAACCTAGGATTTAATACTTTGGATATTGAAAAAGATATTTCTATAGAGAATAATGAACTTGGGGAATATACAGAAAATTATGAATATTCTTCTGAAATTATACACTTAAAAAAATGAATATGGAAAAATCACAAGATATAGTTGAATTAGAAGAAGCAGACAAACTATTTAAGCAAATGGCTTCCTATAATTGTTCCCTTAGTTGGCTGTTATATGAAATATCTAAGACTAGGTATAAATTTAGTGAACAAAACTATTTAAACATTGCATATGGATTAGATCAATCTAAAGTGGCTTATTTTACACTTCCTGTAAAAGATGTAGATATAATGGAATTGTTTAATAGAAATATGTTTAGAAATATTATATTTGAGTATTTAGATAATTACTTTGGAGAATACAACAGAAAGTTTATTAACATGATAGTAATTCCGGATACTGATCAATATGCATTTATGCAAGTTTCATCTAAAGAATCTAAAAATCAGATTGAGAATGCTTTAAAAGAAATACTCCCGGACCATGAAGAATATATTAAAATAGAAATTCTTTAATAAATAATTTAAATTAATGATTAAAGAATCAGTTCTTGATAAATATGTAATAACACCTGATTATGAATCAGTTGAACGTAGGGAGATAGATGATGCTACATATTTTGGATCTGAATATAAAGAATATATATCTAATTCTAGACTAAAACTAATTAATCCTGATGAAGGAGGTTCCTTTGAAACTTTTTTAAAGGGATTACAATCTTCTAATTCATCTTCTTTTGATCTTGGTACTGCAGTACATGAAATAATTCTGCAGGAGGATTTATTTGAAATATCTAATCAATTAAAGCCGACTGCAAAAGCAGGACAAATGATTGATAAAATATTTTATTATCGTAACAAGCAAGATGAAAATGGAAGATATTTATATAAAATAGGAGAGTCTATTATTTATGCATCAGAAGATGTTAACTATTATGTGAAGCAACTTACTAAAGATAGAATAAAAGCACTTATGAAAGTTGGTTGGGATTATTATAAGTATCTAATGAATATGAAATTCTTTAAACCAAAGAAGGAACAGATTGTGTTAGATAAATCTACTAGACCAGCAGCATTAGCTTGTATTGAATCTATAAGAAGAAATCAAGACGCAATGGATTTACTACGTCCAGATGCTTTTAATTTCATGAATAATGATATAATCAATAGAAATGAAGATGCCATTATTATGAAGGTAAATGTTACTTTTCCAGATAGTTTAACAAATCCAGATGCTAAAACCGTTTCTCAAGATTTAGCATTAAAAGTTAAAATAGATAATTGGAATATAAATTTAGATGATAAAACCATTGTTCTCAATGATTTAAAAACCACTAGAAATCCTACATATATGTTTCCAGGTAGTACTCGTAACGAAACTGGAGAGCATTTAGATGGGTCTTTTCAACACTATCATTATTATCGTCAAATGGGATTCTATATTTGGATTCTCCATCAATATATAAAAAAGGAATTTCAGATAAACTTAAATGATTTTACTACTAACGTGAATATGATAGTAGTATGTACTTCTCCCAATTATAACTATAAATCTGAAGTATTTAGAGTTACTAATGAATGGATAGAAAAAGGATTTAAGGAGTTTGAAAGACTTTTAAAATATGCTGCGTATGCATTATATAATAGAGATAGTATATTAAAAAGTGTGGGTTATGAGTTGTGGGATTGATAATTATAAGGTTAATGATATAGTCAATAACTTTAAATTACTTAACTATGACGAAAAAAAGGCATTTATACATAGAGTATTTAGTTTCCACCTATTAACTGTTTCTGATTTAGATAATAGGTTTGCTTTAATATCCATGTTAAATGCATTATTTAGGGCTTATAAATTAAAACATCCAGACGAAAAAATGGATATATTTATTTCTAAGTTACTAAAAGATCAAATGAATAGTATAGATAAAGAATGGATAGAAACCTTTTTACCTTTTGCTGAGGAAATTGCACAAAATTGTGATTCAATTAACACATATGGACTAAAATCAGCAGCAGATTTTAAAAAGGAGATTTGTAAAATCTTAGATTTCGTCCTGCCATTTTAGTAGATAAAAATTAGATAATTAGATAAATCCAAGAAATTTAACAAATTTTTTACCTGAAAAATTTAAATTTTTATTTCAGCAAATTTGGAAAGTTTCGAAAATTCCCTTATCTTTGTATTATAAAATTTGAGGAAAATAATATATTTATTAATAATAGTTTAATTTAAAATTTTTGATGATTATGGCAAAATTATTTACTAGCATCGTTTATGGTTATGACAAAGAAGAAGCAATGAAAGATCTTAACTTAGAGATTCCTCACAATGCAACAACTAAGTGGAGAAATATGGGAGAACCTACTTTCGGAAGTCCTAAATTTATTGAATTTGCACAGGAATTTATTGCAAATAAGAAAATTACCCCTGGTGGTGGAGCTTATATAGTTAAAAATCCTGCACAAAAAGATACAAGACTTCGCCCTTATAGTATTGTTTCCTATAAAAGAGAAGGGAAAACTAAATGGGAAACTAAGTATAATATCTGTGAATTTGATGCAGTAACCAGAGAAATCGGTGCAGTTGTAAACAATGAAGCATCTACTAAAGCTGAGGCTGAGGCAATTGCTAAAGAATTGACTACAGCTAATAAAAAATCCTATATCTGTATTAAGAGAAAAGAAGTGGTTGTAGATGATGAGAATAAGACAGGTAATGATTTACAATTTGAATGTATCTATACTCCATCTAAATCTGCTGAGAAAGGAGAATTTTATGTATTTGGTCTTGTACAAGAATAATAAGACATTTTAGACTTTCCTTAAGGTGTATGGTAGTTTTTATAAACTATCATACACCTTTTTTATTTAAAATTTTTATATAAACGTAAAGTATTAACGGCGTTGCTGCCTAAAAAGTGCATTAAAATATGGTAGAAAAAGTATCTAAAGAACAGTTGTTAGAGATTAGTAGAGATTTGAGTATTCAAAACTTTAAAGACTTAGAAGAATTATATGGAATTACTCAAAAATATTTGTTTGGAAGGTTATATATTAATAAAGATATACTTCCTCAATCTGTTTTAGATGAATTGAGACATTTTTATAAAACATTGGCCAAAAACTCTGGAGTTGGAGTTAATCCATATATTAAAAAACAAAAAATTGAAGACTCAGCTGTTACAATATCCTCTGTTTGGGTAAATGAACCTGGCATTATGCCTAGTGTTATAGATGTAGAAGACTCCGAGGATGAATATGAAGGAAGAGTTACAGGAGAGAGTGTAAGAGATTGTAACGGTAGGATTAAGGAATATAGATATAAGATTTTGGTAAGAGATAAGGATCCTATTGAAGGAACTTTAACTCCAAACCAAATGCAAACTTTATATTTTCAATATTCTAATGAAGGAGCTAAGTTGTCTGCTAGAAAAGTATTAGAATCTTTTCCCCAATTTAATATTAATGAATTAAAGAAAGTATTAAGAGCATTTAATATTACTAAAGACTGCAAACCATTTGCTCCACATTTTGTAGAATCTCATACTAATGAGGAATTAACAGAATTATTATTACAATATTCTGTAGATAGAGCAGCTAAAAATGCCAATAAGGATGAGATTAAATATAAAAATAGTATTATTAATGATCAAGCTAAAGAAATTGATAAACTAAAACAAGAAAGAGAAAACATTACTTCTTGGTTTAAGGATATTAGTATTCCCTCAGCAATAGGGTCCCTCCAGATGCCGAAACAGGCAACAAGTAGTAGATCTTTAATTCTATATCCTTCTGATTGGCATATTGGATGTTATTTAAAACCTAACTCAACTTTTTATCATCCCTATGATATTGAAGAAATTAAAAAGAGAATTTATAAACTAGTTAGTCCTTTTTCTGGTCAATACTTTGATGAGATTATTATAGCTAATCTAGGAGATACTATTGATGGCTTTGGTGGACAGACTTCAAGAGGAGGACATACGTTACCTCAAATTCAAGAAGGAGATAAACAGATTTATAATTGGTTTATTGAAGCAATGATATATCTATTTGATTTAATCCACGCTAATATTGGACATAATAATATTAGATATTATGCAGTTGGAGAAAGTAATCATGGAGGAACAGGAGAATGGTTATGTCAGAAGTCTTTAGAGAATTTATTACTACAAAGATACCCAAATGTTCAGACTACTATATCTAATGGAGTATATGAAATGTTCTCTGTATATAATGAGAACTTTATTATTACTCATGGAAAGGATAATTTAAATATGTTTAAAAATTTACCACTAACTGTTAACAAAGATCCTCAAGCTCAATTAAATATTTTAAATTTAATGTTGGATAAATTTAATGTTACAAAAGCCCATTTCATTAAAGGAGATTTACATCAATCCGCTACTACTTTTGGATTAAAGTTTAGATATAGATCTGTGGGTTGTATGATTGGAAGTACAGAATGGTCAGGAGCTAATTTTGGAGATAATGATGCTTATTTAGATTATGATATAGTAAACTCCAATGGGAGTATTTTAGAAGGTAGAACTAAATTAAATTAATAATCATGGAAGTAGATATTAATAAACTCCTAGAGGGTAAAGCAACTAAAATTAAAAATAAGGATTACCTTCCTACTAGAGATTATGTAGAACCCTTTATAGATAAAATGTCTAGATTTACTGATAACTTTATTTGTCAAGTAAAACTTCCAGACCAAATAACTTTAACAGAGGATACTAAAGATATAACTTATAATAGGGTATACATTCAAGCAGTCCTTCCAGAATCTTATTGGGAATATGAGAATCATAAGGAAGTTATTGGATTAGTTTATGGATTAGATGTGAGGAAACCTATATATAAATTATATAGGGGAGGATTAAATATGGCATGTACTAATTTGTGTGTATTTAGTCCGTCATTCTTGAATGTTCAAGAAATAAAACCAGGAGAGGAATTAGATTATTCTCCTATTAAGAATATAATGGAATTAACTTCCGATTTAGAAAGTACTCTAAAGAAAATGAAGAATACTTACATAGATAGAAGTTCAGATTCTATACAAAAGCAACTAGGCAAATGGTGCGATTTTGTATTAAGAAATGAATATAACTCCGGATTAAGTAAGGTTAAATTATCTACTGCAACCGCAATAGATGCTTATAAGGATTTATTTATTAAAGAAGATTCTAACTATTATATTCCAGATGATGAAGAGGCAAGTATGTTCATGATATATAATGCCTTTACTGACATTATATCTCATGATTCTAAGGATATAATAAACACAGCAGAGAAAACTCTGTTGTTAAGTCAAATGTTATTAAATATTTAAATGGCAAACAGTACAGCATTAAACGACTTTATCTTTCAAAGTAAGTATGCAAGATATAACTCTATTCTAGGAAGAAAGGAGATATTCTCTGAATCTATAGATAGAATTATGAATATGCATATAACTTATTTAAATAAGAAACATCCAGATGTATTAAATCATTCTGATTTTGTCAATGACTTCATGGAAGCATTTGAAGCCTACAAACAAGAAAAAGTATATGGTTCGCAAAGAGCATTACAATTTGGTGGAGATCCAATATTAAGGAAACATTGTAGACAGTATAATTGTGCCTTTACATATGCAGATAGATTAGAGGTATTTAAAGAGATAGAGTGGGTTTTATTATGTGGATGTGGGGCTGGAGTAAGTGTAGAAAGAAAGCATGTAAATAAGTTACCCAAAATGCTGGACAAACTATCTGATGAAACAAGAGTTTTTAAGGTTGAGGATTCTATTGAAGGATGGGCGTTAGCCATTCATCAAATAATTCAATATTATTTTGTTAAAGATACTCCATATCCTAAGTTTGATTATTCTGGAGTTAGAAAAAATGGAAGCCTTATATCAGGAGGATTTGTTGCTCCAGGGCCAGAAGGATTAAAGAAAGCTATTGATAGAATACAAACTTTATTAGATAAGGTGCATAGTACCACTAAAAAACTTACTCCTTTAAATGTAACTGATATTATAGCTTTTTGTGCAGACTCTGTATTGTCTGGTGGAGTAAGACGATCCGCATTGATTATTTTATTTGATCCAGAAGATGAAGAGATGTTTAATTCCAAAACAGGTGATTGGTTTTATACAAATCCTCAAAGGGCTAGATATAATGCATCTGCTGCATTAGATAGAGATAAGGTTCCAATTGAATTGTTTTATAAGATATTTAATGCTACTAAGCAATTTGGAGAACCTGGATTCTTTTGGAGAAGTGATGAAGGCTTAGGTTGTAACCCTTGTGCAGAGATTGGATTTAAACCAGTTATTAATGGTAAGACTGGATGGCAATTCTGTAATTTAGTTACTATCTCTGGTAGGAATATAGATTCAGAAGAAGACTTCTATTCTGCATGTAAACATGCTTCCACTATAGCTACCATACAAGCTGCATATAATGAGTTTCCATTCTTAGGAGAAGTAACTGAGGAATTAGTTAAATCTGATCCATTGATTGGAGTCTCTATTAGTGGAATTATGTGTAACCCTGAAATACTATTAGATCCTAAGGTATTAAGAAATGGTGCTAAAGTGGTATTAGATCAAAATACTAAAATCGCTAAAGCATTAAATATTAATATAGCTACTAGAACCACTACTGTTAAACCTGATGGTAATTTTTCTTCTATGACTGGCAATACACCAGGTTGTCATGGTGCTCATGCTAAAAGATATATTAGAAGAGTACAAGTAAATAAAGAGGAAGAAGCAGGGAAGATTTATAAAAAGGTTAATCCTAAATCTGTAGTAGAATCTATATGGTCTAATAATCACACAGATGATTGTATAATGTTTGCTATAGAAGAAGATGATGATGTAGTATTAAAATCAGAACTTTTAGGGTTAAAACAATTAGAAGTTGTCCATACATTGTATAATAATTGGGTTGTTCCTGGAAATAGAATTGAGAATAATCCAATCCAAAATAATGTTTCCAATACTGTAATTGTTCCAGATAATCAATGGGATGTTGTAGCTAAATATATTTATGATAATAGATATACCTTAGCAGGAGTTTCGTTTATTCCTCAATCAGGAGACCTTGATTTTAACCAACCTCCATATACAGAAGTATTACTCCCATCGGAATTGATTGATAAATATGGAGAAGGAATTATTTTTGCATCTGGATTAATTGTAGATGCAGAAAAGATATTTGGAAATTTATGGAAGGCTTGTGATACCTTTAATGGAATTGGAGAAAAATTATATGCAACCACGGCTGATGCTAAAGAGTTTATAAAGGAAATTAATGTCTCCGAAAATCCAGATTTATTAGATAAACCACATTATGAATGGATTCATGCAAGTAATCAAGAGTATAACAACTGGTCCAGATTGCTACAAGAATTGAACTATTCTGATGAATTTATTGAGGAATTAATGGATAATGAGGTAGAAATCCCAATAGCTGAAGTTAAAAGATATCTAGACAAAACAGCATTTAATCATGTAAATAATCTCAATAATAAAAGAGATATAATGAGAAGAATGAAGAAATATGCAGACAAATATTTCTTATCTGATTATAAAACTATGATTAATGCCCTTAAATCTGTTCAACTTTATCATGATTGGTGTGACATAACCAAGAATTATAAACCTGTCGATTGGACTAAAGTTAAGTGGAAAAATGTATTACTCAATGCTGACGAAATGGCAGGAGGAGCTTGCAGTGGAGGTCAGTGCGAAATAACCAAATTATGAAAACATATACTATTAAATTTGGAGTATTTGAAAAGTGGTACTCTATCAACGAAGTAGAGGTTGAAGCTAATTCTAAAGAAGAGGCGGAAAATATTTTTCTAGAAAATTATGGAGAATATTATCAGGATGCAGTTGTAATAGAGAATGAATATGAGGATATGTTAGATGAAGATCCTGATATATTAAGTATTGAATGATGAATTATATCGTACCTTATATCTGTGATTCTACAGATAAATATTTAATCCAAGATATAACATTCAACACTAAAGTTGAAGATATCTTAGATAATTTAAAACCTAAATATACTACAATTATTCTTAATGATTTGATTAATGATGCTCATAGAATAAATAGGATTGTTTTAGAGTTAGGAGTAAGAACAAAGCAACCTCTTACAGTAGTATATTGGTCGGATTATTCAGATTCTATTTTGGAACATTTAAATTTAGGGCTATTTAAATTTGTTAAGATCGGATCTTATAAGGAAGAATTTGGAGATTTATCTAATCCTAATACTAACCAAGCTGTCTATGAAATTATTCATATACCAGACACTACTTTAGATTTCGTTAATCACTATGATTTAGTGATCAAGGATATAACTAGAAAATACTATAAGAATGTTAATTAAAATTGTATTAAGCATAGCTATTATTACTTATGTGTATCTTCATTATCGTATTTATACTAATGCTGATACTTTAGTAAAAGACATACGGAAAGAATCAGATGCTGGATTGCAAACATTCATTGAAAATCAAGTAAAATTTAATGGAGTTTCATACTTAGTATTCTTAATAATGCTTTGGTTTGCATGAAGGTAAATTTTGTTTATAATAGTTTAATAAACAATATATGTATAGATGAACTATTTGATGGAATAGAAGAAGAAATACATATATTTGATATGTCTTATCCAAAAGAGGCAAAGAAAGGAAGGGTTGTATTGAATAGGTACGCTGCTAAAGAACTGCCTTTTATGGAGATAGTAGATGAAACAATTATAGATACAGAAACTGGATGTAAAAAAACAGAAAATCTTATTTATGTATCCTATGGTGAAGTAAATAGGGAGATAACCAACAGAGATATTAAAGAAATACTTAAAACTTATAAGAAATGAAGGTCTATATAGTGGAATCACATTGGGGAGAATATGAAGATAAATATTCCTGTATCGAAGGAGTTTTTGATTCTTTTGAGAAGGCATCTAAATATAAAGAGAAGATAGAAAGAGATAATTGTTTAACAGAATCAGAAGAACAATTATATTATAAACTTCAAAAAGAGATACTAAAAATTGAAAGTTCTCTTTTGTATAAGGATTTACCTCTAGACAGTGATCAATGGGATGAAGAAGTGGCTCAAATATTTAGAGAACAAACAAATTATGAGCTTGAATATTATAATTCTTTAGAGCAAACTCTATATACTGATTATAAGTACTGTAATATTATTGAAAAAGAAGTAGAATAATGTATTTGGAAAGTTACGAACTCTTATGTCATATATTTAAGCTTAATCCTAATGACGATAATGCTGAAGAACAACTAGAAGATTTATTATATGAAAATTATGGAATTGTAGATTTGGAAGGTTTAGACAATCTTTTAGAATTACTGGTTTCATATTGTGATGTTGGTACATCCATATTAACAGGAATAACATATTGTGGATTTGCGGACAAGGAGAAACAATGTTGGTTATTACGTAAACGAGTATGACATCAGAGGATTTAAAAATCAACGATATAATTACTGTAGAAGGTAGGGAGGAAGATATTACACTAGAAATAGTTAATATTACTCCCAATTCTATAGGTTACAGGTTCTCAGGCATGAAAAATGTTTTATGGAAAACTAAAGATGATTTTGATGAAATATTTAAGATAAAAGAAAAGATTAAAGAAGGAGATGGTAAATATTGTGGAAAAGGAAAAAGAGCTAATTCTCCAAACGGAGGGCTAGCTAGAAAGTCTAAAAAGAAATAATTTAAACTTATGGCAAAAGTTAGAGTTAATATTGTGAATAAATCAAATAATCCATTACCTAAGTATGAAACTGAATTATCTGCAGGAATGGACGTGAGGGCTGATTTTAGTAATATCACTGTGGATACCCCTATTAAAGCATATGGAGATAGTGAAATGATTTTTAAAGGAGAGGGTAATAAAATGAATATTCTTAGGCTAGCTCCAGGTTCTAGAGCATTAATTCCCACAGGATTATTTGTAGCTATTCCAGAAGGATATGAAATTCAAGTAAGACCAAGAAGTGGATTGGCATTGAAGGAAGGAGTAAGTTTAGTGAATTGTGTAGGAACTATTGATAGTGATTATCGTAACGAAGTAGGAGTCATTGTAATAAATCATGGATTAACTAGTATATATATTGAAGAGGGAGAAAGAATCTGTCAGTTTGTACTAAATAAAGTTGATCAAATTGTATGGGAACCTGCAGATTCATTAAATGAGACTGATAGAAAAGGAGGATTTGGCCATACTGGTAAACTATAATGGATTACTATTTCTTTGAAAAACTAGCTCCTAAGGAATGTTCAAGTACTATTAATATAGATGATATAGAACCAAATGAGGATTGGGATGAGGATGATTATCTAAATGAATATGATAATGATATAGATATACCTAAAGCATCATCTGAGGATGAGGAAATTCAAAAGGAAATAAAGGGCTTACATACTCTGGACTTTGAATTGAGTTTTGAACAATTACAAGCTGTTACCTCTATAATTAAATTTATTAATTCCAGAGATGGAGAAAATGAAATGTTATTAATAGGAGGAGCAGGAACTGGTAAGAGTGCATGTATTTCTCAGGTAATAGGCTATTTAGAAAATCATTCATATGATTATCTTGCTTGTGCTCCCACACATAAAGCAAGATTAAGTTTAGAAAAATTAACTAAAACTCAAACTCTAACATTACATCAATTACTCCAACTTAGACCTAATGTAGAAGTTCAATTATTAAATTTAAGAGAATTAGAATTTCAGTGTGGATTAACTAATAGAAGAAAAAATGATAAATATATTCATATTCCTAGATTAATTATAATTGATGAATGTAGTATGATTACTAGTGATTTGTATGAATTTATTCAAAAGGAGTTAATCATAAAAAGAGGAGTAAAACTTCTTTACATAGGAGATTCGGCACAACTAAAGGGAGTAAATGATGAAACTATATCTAAAGTATTTGAAATAGATAACAAAATAGAGTTAACTAAGATATATAGGCAACAGGATGAAGCTCCTCTTTTATATATATTAAAGGATCTACGAAGTAAGCCCCTATATGAGTTTAAAGATTTTGAGTCTAATTATGGATCACTATACACAACCAAAGATGCTAAAGAATTTGTGGTTAATGCATGTAGGGAGTATAAGAATGCAATTGCTAATGAAGACCCATATCAGATTAAAATTTTGACATATACAAATAAGAGAATAGATGCTTACAATGAGTTACTGCATGGTATAATATATAAGAAGCCAACCACGGATTATTGTATAGGAGAATTTGTTACTGGGTATGACAATTATTCCGAAGGAGGTATAAAGAAAATATATAATTCGCTAGATTATATAGTAACGGATGTTCAAAGACATACAAAAGAACCTAGTGATATATTTCCTTTACCTCTAGATGGATATATTTTAACCCTAAAGGATATGATTTATGGAAATACAGAATCTGATAGTGCATTTGGATATAACAAAATATTTGTTATTTCTAAAAAAATAGATTCCTCTATTCTTCAATCCTTTATTAACCTATTTGAAAGTACTAGAATTAGAGCAGTAAATACTCCTAAAAAAACTAGTTTGTATGGAGAACTTTGGGCGCAATACTATGCATTGCAAGAATATTTTGCTTCTCCATTTGATTTGTTTTATGATGGGAGATTAATTAAGTCTGCAACTATTAAACTAGGATATGCAATCAGTACTCATAAAAGTCAAGGTAGTTCAATTAATAATGTATATATAGATTTTACAGACTTAAAGAAATGCTATAATAAAGAAGAGTTTAGACAATTAGAATATGTAGCTTTATCAAGAGCTAGAAATAATATATATCTATTAAAATAAATGGATACTACATTTTACACTGAGTTAATTAGTAGAGACTCTAATGGAAGAGTCAGAGTAGTTTATGCTACTGGTGAATGGGATAGAAATGCATGTGAGTTTACTATTAATAAACGAACAGGTTTATTAGGAGGCAAATTAACAGACCAACCAGAGAAGATAATAACTGAAGGGAAAGCTAAAAGAACTCCTTTAGAGCAAGGAATTCTAGAATATAAATCTCAGTTAAAAAAGTATTTAGATAAAGGATATAAAGATGTAAAAGAGTTATTTAATAAGAAGAAACTTAAAGATATTTCTATTGATGAAATAAATCAAGTTCTTCCGTTAGTAAAAACTGATTCTAATGGTATTCCGAAACCTATGCTTGCTAAGTCTTCTAAAGATGTAGCTACTAAAGCATTTGATAAAGAATACTATGGGTCAAGAAAAATTGATGGTGTGAGAGCATTATTATATAGAGAAGACCTCGATAATGGTGAGTGGATTGTAAGATCGGCATCCAGAGGTGGACAAAATTATGATAGTGCTATACGACATATTTTATTTGACCCTTCTATAAGAAAAATATTTGAATTATATCCAAAGGTGATTCTTGATGGAGAATTATATGTTCATGGTTGGTCTTTGCAAAGAATATCCGGTACAGCTAGACTAGAAAAAATTACCAATCCAGCAGATTTGGAAAGAACAGAAAGTTTACAGTATTGGATTTATGATATTGCAGATGATAAGAAAATATTTATGGATAGGTTAGAGATTCTTTGGGAATTAGAACCTATTATAAATGAATCTAAAAATCTTAAATTTGTAGAGCATGTTCCAATTTCTGGATGGTTAAATATCAAGAAGAAACATGATACTTATGTGAATGAAGGGTTCGAGGGTATTGTTATTAGAAGACTTGATGCTGTGTATGGATATGGTAAGAGAACTGCTTCCATGATCAAAGTCAAAGAATACCAGGATGCTGAATTTCTTATAGTTGGTTGGGAACCTGGATTAAGACCTGTAGAGGATATGTGTTTTGTAATGGAGACTAAATATGGAAGACGATTCAGGGCTAAACCAATGGGTGATAGATTAGCTAAACAAGAATATGTAGATAACATGGATAAAATTATAGGTAAAATGGGGACTGTATCATTCTTTTATTTAAGTGATGATGGAACTCCATTGCAGCCAGTATTTAAACATTTAAGACCAGAAGATGAATGATGAAATAATATTAACACATAAGTTCTTTATCTCTTTCGAAGGAGTAGAAGGTACTGAAAAATACGTTTATACAACAATTCTTGAGTTAACTTACTCAGAACTAAACTATAGCTGTATTGAAGAAAAGATAAAAACTGTGTATGAGAATATTTGTTGTGTTTCCATAAAAGACATAAAATTATTGTGGTAGTATTTTAATACTACCACTTAAATATTAAGATATGACAATCAAACCTCAATTAGAACGGCTGTTTAAAGACAAAAAACTTTCTACTGAAGATTTTTATACTATTATTATAGAGTATGTAGATAAAGAATTAGGAAGAGAACCTACTTCAGAAGAATTGGAAATAATACATAAACTATTCAAATCTGGAGCTTTTAGTTTTGAATATGTGATAGATAGAATTGGTAGTCAGCCAGGTAAATATGGTATACAGATAGAGAATTTATATTCAAAATCAGGAGAATTAATAAAACGATATGTTTATAATCTTTAAATTTAAATTATATGATAGATTTATATGATGATATTCTTGATTCATATGATGATGAAGAAGAAATAGTTAATGACTGGTTAGATGAAATAGATAATATTCCAGAAGGAGAACTAAGGAAAATCTTTAAGGAGTTAGAAACAGAAACTCCTGAAGAAGATGAGGAAAGTGATTTGTTAAACGATAAATTTAATGTATAATGTATTACAGCGATTTAGAAATGGAAGATTGTAAATTTGATTCTTTAGTTAAAGAGTATAAGGAGAGGCTAAATAAACTTGCAGATACATTATTCGAAAGAACTGATTTAACAGAATTTCAGAAATTATATATTTTACACGAATCTAGAATACTTCCCTTAGGAACTTGGATAGACGAATGTCCCGAAATATTATATAATATAATAAGTGAGGATGTAGAGTATAAATATGGACCAGTATATTTTGTGGATATAATCAATATGTATAAAGAGACTTTTGATGACATAAATGATACAATACATGAAGTATATGAATGGATTAAAGAAAATAAACTAATAGGAACACATTTGGACTGGTAATATGAAAATATTTTTAATTTCTTTTGATACAGATTGGTGTGGAGAAGATTCATATGCATTAGCATATACTATGGAAGAAGACTGTGAATCTCTTTGGAGTGCTGTAGATAATTGGGCGTATAATGAGTTTGCAGAGTGTGGACATGATTATTCAGATTTCGGATATGAAAGTGAGGAAGACTGGGAGAATGACTTCGAATTTCAATATGAGGATTATTACACTGTTTCAATAGATGAAATAGATGAAGAGGAAGCTAAAGAATATATAGATTGTCCAATTATATACGATGAGAGAAATGAAGAATAAAATTAAAGAAATTCCAATATCCAAAGATTTATGGTTATCTATACTGGCTATGGATTCTAAACATTCTTATAATGATAAGCTAAATTGTAAGTTTGTATGTGAGGAGAGAATATCTAGTAATACGTATGACAACATTTGGAGATTAGTGGTTGCAGATGCAGAAACTAATACTTTGTGGTGTATTAAATATGTTAGATTTATTAATGACGGTAAAATGGATATTGATATAAATAATCCTTATTATTGTAAAATATATAAGATATGATGGCCAATCAAATAAATGGGTTTCTAAGAGAGAAATGGTTAAATTTGGAAATATCTAAAATTAGAGAAATTCAAGAAGGAATTGAAGGATTAACTGATGATGTATTAATTCTTATATGCACAAATCAAGCATTTTTTGTAGATGTAGACGGAGGTATGGATTTAGGATATAATGAAGAAATGGCTGATCCAGAATGTTCTATAGAAAATAGATTTAAATCCTTCTGTTCTAGATTAAAAGAATCTATATCTAGTATTATAGGTTATGCGTATGGATTGAAACATTATTCCAAGGAATATATTTGGAAGTTAAAATGTGATGATTATGATTCTAATGATGTAAGTACTTACCTAGAATATGTTGTTTCTGCATCTAAAGAATACCAAAAACTTCTTAATGAATTCGATTTATTTACAGAATTAACTGGAAGAACTGATTTAGAGTTAAATAAATATGAAGCCCTTATTGATGTTTTAATAGATATGAAGAACGAAGAACAAGAGGATGTTCTAGATAAATGTACTAAAGAAATTCTATCTCTTCATAAGAATTATATTACAGATTATGAAGATTTGAACTTCGAACCTCTTCATGCAGTTAATAGACTAGCTTTAGAAAGCAATATGGTGGCTCTTGAGTTTATGCAAATATCTGGTACTAATGGAATACATTACTTGCCAGAACATAAAGAAGCTCAAGAAAATGCATATAATTCTAAGGATGATGTAACCACTCCAGATGATATAGTTAAATCCGTGTGGAATAGTGGATGGTTAGCTCCAGATGGGACATTTTATGGTTGTCCAGATTTAAGACATGCGGAGTTTGATGATGAATTGTATGCAGTATTAAAAACTCCAGAATCTGAAGCTAATGCAGAGTCGTGGTATAATACCAGTAGGAAGATAGAATCATTAGGATATATTAAATTATCTGAGGGAAGGTGGTTGCTGCCTAATTATGATTTTATCCCAACTAAAGAACAGTTGAAAGCTATTATAAGATGCCAAAAAGAAAAATATAAAACTCCTAAAACCTATTATAGAGATGGTTTCATTGGACTTGATGTAATTGAATGTAAATTAAATAATAAGGAAATTTATCCAGATGAAGATTAGAGAGCTAAAAGAATATTTGAATTCTGTTCCAGAACAATATTTAAACAATGAAGTAATATTATATGTTGAAGAGTTATTATATGATATTGGTAGCTGTAATATTGTTTCTAAAGATTTGTATTATGGAGGAACTGAACTTTTGACTGCAGAAGAATATGAGAGTACATTTGAGGAGATCCCAGATGTAGAAAATATTGTAGTGCCGAAAGGAAGTTTAATGATTAAAAATGAGACATATGTTATATAATATTTATGCAGGATTAGGTGGAGGTTTCGGAGGTGCTGATTATAAAGGGACTTGTGATTGCAATACTTACAATAATGCTATGCAAATAGCTTACGAATTGGCTGTTGAGGAGTATGAAAATTATGCAGGAATGAAAGGACTTAAATCTTACGAAGACGTCGCTATGGACTATCTTATAGAAGAGAATATTATAGATAACGAAGATGAATTTGATACATATGAACTTAGTGAGACTGATGAAGAGTATATTACTGAGCTTTATAATGATATTGTAGACTCCTGGCTGGATTATTTTGTTATTGAAACAAATGAGGATATTAATACAGAAAGATTAAAAGAGGATAATGAATATCAATTAATATAATACCTATGAGCAGAAGTCGAAAACTTCCAATTTATAAGGACAAAGGCTGGAAGAAATATTATTGGAAAAATACTAGGTCATCAATAAAAAATTCATTACGATCTCAATTATATAATGATCTAGATTATCTAGAACTTCCTAATCCTAAGACTATTATAAATGACTATACTTATAGTGATTATACTATGGATTTTAAACATATTCCTTGGGTCAAATACAAGAAAATTTGGAATAAATTTAAGAAAAGAAATTGGAGGGTTTTAGATGATAGATATTTTTATTGGTTAAATAAGTTAAGTAGAAAATGAAAATTGAAGATTTACATATATTGAGACTTCCATCTGAAACTTGTTATATATTAATGATAAAAACAAGTGGAAGGGCCAATAATTATGAAAGAGAATTAACAGCATTTCTAACCGATGCTGTTGGGGATTGTGGTGTAGGTGATGAATGGGTCTCATGGACGGATTCTGATGATATTTATGAAGAAGAATCCGAGAATTATTTAAGTGTGTTACAAGTTCCAAATGAGTATGGATGTTATAGACCATGTTGTATAGGAGCTTCAGGTAACCTTTTTGATACTGTTGTTATATTCTTTACTATTCTAGAGGATGCAAAGACTGCCCAGGAAAGATTAAATGGAGGATATAGAGAAGAAGATTTACTTTATCTCAAAAAGCAGTTTAATTTTGAGGTTATAGAGTCTAAAATAATAAAATATATTGTTAACAGATATATAGAAGAGGTATGATTAATATAGACGAATTAATAAAAAATTCTATCCTAAATAAAACTAAAGGATGGGAATTGAATGTATATAGAGACATTAAGACCAGAATAACAGAATTTAAAACAGCAAAGAATGCTAAGGAATATACTCAAGAAGAAGAATTAAAGCTTCTTAATAAAATGAGAAGAGAAAGATTAGATAGCATGGAGCAGTATAAGAATGCTGGAAGATCTGATTTGGCATTTATAGAGTCTAAACAAATAGAGATTTTAGATAAGTTACTTCCTGTAGCTCCAACGGAAGATGATATTAAAGAATACATAACAACCCATTTCCCCATTCCTAGTCCTAAAAAAGAAATGGGAAATATTATTAAGGCTGTTAAGTCTGAAATGCCTCTAGTGGATGGTAAATTGGTATCTAATATAGTTAAGTCTTTTCTGGTATGATAGACAACTTTGATTTAATTGCCTCCATTTTAATATTTGAATCGGCTGATGATTTTTATTTTCTTCAGCTGATTCAGAGAAAAAAGGAAAATGCAAACTTAGGATCTAATAATAGAGTAATAGGAAGTTACTTTATTAAAAGTGTAGAACAATTACGTTTACACGAGGAGGAAATTAAAGCTATATGTAAAGCTACAAATAGTAGAGCATATATTAATCTCAATAGACGTTCTTTTAGAAGAACTGGACTTGCAACTTTAAAAAATATAACTGATCATATAATGAATGAAGACTATGAACATATTCATAGAGCTTACACAACTGTATGTGGTCAATATAAACATGAATCTAATCCTACATTTATAATTGATATAGACGAGGAATTAGGAAGGAAGCATAATGATATGATTAGGTTTATAGAACAAGAATGTGAACCTGTTGGTAATAAATTTGTCACTATCGTTCCAACTAAAAATGGAAGTCATATTATTATGAAAGCATTTAATTTATCTAAGTTTAAGGAGAAATATCCTGATATAGATATACATAAGAATAATCCCACAATTTTATATATACCATAATGAGTAGTTATTTAAATTTTTATATCCCAAAAGGGAATATCGAAGAAGAAAAACCGTTACTTCTTACTAGTTTTAGTAGATCTAATGAATTATATTCTATATTCTATGATAATCTAAATATAGCATTTATTGGGAATGAGGAAAATAAATATACAAAATTAGAATACTCAGATCTTGAACATATATTAGATATAATGGATACAAGTATTAATAGTGTATCTAAACGAATTACAGAATTAGAAAAATATGCTAATGGCAATTATGATATAATCTCTGAAATATTAAGTTTAAAGGATTATTTAGAAGAATTAAAAGAAAACAGGGATTATGTTAGATTTATTGCGTTTATAGTTGCAGATACTACATTATACTGTAATATAGATTAGTATGAAAGTATTAAAAGGAAATAAATTGATTATGGAATGTTCTTACTGTAAAAGTATCTTTGAAATAGAACCAGAAGATATTACTACAGTAGCTGGACTTAGACTTATAAGCTGTCCAGTATGTAAAAAATCTATTGATTTAAATAAAACAAATCTTAAAGACAATGAAACTAATTAAATCCTCATTTGAGATACTCGAACAACCTACTGGAGAAGAAGGAATGTATAAACAAATAGAAAAAGTAGGGAGAGTTTGCTGGAAAAGTGAAAATAAAATAACAGAAGATTCTTATAAGAAGTTTATTGAGATGCTAAAAAATAAACAACATTTCTCTGTATTAGAACATGGGACTGTATATTTACATATTTGTAATGATTATTGGTCATTGGTTGAGAAATATACCAACAACAAATATTCAAAGGTAAAGTCTGTTTTACATGGTACACATGATCCCAATTGTTATGGAGATGATTTTGATGCTTTTATAACTACAAACTACAGAGTATTAGTAGAAAATGATTGGTTGGAAGATTTAAAATATCTATGTGAACCTACTAAGTATCATGAAAAGAGAATTACTGTAAAGTTTACTATGGATAGAATTGGATCACAATCTTTTTGTAGACATAGAGTATTCAGTTTTGCTCAAGAAAGTACCCGTTATTGTAACTATAGCAAAGATAAGTTTGGCAATGAACTTACCTTTATTATACCTAGCTGGTTAGACCTTAAAGCTGGTTCTTATTCTATTGATGATGTAGAGGAACCTTATGATAGGTGTCTTATTATTGACAGATGTACAAATGAAGAAGAAGCAGCATTTGTTAGATCCTTGTGTTATACAGAAAAAGAATATTTGCATCTTATTCAATTAGGTTGGACTTCCCAACAAGCAAGACAAGTCCTCACCAATGCTTTAAAAACTGAATTAGTAATGACTGGATTCGTTTCAGATTGGAAACATTTCTTTAAGTTAAGAGATGATAAAGATCATGCACACCCTGATGCTTATATATTAGCTCATCCTTTGCATGAAGAATTTATTAAAAGAAATTTAATATGAATAAATTTAATGTAATTATCTACGATTTTAATAGTAAGAAAATGGTCCCTTATGACATCATACCTTATTTGGTAAGATGTTATGACGAATCCAACGATAAACCATCCACTTTTGAAGAACTTAAAGACTTTATTATTAAAGAAAGTAAATATCAATGGTGGGCAAGGTGTGAATATGAAATCATCCTCTCTGATTGGCCAAATCAGGATAAAGAAGAGAAATGGGATGTGTATGAACAAGTAATGATGAATATAGATATTATAACTAATATTATATTTAAAGAAATTATGATTACAAGTCATATGGCAACATCAATATATTAAATCCCTGATAAATTTAGCATGGAAAATAAATTAGAAATTACTCAAAGAAAATCTGTATCAGATAGTCTTAGGAAATATGACTATTTAGCTAAAGAAAATTCCTTTATTGAGGTTACAGAGTGGACAAATGGGGAAGGTTATGATATAACTATAGATGAAAAAATGATAAGTCTTACAGATGGACAATTAGACGCAATATACTATTTAGTAGAAACTTTAATGTTCCAAAATAAATGAAATTGGGAGAATATGAAATATTTGAATTAACAAATACTATTAATAATGATTTAAATAATCCTAAATCTATTATTGAAGGTAAATATGATTATTCAAATATTAATAGAAATGTAGTATTAAGATTTAAATATAATTTAGATGATCAAAGAGTATATATCTTAGGAGATTCTATAGGATTTATTCTTATAGAAAATCCTGAAGATGGATTCATTGAATATCATTTATTACAATTAGATTATGGATCTTATCAATGGGAATTTGTAGAATTTCCTGATGATTATACATTTTTAGATCTTAATACTGTTAGTGTATTTAAAAATTTATATGATTTTATAAATCAAGAATTAGTTAGATCTAAAGATACTGAATATAAATTTCCTGAGAATTTATTAGAATTAGGAGATGTATATGAATATAAATTTGATTCTTAATCATAATGTCTTTAATTAATTTAGATTCTAAAACACATTTACAGGCTAAGGATTATGTTTATTCGGTTGTTATCTTTAATAAAGATACAATGAATAGCATAATCCAAGATACTATATTCTCTGTTATAAAAGGTTTTCTTCAATTGTTTTCTATCAAAAAGATAAAGTCCCAAACAGTAGGTCTAATTATAAATGGCGAATTCAGACCAAATGGAATAGTAGTTTATTGGTTAAAAGGTAAATGTAAGACAGTAGTTTTAGATAATATACCTTTCAACCAAATTGAGACTATAATTAAGCATTGTGAGGATTTAAATATTCCCCTGTATAAAGAGGTCGATTTCAACACAAAAGTGCTTAAAAACGTCTGTATTGGGCCTTATTGGACAGATAAATTAATAAAAATTCATCCATTAATTAAAAATGAAATAATGTCTAAAATTAAAATTTAAAATATATGATTAATGAAGTAACAGAAAATAAAAGGCTTAGGAAGGAAATAGATGAAAAGATTCAAGAAGTTAAAGCTCTTCCAGCAAGTAGAGAAAGAAGTTTATGTATTACAAAACTACAGGAAGCAGTAATGTGGTTGGGAATGGATTTAAAGAGATTAAATCAACCTGATCCATATCCTTCTAGTAAAGATCCTTCTACAGGAAACACTATTGAACCAACAGCTGATAACTTAACACTATGATAGAACCTAAAGATTTATTACCCTTAGGATTTGGTTTTATAGATGGGATTCCAGAGTCAATGATTTATTATATAAATCCAAGTGTATGTATTACTTATGTAAATAATACATTTGAATTAGGATTGAATGGATGTTGTTGGACTCGGTTAAATATAGATAGTATTAATGATGTAATATTAACTATAGAATTATTAAGTGATGGAGACCCCATATGTTGATTATACAGAATTCTATCAAAGATTGGAAAATGAAGGAATAAAATTAGATCCTTTGGAAGACTTAAACACTTCGACTTCATTTGTAACAGATAGTACTCCGACACAAATAGCTAAATCTACACCAATCACTAAAAAGTCCAACCCAATAATATTCACTAGGCCCAAGGATAATTCACTTACCGAATCCAAGAAAACTGAAAAAATCCCAAGCCAAAAGGAAGAAATTACTACATACATTAAAGGGTTGGATATAGATGATAACTATAAAAATTATTTAATAAAACTAGCTCAAAGGGAAAGCAATTTTAATCCTAATATTGTAAACAAACAAGGATATAAGGGATTATTTCAAATGGGAGATGCAGCATTACAGGATGTTGGAATGACCACAGATGAATATATGTCTGATTGGAAAAATCAGATTAATGCAATTATTAAATACACTGATAAACATAAAAGTCAATTATCCACAATTATTAATTCTAATGTAAATAGAAATTGGAATGGGATTCCTTTAACCGAATATGGTATATTAGGAGCTGCACATTTGGGTGGAGCAAAAGGATTGACTAATTTACTTTTGAAAGGAATAGACAAAAAAGATTCTAATCAGACAGCAATATCTGATTATCTAACATATTTTAGTTCATAATAAAAATACCTGTATAGTACTTAATAGTATTATACAGGTATTTCTTTTTCTAACCCTACAGTACCTTATGGTATTGTAGGGTTATTTTTTTTTCTTATTCATTTGAGGATGTAAAATTATCAAGTGTTCTTAAGACAGCTATATTTCTAACCGCTTCTTTACCAAAGGAGGATTCTCCCTCTACTAATTTAGCTCCAGCATCATATAAGTTTTGGACTCCTTCAATAGTAGCAGATTTCATAAATAATATAGGAGCAATGGCTGCACCTGGATTTAATTCATCTGTAGATCGTTGAAACATTTGTGTTAACATTGTTTTAGTACCCTTGTCAATATCTCCTTCTTTTTCAATAATACTTCCTAATATAAGTCTTAACATCATTAACATTAATGCTTGCCAGATAATATCTGTAAATCCTTGTCTTATATTCTGTTGTCTATATCTAAGATGTTCATAGCCTTCAAATTCTTCATTTTTCTTAAAGCCATTCTTAAAAAGATATTTCATATACCAAGCAAAACTATTAACCATTCCCTCAATAAATCTTCCAGTCCATTCCTGTGCTTTTATTGGGGTAACTTCTGTAGTTTCCTCCATTGTAATATCTCCAGTTTCCGGATCTATAGTTTCCTTTAAGTATAATAATTCCCCATTCTCATTTACTTTTTGTTTCCATTCACCTTTAGGAGTTTGATCAGTCCCACCCAATAACCATCTTTCTCTTGTAGATGAAAAGTACATCTGGAACTGAGAGAATAATTTACCCATCAATGTGTGTCTAACAGCCATAGCGTTCTCATGATCCATATATCCAAAAAGTGAATCAGAAGAGGATTTAATATTTCTTTTTTCTGCTGTGGTATATGCCATTGGCAATGCTTCTGGATTGGATTCATTAAATTTGAGATTATATCCTTCTTTATTAAATTGCTGTAAATGTGCATAATAGGCAGCTTTTTGGTTGTTGTAGTCTGGATGTGTTTTATTGCCTTTAGCAAATTCAGAATATCTTTTATCTTTTTTCCAGTCATACACTAATTTTCCATTTACTATAGAATGAGCATCTATTGCCCCATCATGATACATTTGAGCTGTTAAGAATACCATACGATTTAAAAAATCTGGGGCAGTCGTGGCCCAGTAAGGTGCTCTTCTTGCTAGTCCCCTAATACCTTTCCTATCTGAATATAGCATATAAGGTAATCCATTAACATCCATTTGTGTCATACCATATAAATGATTTAAATGTTCTAGCATAGACCAATTATCTCCAAATGGACCCCCTCCATCTCTCATAAACCTAGTGTATGCTTTTCTTAAATCATTAACAGTAAATGAATTAGCACCCAATACTCTGTTAGCAGCTCTTGAAGCCATCATATAAAACCCCTGAATAGGTTCTCTAAATAGTGAATTAGGATTCAATCCTAGCATCATAGATCTAGTAACCGCTGCAAATGTATTTATAATCTTTAGTGTTTTTTGTCTTTCTGCACCTTGTGGACCAGGTTCATTAAATATCACGGTTCTAACATATAGATCTATTTGTTTTTGAAGGTCTTCAATTGGAATTTTTCCATCATATGCATATAAATTTACTGCATTTCTCATATCATGAATAAACGGAAGAAGTTCATCAAATACAGATTTTCTAATAGACGCATGGGCAAACACATCTTCAACTAATTCAAGATTAGTTTCCCAATATGTGGTTTCTTTTTCTGATAATAGTTCTGCTCTTCTATTTTCTGAGATATTTAAAAAGTTATACATCTTGGTATAATCTGAGATGTCTTCTTGGATATACTCCTCTTGTAGTCCAGTAATTCTTCTCATATCCGCAGCTTCATTCCATTTATCTTTTATCCAATTGGAATAACTCTTATTTTTAAATTGAGTAAATGCTGTACCTCTTAATAAAGGGACATCAAAATAGTGTCCATTTTCAATAAGTTTTTGTACTTCTGGAGTTTTTATTGCTGTGGATTCAGATATGTTAGGATCTTTTATTCCTGTTCTAGTTTTATTTATAGTCCATAGGAATGATTTAAGCCATTTTCTTTCTGCATCTGATAATGTAGAATTTGGATCGTATGGGTTTTTTACCTTAAATTCGGATGTAATATTTTCATTTGAATCACGTTCAAACATATTATCAAATGATTTAGTGGAATCCTGAACTGTCCACCTACCTAGTTGTGTATAGCCCTTAGATTTATAAAACTCAAGTATTCGTTGTAAAGAGTCTTCTTTATATTTATCAAATTCTGTTCTAATTTTTTGTAACCCTAATTCTGTGGTATCTACAATAGCTTTCATTACTGGATTTTTTACTAATTCAGGGTTATCTAGCAAGTATCCATTAATTAATAGAGTTTCTTTTAAATCTATTAAATTTAGTCCTATATCATGAATATCATGATCAAGATTGAAATATATATTATTATAATGCAGTATTAACTGAGATAATTTATCATATACCACTTTATATTCATTAGAGTAGTCGGCTTTGTTGAAATTCACTTTGGGATATGCTGATTTAAGTATTTCTTGTAATTGGCGTAGCATTTTAATTTTATGCTCTCCAGTCATATTATTTAAATTATTGGAATATAAATCATATATTTGAGTACTTGCGGATTTGGTTTTCTCCGTTCTATCTTTATTTAGTATTCCTAATAAAGATACTTTAATAGCTTCTAGTGGATCTGCAAATTGTAAATTCCCATTTTCAAAATTATTCTCAATGTCTAATCTATTAGTTAAATACTTGAAATTATTTCTTAATTGGTTTAAATCTGCATATTCAGCTTGTCCTAATTTGTGATTTACTACTTGAATATTACCTATTTGGTAATTAGATAATTGATCTGATAAAGCATTAATCGCTAATAATGTTTGTAATAATTTGGCATTACCAGCTGTAGCAGTCATTACGTCTTTGAGATTTTTAGTTGCTGATGATGAGGCTACATTTGCAAGAATACTATTATATTTGTATTGTAAATTTAAATTATGTTTATTATCCACATTAGACATTGTAACAAAATTGATAATATTTGTTCCAGTATCTAAAAATGGATAAATTCCTAATTGAATTAATTCTGGAAAATCTTCTAGCAGTACATAAGAATCATTATCTATAAATGAAGAAAATATTGTTGTTAAATATGCATGAACATTACTATCCTTAAATGAAAAAGGATCTCTACTTCCCAGTTCTTTACCAGTTCTCTTTAATTGAGAGAATTGTTTCCAGATATTTATAAAATATCCTTCTTGATCATACTCTTCCTTTTCAGCTAAATAAGATTTAATGTTATCCATTAATTCAGATTCTGAATAAGATACAATACTAGGAAACTCTTTATTCTCTTTTCCATGTATATAATCTTTAAAATACCATTTATTTCCCTCTTTTTTTACATATTTTCTTTTAAATTCTTCTGCCGTAATTGAAGATATTTTTCCAAATGCGATTTCAGATAAATTATTTACATTATATGTAAAATCAGAACTTATATTTACTCTAGGAACACTTGAAGATATATGCTCACTAACAATTTTTGTGTATGTGCCCCTAGGATATTTTAAATTATCAAAGTTAGTAATAATTCTATTTTCTGTATTGCCCAATTCAAAAGAATCAAAAGACTCATTTTCATAGTCTGGATTATTTATTATAACAGGTATAATATTTAACCCCATAGTAGATACAGGAATGCCTTTATTAGCTAATAAAGCCCTATATGCGGCTAACTGATAGTCAACATTTATCTTTTTAGCTGAACTCCATTCAGATATAGGTTTAGTAGATACCTTAAAATCGTAAATATCTACATGGCCAAAATCGTCTATTGTAAGTAAGTCAATTCTACCAATAAGAGGATCAGAATTTTCATCCGATGTTTCTAATGAAACTTCTGGAATAAATTCATAATGCTTACCTCCAGATATAACATCTTTCAGAGAACTAAAAGATCTTATTAAATTATCTAATGTTTCTCTGGGAAGATTTACTACATTATAAATGTCATCTGTATTTACATTGTCTGAAAAGAACATTTCTGCAACTTTATGTACTTTATCTCCAATCTTTGCTATATGTTCAAAGTTTTTTATATTTTCTTTTACTATATTAGTAGCTTCTTCTTCACTAAGTCCATTTGCTGTTAAATGTTCTATTTCATTCTTAATATACTCAGACTCTATAAATTCTGGTACAACTCTACTTCCTTCTGGAGTTCTCCAATTAGAAATAGCCTTAGTAATAGCTAACTTTTTGGGTGCAGTTATTTCATATTCTTGAGTATATTCATTAAATACTGTAGAAGTATTCCCTACAGTATTTAACGCTAATATCTTAGACTTCATATTAGATTGGGCAGTATTGGTTTCATCAAATACAATATCATTGAATTGATTATAACTAGCCAAAATATCATAATGGTCTTTTATATATTTCTCTAATTCTCTTTCGGTATTAACTTCTGTAACTTTCTTACCATTAATACTTAATATATATTTACATGCCATATATTAACAATTTTCAATTAAATTACCAGATTTCAGTAATGATGATTTTATATTATTTATTGTTCTATGCAAAAATGCTTTATTTAAAGCATCTGTATTAAACAATGAATAGTTTGGATTTGAAGATTGTGCAAGTAAACTATTAAATTCCATTACTAATTTCTCTATTGGCATAGATGATAATTCTCTGCTTAATACTTCTGCACTCTTATTTCCAACTTCTGAAATATTTAATTCTAATCCATTAGATAGAATATTTAGATAGTCATTAAAGAAGTTAGTAGATTGTAATAGATTATTAATATTAAAATCTTTAGAACTAAATACTCCTTGTAAAGACTTAGCTACAGCATCCACAAATGCTTCTTCTTTTGCATCTGATAAAACTCTATTTTGCATTACTTTTCTATACTTTTCAGTAAATCCTGGTAATTCAGCAGCTTTATCTATTAATAGATTATACCTATCTGGAGTAGTTTGCTTCATAACTCCCATTATAATATGCATAAGCTCATGTATAGGAGAGGATAATGAAGCCTTATCCATATTAACATATACTTTATTACCTAAAATAAATGCTCCAGATTGACGAAGTTTATTGGCTATATAAGGAGTAATCTCTGGGTTTTTATTATCAATCCAATCTTTAATAGTTGCATCATCTATCGTGGTAATTATATTGTTATATGTAGAATTTATATTTGAAATAATTCTATTTAAGATTTTTCTTCTATTAAATTTATCTAAAGTCTGGATAAAGTATTTAGGATCCTTGGGAACAAATTCTATATTATTTAGTATGTTGTTTATTTCCTTCCCTCTAGATTGACTAGATGGATAATAAAGTTCTATTATTTTATATTTTCCAGATGCAAGATCTTTAAAATTTATATTCCATTTATTAGAATATGATTTTCCATCTAATCCTAAGATCTCTGCCTCTAATTTTATTCCTTTATCAGACTTAGATAATATTCTTAAATATTTGGTAGTTTTATTTTTCCCATTAGATTCATACTGTAATTTAACGACATCTTGGACTTTTAAGATGTCTGCTATTTTGTTAGGATCTATTTGAGATACTTTAGATACATAATTAAATCCAGTTGCGTTAGGCAATTGAATTTCATATTGTGTATCATTAGAATAAATAGTTTTTCTTAATCCATATAATTTTCCATTTTTGGAATTTATTTTATTCTGTTTTATATATTCTTCTGTAAGATCTATATAATCTCCAGAATTAAGTAATTTATTAATAGATTCTGTTATAATAACAGCTCTTCCATTTTCTACTCCTTTTTCTTTTGAATTTCTAAATCTTTCTTTAAAAGAGATTTTTTCCGAAGGTATTTCTGAAGTTTTTTGTAGTATATACATATTTACACTATTTCCCTCTTTAGTATAATTAAATCTAGAAATAACAGTATTAATATCAGTATTTTCTTTAATTCCTACTTTTCTAGTTTCAGAAGTTTTTACAAATCCTAAAGATAAAAATCTATTTATTCCGGTAAATCCCCCTAAGGAAACATCTCCCCATGTAGCCAACTTTGCATCCATTGGAATATCTTTAGCTATCCTCTTAAATAATTCATCTTTTTCATTTTGAGTTAAAGCGTTTTTTCCAGAAGTTTTAAAATGAATTGAATAATATCCATCTTCTTGATCTTTAACTAGTTCAAAATAATCATTTTCTTTGTAAGGAAAATAATATGCTGTTGCTATATTAGATCTACCAGAGCCATCCTTCCAAAATTTATTATATTTTTTAGTTTGGATTAGAGATTGATTTTTAGGAGCTATATATTTAACTTCGGTAACTTGTGTCCAATTAGTTGATTTATTATATGCATTAGATTTCTTTAAAGCATCTTCATATGATAGAGCATATGTTGAATGGTTCATATCATATAATCTAGATACTCTTTTGTTATTATAATCAGATATATCACTATGTCCTATTATCCCTAATTCGTAATTAGGTTTAATAGCAAAACCTATATATATTATTTGATCTAAAGATATATTTTTTCTAAATGTATCCATAGATCCATCTGTTCTATAATAACCTGGGACTTCAATAATATTATTAACTATATCAGCTTTAGATACAACACCTACATATTGTCTTCCATTTTCTTCATATTTAATAATATCTCCTCTTTGTAATTTAGAAGCTTCTTCTTCAATATTTGAATCATCGGTATTTATAATATCATATAATTCATTTAAAGACGTAATAGAGCTAGAATCCCCATTGAATATCCATTTACCTTCTCGTAATTCAAAAGCATTATTAATACTTTGTTTTTGAGAATCCAAATTATCTACTAATCCAATATCATATTTATTATTATAGTGTAGAGCTACTAATGATGGAATATATTTATTTATTCCTGATTCTATAGATATAGTAGGATTAATTGTTTTTAAATCTACCATACTAACTCCAGAAGTAGCTACTTCTCCTTCATTGGCTTTATTCTTATTTAAGAAGTATATAGTATCTCCATCTATACCTACTATCATATGTTTACTAATGATAGGTCTTCCATCCTTATGAGTAGTGGGCCATTGAACAGAAATTGAATCTCCAAGATTTAATTGTTTAACTTTAGATCTTCTAAAATTAACAACCCCTTGAGTATCTAAAGCCCCGACAAAATCCCCATTTAGTTGTTGGATTTTTTGAGAATCTTCTTTAAGTCCTGGTAATGTAAACCATATACTTTGATATAATGATTTATTTTTAGTATCCTGCACATAAGAATCATAATTGTCTGTAAAGATATTATGTATTTCTACTAATTCAGGATGATTTGTTTTACTAAATATGGCTTCTTGAATGTCCTTAAATTTGTATAACTTACTAAAATAATTCCCATCGGCATTTTTTAAAGCAACCTCTACTACAGTTCCATATGTTCTTAATACAGGAGCAAAATATTCAAATCTTTCCCATTTATCCCCCTTCTTAATTGGGGTGGATACTTTGACAATATCCCCTCTTCTGAGTTCTTGATTAATTAAATCATTACTTCCTTCTGTAGTTTTTAATCTAAATCCTCCTTTACCTGTATTATAATATGTAAATTCTTTACCTGTTCTAGTAGCAATTCCCAACTCTCTAAGTAAAGGTTGGTTATCGTAATCCCCAGAATTTAAAGCAGAATCAAATTGATCTTTTACAGTTTTAATTACGTCAGTATCAATTTTCTGTCTATCTAACTTACCATAGAACTTTCTAAATGTAGGAACTAACCCTTTTTCAGATGATAAATTTACTAAGTCCGTATAGGATATAGTAAGAGGACTTACTCCTTTATTTCCATATTGTTTTAATACAGTAATTAATGTTTCTCCTTTATCATTCTTCCATATGGATCTAACTGGGAGATATTGTTTATGTGAGAAGTATTTATTATCAAATTTACCAAATAGAACTTCTCCTTTAGATTTAGATATACTCGGGATTAATATTAAATCTCCTGGTGATAAACTATATAATTGTAATGGAGACTCAATTGTTACTGGTTCTGAGTAATTTAGATCATATTTAAATTTAGAAACAGATTCATTTACATCACTAGATGTTTCAATATAATTTCTCCATATAAAATCAGATACTGCATTATAATCAGAGGAGATTTCTTTAGGAATTATTTGGTCTATGTATTCAGAATCGTATTTGCCAACAAAGGGAACAGTTTCAAATCTTTTGTTATTTTCATCCCAATATACGTATGTAGAAGAATTAGGTTTTACCATCTCTCCATTTGGTAAATAGACAGGTTCTTTTCCATCCCATACTTTTTCAGTTGTTATATTACTTAAATTAACGGAATTAGCAATAGCTCCAATATTGGAATCTATATTAAATAATCTAGTAACAAATTCTTTTCCAATTCCTTCTGTTAAATCAAAATTTAAAGCATCTCGATATTTAGTATCAGCTAGCATATAAGATATAAATTCTGTTAAGTTTAAATATCCTCTATTATCTGATACTTTATTTACAAATTCTTTAATAACAGGATTTTCCTTATTTTGTTTAGCTGAATTAAATATATTAAAAGCTATTTCATTAATTCTGGCAAAGTTTTCATTAGTTTTGGGAATATGATTAAAATATAAATGTAACATTTCATGATACAAATCTTGAAGAGCCTTTTCATCTAATCCATTTTTTGTATTAACAATAATGAAATTATTATTTAATAAAGTGCCCCTAACACCAGTAGTTCCATCTATATTTAAATTTATATTTTCTCCTTCTAACAATAATATCTGTACTTGATTATTACTAATTCCAAGATTAGCTAATTTATTTCTTAGATTCTCAAAATCCTCTTTAAGTTCTATATTTTGAATATAATCTATCTGATCAGAAATAGTTCCTAAATCAAAGTTACCTAATAGAGGTTCTCCATTGGAATATTCTATACTAATATTTAATGGATTTATCTCTGATAATTGTGCTTTAATATCTAATAAATCTTTAGTATCTAAATTGGAAAAAGCTTCCAATATCATACTAGGATTTAAATTCTGATCCTCATTAAAGTTAGTAGGGACAGGAATTTCAAACTCCTGCCCTCCTACTTTATATTTAATAACTAATGTACATTTCATCTATTCACAACGATATATTAATTTAGCTTTATTTGTTTTAATTAAATTCATTACATTATCCACCAAATTTACTATAGTTTTACTTTTATTAGTAGACTCTGCAAATTTACTATTTAAATTAGAATTAAACAAATAATAATTTGGATTCTTATCTAAGATAATATCTACATACTGAGAACTATAATTTCCATCTTCATCTTGACCATTTACTACTTCCTGTAATTGATATGTAGTCGTTTCTCTATCATAGTTCTTTACATATTTATTTCCAACAATAGATTCATCGACAGAGCCTCTAACAGGAGCCAGTCTCATTTGTACATCATCCATGTTTACATCTTCTAAAGTAATTTTATCTCCTTCTTCATCATATTGTATATCTGGAATAGATGTATTATAATCAACTTCTCCTATATATTGGAAATACCTACTGGCTAGGCCGTATTTATCATATATAGATCCTTGAAGGATTTTTAATAAACTTCCCTGCCCTTTTCTACCCTTATTTACAATTAAATCATATATTAAGAATAAATTAGATAATTTAATTCCATTAAATGTAATATTCTCTATTGCCCCAAAAGCGGTAATTTGTTTATCAAATTCTATACTATCTGTAGTATTTAGCATATTGACAGCAGATCTATAATGTTGATAAGGAGATCCATCTAATGAAGATTTTTTGTCAGTAACAATTAATTTATTTAAAAATTCATTTCTTGAAAGGATTGGAGTGCTTACTCTTAATCCATTAGATGATATAGTATATCCATTTTTAAGCATTGGGATAACAGTGTTTTCCATATAATACTTAAAGGATGCTAATCCATCATCATCGGATAGATTATAGATCATGTCAGCAGATGCTTCAATTAACTGTCCATCCTGAAAGAATTTATCTCCAGCCTTAACTTTAATGCCTATATTTTCATGATTTAAGAATTTGCGAATAATTAATTCGTCTATGTAATCTCTTATTATACTAAACTGAGAATCTGTTAATTTCCCCACAGTTCCATTGGCTTTTCTTATTATTATTGACTCCAATTTGGATGTTATATCCATTAGAAGATTGTATTTAATAGTAGCTAATTTTAAATTGTCTTCGTTCACTAAGAACGCCTTTAAGAAAGCATTGTAATGTGGAAGTTTATTAACTAAGTCAAATACATTGATAATGTGTTTATTTATACCATAGAAATCTGTTACAGCTTTATTATAATTAGAATCATTATAGAATCTATCAAGACTGAAATTAAAGTCTAGGAAATTAGTATTCCCATCATTGGCATCACTTAAAAATCTATTATATATATTAACAGCAGAGGGATTAGATACTTTAAATATCTCTAATTTATTAGTAGCTTCTGCTAGTGCATCTGAAAGTAAATCATTAAATACCTTAGAAAAAGAATATCTGTCATATAATTTAGTTTTGGCACCTCCATTAATACCTAGTATTCTTCCTAAAGAAGCTATTTCTTTAGCTCCAGTGAATGCTTTTTTAAATGATTCAAAGTTAGTTATATCAGAATTCAGTTTAGCTTGGAGAGTTTTTAAATCTTTCAGTTTTCCTATATATCTTAATAATCCTCTAATAACAGTATTAGATTCTTTGTATAAAGAGTTTTCACTTCTATTTTCCATACTTTCTTGATATGCAAAATTCTCTTCTTCTGTTGCATAGAGTTTCGTAAATACTACTTTATCACTATTTAAATCTTCTACTACTTTATTTAAAGTAGTAATATCTAATCCATTAAGAATAGCTTTGACAGACTTTGCAGATTTTCCATTAGGCTGAGTTACTTCTGGAATTATTCCTTTGGATTTAAGTCCTAGTAAATATCTTCTAATACTAAATTCCCAATCCTTGTCATAGAATCCATTGGGAGATAAACCTTTTTCTAATTTATTTAGTACAGAATCTAAGCTTTCTCTTTCATCATACATTCTATTTACATTAACAGCATTTTTTATAGCAGATACAGCATCACTTGTCATAAGATCTGCAATATCAGAAAACTCCAAACCATTAATAATTAAATAAATATATGTTCCCATTAAATCTGGGTTAGCATTAATTTTATCCAGAATTAGCTCTTTAGCATTATCTGTTGCAGCGGAAATAACTGCAGAAATGACTAGAGATTTATCAGTTTGATAATATCTGCTGGAGATCATATCAATATCCTCTGGTTTAAGATCTCCTCCTTGAATTAAAGCTGCTCTGTTTTCTTCAATAGCTTGATTCAGTATACTTCTTACATTAATAGCATTATCAAGATTAAGATTCGCTAATGTATTAGCAAAGATTCTAACTAATTTAGTAGTTTCTTGTCCTTCATTGCCTTTCATCCTTCTATAAATATCAAATGCATTGGAGAACCAGATATTGCTGTTTTTTAGATCTTCTGTAGTTAAATTAGGTAAATTAGACAGTCTTTGAGCTTCTTGATTAAAATACTGAGTTGCAGCTAAGAATACTTTTTGGCCTACTGCACTAATACCAATACCTTCCTTTCCTGCCATGTTAGCATAGAATAAGTTGTATTTAGTAGTAGGAGTAAATGTAGTTACTCTTTTAATTTTTTCTCCCTCCTTAGAATTGGCTGCGGCATTTTGAGGATCTGTCATAGCAATAGGAGAATATGCAGCAACATGGTTTTTTAAACTATTAGTAATAGTATATATAGTATTAAAGATAAAGTTCTTAGAACCTTGCAATAGTTCGGCATCAGAAGAAGGTTGAGTGTTATGTTGAATAATATTCTTTTGTATTCTTTCAATCATATCCCTTTTCAAAGAATCCAAACTAGGATCATATATAAGAACTACATTTTCACCATTCATTTCATCTATTGCATTTAGAATCTTAACTGTTGCTTCGAAAGCATCAGTATTATTTAATAATACATCTGTAACGTCCAATGTTTGCTGAGATTCATCAAATTGATTGGAGAAATGATGTTTATTAGTTTCTTCATTGAAATTAGGATATGGTAATTGTTTACTTAATTCAAAGTAATCAATAATTCTACTACTTCCATCTGGGTTTTCTACTTTCCTAGAGTTATATTTAAATAATTTACTCCAAGGTGCATAAACTCCAGAATCATTTATAATAGGAGAAGTGATATATGCCTTATCTATGTCATAATCGCTACCTTGCAACCATATTTGATAGTGAGATACATATGCCTCATTACTTTCTGCATCTGAGAATCCTACAACTTTCATTGTCATGATAGATTGAAATGCCTGAGCTGGAATACGATTAGCTGTAACATTTAGAGCTTCTTTAAAAGATCTAAATATCTTAGTAGATTGATAATTTATATGATCTCTAATGGCTCTATTATATATATTCTTTATATGCTCAGTTTTGTCTTGAACTCCTTCTAAATCACCAAATGATTCAAGTAGTTTAGTATCATAAGTTCCAAAGAAAGCGAGTAAAGTGTCTATATTATATTCATTGAAATTATAATATATTCCATCATAGTTTTGATCTTTGGATACGTCTAATAGTCTAGTCATATTGTTAGGATCAATAACTATAATTTCTTGTGGAACCTGTGCTTTAGGATCTTTGTAGAATTGTATTCCATCTATTTTATATAATTTTCTTCCAGCTTCATCTATTCTCCAAATTTCTCCATCAATGTTATCCTTAATAATATCAATAGGAACTAAGTCTTTTATATAATTAGACTTATCTACAGAATCATTTATGATAACCTTAGTATTGGCTCCAGAGGGATTTAATAATATAGCATCTATATTAGAATCTCCTTGTATTTCTGATTTAGCAGTATTATAATTCTTAGTAAGTTTTTCAATAAAGAATCTTCCATTACTGTTTAATATATCCGAAATAGAATCTCCAGGTCTTAAAAAGAATTTAGTTTGATAAATTTTAGATAGCACTACTTCTGCAGGATCAATCTTTAAATTACTTACTTTTACCATTAACTCTTCTGGAGTATAATTTTTAAATTCGGCTCTCTCTACTCTAGCACCATCCGCTACTTTATATATAATATCAGGATTTTGTGTTAGAATTTCTTGGTAATTAGGCATTTTAGAGTTTAATTGATAATACCCAGAGTCTAATAATCCTAACATTTTATTTATAGCATATTGTTGTTGCAATAAAATGTCACTATTTGCTTTTGAATTTCGTAAATTGAACATCTCTTCTACAAGAGGATGATCATAAATACTATATACAGCATCTACTCCATTTATTTTAAACGTAATATTTAAAGGCAACAACTCTTTTCTTCTATCCTTTGTTAAAGTAATATCCCCTTCCCAGCTTTTATATTTCCTATATAAATCATATGTATTTATTTCAATATCCTCACTAATAGTTGGATCAAATACAGTATCTCCAAATCTAAGTTGAGAGGGTTTTATAGTTGGATTTAATGCACTTGCACTATCTTTAAATGCATCAACTGCCGCATATCCTTCATCTCCTCTATATCCAGCTTTATTAGCTATTCTCTCTAAATCAAATTCAGAATATGTTCCATTTAAAGTTACAGGATTTCCGTTTATGTCTACAAATCCCTCAGTTCCATCAAAATGATAGAATTTCATTGATCCATAAGACGGTTTCATTACAGCTCCCATACCAGAGAATGTTCTCTTAATACTATCCATATTCATCTTAGATGTCACCATCGTAATAAATTGATTATGAATACTTCCAGCACTAAATGGGGTTTTAAAATTGAAATCTGCAGTATTAAACTCTTTATTTAAGTTATTCTCAAACTCTTGAGATATTTCATTTAAATAACCATTTAATAGAGCGTCTGAATCTGAACCAGTAGACAATGCTCTAAGTAAAGATTTAGTTAATACTTTATATAATTTAGTTTTATTTCCTAATCTAATTTCTCCATATTGCTGTATTGCTTTAGTATCTTTTTGAGCTTCTAAATATTCTTTTAGAGTTAAATCAACAATACTTCCTAAAGCGTTGTATGCTTTATTAGCTAATTGTTGAGTATGTCCATTGGCTGCCAATGTAGATATAATCTGTGTAGATTCAGTTACTTCAGAGTTGTCTGCATGGTGATCTGCATTCATTTGAATACCAAAGTATTGAGATCCTACGGTAAAATAATTTAATTCTGAATCATCATATCTACTGGTAGAAGGATTAGTATTTCTTGCTCCAACTTTAATAGCAGAACCATTAATTATGTAGTGTATATCACTATGTTTCATTGGCTGATACACATAATTTTGATCTAAGATTACTTTTAAATCTCCGGTAGAAGATATAAAATCAGATCTATCATCTGGTAATCTATCCTCAGAAATATCATATATATTAGATTCTATTGTAGCTGCTTCATTACCTGGAATTTGTCTTATAGAAGCTAAATCTTGTTTGGTTTTATATACACCAGTTTTATTTATAAATTTAGCTACAGCTTTTACAGAGGTTTCATTAGGTTCTAAATATGAATTTACAGGATTTTCTGTATTTAATGACATACTTCTTTGTGCTCCCAGAGCCTTCCATAATTTAAAGTTTGTATCTATTAAAACCGGAGGATTGACAACTGGGGAACTTCCTGTTTTTTGAGTTCCATCTTCATTTACGGAAACTTCTACTATAGAATACATATTATCTCCTAATGATACTACATCTAATATTTGTTTATATTCACCATCGTTAGCATTATAATAATATATATCCTCTCCAATTACATCATTTAATGTTCTTGAGTTTCCATTAAAATCTTTCATTAAATCTAATACAGGAACTGACCATTTTCTATCTGTCATTTTCTGTAGTAATTTAATCTTCTCTGGAGAGTGTCTCATCACATTATTATCAATAGCAAAGGATGCACATTTATATAGTGTAGCTGATCCATGAATAGGATTAATATCATATCCAAAGTTCTTTCTATTTTGTCCTGCAGTACTAGAAAACATTGAATTATTTTCTAATTCATTTTGCCAACCTGTTACCTCCATAGAACCATCTAAAGGTTTAACATTATCGGTTTCTCCTGATGGATTAAATACAGGAGCTTCTATATCTTTTACTACAGCACATTTAATTTGGGATCCTGTACCTTCTAATGCAGCTTGATAATAATTATGTATTGTACCTTGCATCATAACCATACGTTTATATTGAGCTATAAGCCTAGCTGCATGGTCATTCATATAATAAGTATCCTCATTTCCTTTAAATTTAACTTTCTTTAATTTAGAGGGATGCGCATATGGCTCTCCTGCAGTAATTTGCATAAATTGATTAGAAAGAAATCCATCTAAAAAGAAGAATTTTTCAAATATAGGATTCATTTTTCCATCTCTAATAATATCCATATATCCATCTTTACCAATCCAAGGTAATGCATCAGTATCGTTATATAAAAATTTAAATACTTCTGCATCTATTTTTATATTTTTATCCATAATATCTTGAAGGAAATTATCCTTGGATCTTTTCATGAATTTATTATATCCTTCATCAGAAGTAGTAGATACTTTATATACATTACTCATGTATTCTATAAATGGATTCATTCTCATCTCCCCATCTACTTTAGAATAATGAGTTTCCTCAACCCATTCAAAAGTTCTATCTTCTGCCATTAATTCAGTTGCAGCAGCCTGAACGTCTTTAAATCTAGTAGAGAGCATATTATTAATGGTATCCATATTCTTTTTGATTGCTCTAACTTTACCAGCTTTAGATGTACTATCTACTATTCTAGAATCTATTTTAATTCCTAATCTTTCGCCTATTTTAGAGTATGTATTAAATAAGTTATTTAATACGTTGGTATAATATTCCTTATTTCTTATTCTATTTTCTTGCTCAATCTCACTTGCAGTAACTGCTTTTAAGCTTTTATCATTAATTTTTAAATCTTTAGATATAGTAATTAAAGATTGGTTTGCTTTATCTGCATATACAGTAGGAAGAAAGTTTATATCGTTTCCATCTAACAGGTTCTTATAGAAATCTAATATTACTGATGATGTAGTATATTCTGCTACATTAAATTTATTCTTCTGAATAACAGTTCCATTTGGAGTAACAAATTCTGTTTTTAACCTTACTCCTTTTATTAGCTCTGGAGAATTAAAGAATATATTATTAGAATATATATTTTTAAATTCAGTATTATGTTTTAATGCTTTTTCCTGATACCTTTTGACTATTTGAATATAATCTGGGATGGTTTTTAATAAGTTCATTAATCCTACAGACGGAACATTATCCCCATCTGAGTTTTTATAAGTACTAGGATTAGTATCCCCATTTATAATACTCAACGCAGATACTATACTTTTAAATATAGCACTTCTACCTGAACCAGAAGCATTTCTACTTATAAGTATTTTTGGATTTATAGTAGGATTAGCAAAACTTCTGTTAAATGCTTCCTCTGATAAACTAGAGAATCTTCTGTCTTTTCTAGCTATTTTTAAATATTCCGTAGGGGTTAATTTAGATTTATTATTTACCTCCTCTTGATGTATATTATCCAATACTCTTAAAGTATCTAATGTAGTATATAAAAAGGATAATAAATCAGCTTTTAAATTATCCTCATTTTTATACTCATTTGACATTCTAGAGTATAATTGTCCAGAGGAATTTTTAAAAGGAAATCCAGTAGTAAATTGGAGTAATTCAAATAATTTAAATCCATCCATTATGTCTTGATCTAAAATCTCCCCATTTAATATTCTACTAGATTGGTCTACATTTGGAATGATTAAACTTTCTGTTAATGTTTTATTATAATCCTTTAAAGTGAATGGATCCCTTTTAAACATTCTCATATTAGGAGATAATGTAATAGATCTATTATTTAATTTTAAAGTAATAGTATTATCATCATTGTATTTAACTCCAAATCCATCACTTTCATCTTTAATTATATTATATAAATCATTATTAACTAAATTATTAATATCATTAGCTGAATTTATTTCATAATTCTTTAATGTTGATTCATATGTAATATTAGAAAAGGTATCAATTTCATATTGTCTAGTATCAAGGTTAAATTTATATGATATATACTCTGATGGACCTTGTTTGTTTATATAAGACATCAAATCCATAAAGTAATTAAAATCTATACCAACCTGATTTTTAGTTATTATATTATATAATGAAGACGCACCTTCGCTTTGATCTATGATACTTTTATATATAGAATATAGTATATCTTTAGTAGAATTATCAAAGCTGTCATTGTGTTTAAACGCTTCTAATGCTCCTTTACTATTAAAGAATCTATTAAAAAACTTTATATATGTTTGAGTTGGATTAATATGTGCATCCTTAAGCTCTGGATATTTATTCTTTAAAGTTGAATCATTAAATTTCGAAGTTGCTGTATTAAAATCATTCACAGTTAGGTAACTAAATCCATCCCAATTTCCGTTTAGATCTAATTTCTTTATATTCTGTATAACAGCCTTAGTTACAGCTGCAGTTTCTCTTTCTATACTTGTCTCAAAGTTAGTTGTAGAGAAAGATTGTCTAATTATATTTTTCTTAAATGGAAGATATTTAACTTCATTTAAATTAGAAGTCATTATTCCAAATTTTCTAGGATCGATGTATACTAATCCATTAGTTAAAACATTTACTAGATTATCAAAATTCTCTAATGCTATAGAGGAATTATATGCATCTATAAACAATTTATCATTAGGAGATAATTTAGTGAAAGCTCTATCGTTAATAGAATTTAATCTTGAAGTTGGGTTATTAGCATCATAGTAAGTGTCTAATTTACTAATAATATCATTATATTCTTCTAAATTAAAGTTTCCACTTTCATCATATAGGCTTGTTCTTGGTAATTGTAGAAAATCTGTTATATTATTTAACAAATCTTGTTTATACTGAGCGATATTTAAATTCATATCCTTTACAGTATTTGCAATTTTACCATTGTCAAAGTCTATAAAAGATACTTTAAATAAATCCTTTTTGAATCCATTAACAAACCTGTTATATAAAGCTGAATTAGTTTGGAATTTATTACTTAAATCAAGAGTAGATTTAATATTACTTGAATAATCAACATCTTTTCTTCCAGAAATAATCTCTGATACTAATTCCTGAGTAGCTATTTCTTTTGAAAGGTTAAAATCTTCTACATCCTCATTTGGGGAAACTGTAATTTGATATTCTTCATTAGTCAATGCTGGATTATTATCAACATCAGATTTAATAGATGCTTTTGGATCTACAGAGGGAGTAGTAGAAATATTTAATATATTTCTATCTAATGATTCCTTAAATCTGGCATAATCCATCCCATTAAACATTGCTTGAGTATTTAAATACTCCTTAATAGCCTCAACAAGATTCTGATCTGATTGTATTACAAAATCCTTTTGTAAGGTTTCTTTTATATTTTTAAAGCTATCTGTAGAAATGCTTTCACCTTGGAATAAATTATCCCAAGGTGAAAGATTTACTAAAAAAGTGTGAGATCTTGTAGACTCATTAAAAAAATCACATGCCATATTAACAAATATTATATTTACTTCTTATTTTATTAATATCTACTAAAGATGATTTTATATTCTCATTACTTAATAGATTAAATAATTCAGGAGAGTATTTACCTGTTTTAATAAAATTCTTAATAACATCCATTTGCCCATCAGAATTTGCTTCTATTAACTTAAAATTGTCAACTAATGTATTTAAATCCGTTACCGTAATATCTGGATGATTAAACATATCTCCAAAATTATTTTGTAAATATACTCTATTTTCATCTAATTTCCTAGTATTTTCATCTATATTTTCCGTTACCTTAGGTTTGGTATATATATATAATTTCCCATCATTGTACTTAATATATGAAATATCAGTACTAGAATCATAGGAAATTGGATTAGTTTGAAGGCCAGAATTAATCCTTGTAATTTTTTCTTGTATTGAAGATTTAAAATATGCTTCAATACCTGAACTAGGAATAGATTCTGTATCATATGATATCTCATTTAGTGCAGTAGTTAGTATATTTCTTAACTCTTCATTAGGAATCTTATTTATTTCAGAAGTTATGGAATTTAAAATATTCTCCACTTCTCTGGTGTTTATTTCTGAATTAGATGGAGGAGTTGAAATATTAGTAGATTCTATATTTTCCTTTGTTTTTGTTGTTTGGATCACTGGTGATTTTTGAGGTTCAGTTCTCTTGTATCCAAATTCTTCTGGATTAGCTAAATCTCTAGATGCAACAAATGCAAATTGAGGAGTTTGTAAATCTCTATCTATATAATAAGATCCTTCAAGATTCATAGCCCTAATAAAATTTTTATCGCCTGTATGTCCCTTTTGATCTTTATCGTATTCCATAACTGGGAAGGGATATATTCCTTCTTTAAATATAGGATTATAATTAGGAACTATCTTATCTCCTACCCTACCTATTAATGCAGATTCCATAAAATCAAATAAGTTTTCGGAAGATATATCTGAACCTAATGACATAAAGAATGTTTCATTAGCTTTATTCTCAACTATTCCAGATGTATACTTTCCTTGTTCTTGTTTTATTTTAGTATTTATTATCTCCCTAAAATATCTAAGAACATCATTCCCGTTTATTTTTTCAGCATTAGATTTATATTGATCTAGTAATTGAGAATCAAATTCCTGATGTAATCTTTCCATAATTCTCATAATATGGAAATCCGTCGCATCTTTAGTTTTAATATTGGTTAATTGTGGAGTAGATGCACTAGCTAATGATATTAAACCATTATATAATCTTTCAGCAATTTTGTAATGTTTAGAATTTATTTTATCATTAGATTCTAACCAGTTTTTATAATTTAAAATGGATAAAATTATATCGAATCCTGTATAATCCCCAAAATAAGATTTATAGAACTTATTACCTAATTTATTTCCATTAGATTGTGAATAAGATTTTATATATTTATCGTAATTATTGTAAAATTCTCTAAATGTTAATGGATTAGGACTAAGAACAATCATTCTCATTTTATCTCTTAGATCTGGATTATTATCGAATTCCCCAGATGCTTGCCTTACATAATAATCTGCATATTCACTTTCTGGAACTAAATTACCTTCTGTATCATATATCTTTTCAGCATATGTGGCAAATACAATAGCTTTACCTTTTAAATTATTTCGCTGGCTTTCGAAGATTAATTTATTAAGTTTATTATTCATCTCTCTCCCAAGAGATTTTTTCTCATTTAAATCCTCAGTAGCAATATATCTATCTCTAATTTCCAAATAACTTCTTTGTGCCTCCGCAATTTTGTCACTTGCGTTTTGCAAATCAGCATTTCTTTTAGCTTTATTGGTAGTATAATCCACAACCACATAAGGATTAGAGAAATATAGACCTTTAAATTGTGTTCCCCTATCTTCGAAATTATAATGTTTTCTTCCTTCTGGATCTTTCTTATAAATAACTAAATTGGTTATTTTCTCTAATTCAAAATTATCAGTCAAAGGAATATATTTCTCTGTATATAGTTTGGTAAGATCAGATTCAACCTGATTCATTACATTAGCATAGAAAGGTTTATATGATTCAAACCATTTTCTTCCTTCAAATTTAGATTCTAATCCATTAGGTAAACTGTATACAGATAATTCTATAGTCTCTTGAGAAGTGTTAGAATTTAAAATTGGGATAGTATAAACAACCCTTAATCTTTGGGATCTATTACTTCCATCGGAATGTATTTCTCCGTCATTAAAAAATTTAATTGCTTTAAGTTGGAACTTTCCATTTTTTATATCTAAGGTACCTGTATTTTCTGTTACATCTCTAAATATATTATTAACTTCTGATTCTATCTTATTAAATTCTTCATTTCTTCGTTGTTTAGATTGAAAACTGTACAGTGTACTCTTTATACTCTGTATAGTTTTATCCACCTTTTTAAATTTAGCAGGACTTAATTTAGAATATTGCCCATTAAAAAATCCTGTATGATCTGAGTTATATAATCCTGAGCTTGTTATATCAGATTTAATACTATATGATATGATATTTCCATCTTTATCTTTAATAGGAAATTCTTTAACTCTTCCATCATAAGAATATGCTATAAAACTATCTTCTGGATAATCTCTTACTTTACTATCCTCACTATATATTTTCTCCGTAGATTTAATAGATTCTATTTCATCAGGGTTAAATACATCATCCATTATCTTTTCAAATGTAATATTTGAGGGTTTAATATCAGATGTAGTAGTCTTAGATTTAGGTTCTATTTTTGGTTCTGTAGACTGATAGTTTTGTAATAATGAGTTTAAAGATTTTAATCTTAATTCTGAAAAACTTCTTGCAGATTCATTATCTAATATAGATTGTTGAGTATAATCAACTTTTTCAGAACCATTTGACAAAGTATTAGTCAGTCCGTTATTTATTATAATAGTGCCCTCTTCTGATCTAGTTATTGCTGTATATAAGTCCTTTATATTTTTCTCTAAAGAGGTATCTTTAGTAAAATCAAAATGCAGATCTGTAATAAAGTATGGGGCTTCAAGGCCTTGTACTTCATTCAACTTAAACATTCTAATTTTTCTTTCATGATCTTTATTGAAGTTTGATACAAGTCCGTATGTAGTAGATGATGGATTATCATAAATATATCCCACATCTCCTTTAGAAGCATTAACTAATTTTTCTAATTCCTCAATGGAAGTAGATTCGGTTATTTTTTCTCCATTTAGTATTTTCCTATCTTCATAGTATTTTAGAGCAGGAGAATCTTTTAGGGCTTGTCTTACTAATGCAAATCTTTGTTTACGATCTTTTATATCCTTGCTATAAACTTGACTTACCAAAGATCTTAAAAGATTTAAATTATCTTTTTTATGTATATTTGATACTCTTAAAGAAGTAGATAATGTAGGTGTAGATATTTTTAAAGCATCTACATCTATCCCCATATAAGCATTATCTCTACTGTATCCAGATTGTAATAAATCTCCGAATGTAAGAAGAATTTTATTATTATTATTAGCCCATGTAGTTAAAGCTTCTAATTCGAACTTGGAAAAATGAGTTATCTCATCAATATATATAATTTTTTGATCTTTAAATACATCATTATTAAAGTTTGATTTGTCTAAATATTTAGGTTTTAGTCTACATGTTTGGAAATTCTCATTCTTTAAGTCGAAGAACTCTATATAATCACCTTTTTCTTTATTATTCTCAAAGTCAGAATTTGCAGAAGCTAATATAGATGGATCTTTGTATATAGTGGCTAATAATTGATCTTTAGTCTGAACTAGATTATTTTCTTTACTAGTTTCTGAATTAACGGAATTTATATCTGATCTACTATCAAATGTAGTTCCTAATATTGCGTTAGTTAAGTTAATAGCCTGCTGTGGTTTTGGGCCAACTAATACGACATGTTGATCCCCTAGTATTTTGTTAATAATCCTGTAAGTAAGCTTACCTACTCCATTTGTTTTTCCAACACCAGGTGCCCCATTATTAAATACAAGATTCTTATAGGAATCTATATAATTAGTATATATTTGCTTAGATCTTTGAGATCTTATTGAATTTAATCTTTCACTATTTATTATAGTAATATTATTCATAAATTCAGGATCAATAGCCATTGCAGTATTGATTCTAGAGGCAAATTCCTGAGAAAATATAGGTATTAATAGTTTACTAGACTGTTGAGACATTTCTTCATCTACAACTTCTTTTAAAGCTTTACTGTAGTCCGAAGATTTAATAGTACTAAGAACGTGATAGTAGGTAAATAATTCTGAAGGTTTTAATTCTCTAATGTTTTCATTTAAAGCCTCTGGATTATTATATTCCCCTTTAACTAATTCAGAGAAATCATAACCCTTAAATAAATCTTCTATTATTTGTTGCTTAGTAAACTTATTAGTAGAAACAAGAGAATTAATATTATCGTATATTTTATCCTCTACTTTAGTTACTAATTCTTCCAACGCTATAAAGTTATCATCAGATAGCTCAGACCTAAATAATTCTTCTATGTTATAAGAATCAATTATTTCCTTAACTCCTTCAAATATCTCTGGACGTTTATTAGTAAACGTTCTATCTAGAAAGTTTCTAATTAATGCCTGTCTGGTTTTAATAGCAGTAAGTTTATGTTCCCTAAGTTTATTACCTACATTCATTTCAGATAATTTCTTAAAGAAATTTAGTTGATTACTTACCCTATTTAATTCCCAGAGAGTTTTAGTTGCAATTGTTGGATTTAGTTCAGGAAGAATTTCATTAACTCCATTTTTCTGTCTGAATTGATTTATCGTAGTATTATATCCATACCCAGATTTATTTATATCTGTGGATCTAATAGACGAAGATATAATAGATTTTAATAAATCTATAGTTTGAATTGCTCCAGTTAATCGGTCAGCATCTATTTTACCCTGAATAACAAATTCAGATAATCTAGCTACTGATTTAAGTTTTGCATTTTCATTTTCTAATAAATCAAATATATTAATGGGATCACTACTTCCTAATACATCTATATTTACTTTCTTTAAAAGTTCTAAAACTGGATTATTCTTTAACTGAGATTCTTCTAATAAGTAATCAGATAAAATATTTAATTCTTTAAAGGTGGCATGAGTATTCTTTTTATTAGCCTCACTTAAAGTATTGGTTAATAGTAACTTGCCCTGTTCTGATAGCTTAGAATCTTTAAGTATTTTAGCTACATCAAACCATGATTTAGCATTTTGTAATTTATTTACAGTATCTATTAATTCTTGTATATCATTAATACCTGATTGTGCTAAAATTTTAGAGGAATAATCAAAAGCATCTGGCATGTTTAGTTCAGCAAATCTTTCAGGAGTAAAGTCTTCTATTTTTACTATTCCTGCCAAACTTTCATCGATTAAAGTAGCGAAAGATGCATCTAATGCCTTTTTATTTAATTCAAACTCACTATCTGGTTTTATATATGTTAATAATTGTTGATATAAATCTTTAGTAAGTTCTAGTCCATTAGCTTTACTGTTGGCTAGTAATAATTTAGCACTAGCTAATTTTAATTGCGGAGCAAGTTCATGATTATAAGCATATACAATATTTCTTATTCCTGTTTGGATATTTTTTAAATACTGAATAGGATCATCATTATATCCAGAATTTACAATATTAATTAATAGCTGCTTAAATTCATTATTCTTTACATTAGAATTTATGTATTCTAATACTCTCTCATTTACAATATCAGAAGAGTCTATATTTGATTCTGGATTATTTGCATTTTCTTTAACTTCTGTTTGTATTTCTTCCATTAATTTACCGAAAGGAGATAGACTTCCATCCTCATTTTTAGATATTGTATTCATAACAATATCATCTATGAAGTCATTATTGAAGTCTAAGAACTTTCTTTTTGCAGAAGTAAGAGATGTAGTATCTATTCCTATTGGGATATTAGATTCTCCAGCTTTTATTGATAAATTTTTAAAGAATGTATTTATTATATTCTGAGTATTAGGATCTGCAAAAGTTAAATTATCATGATTGATAATATATTCTAATCCTCTACTCATTGGAAGACCTTTTTCAGCATTTAGTTGTTTATCAATATTGAATTGATTTAAGGCTTCCTCGTTTAGATCTAATAAAGCACTTTCTCCAGCTTGGGATAGATATTGTTTAATTCCATCTAATAAAGGGATTTGTTCTGCTATAGACATTAACTCTTTACTATATTTCTTAATTATTTCTTGAAATAAGATATACCCTTCATTAAATTTTTTATCAAAACTTTCTCTATATTTATTGTATCTATCCTTTACATCCTCTTGCTCAGACTGAGATAAGGTATTATAATCTTTTCCTAATACATTTTTAGAATAAGTATTTATATCTGCAGACAAAATAGGATCTTTCAAGGGACTCAGATAGAATAAAGATTTACTTATATATTCTTCTGTCTTTGCCCCATCTAATAATTCATCTTTTTGTTTTCTAAGTTCTAACAACTTAGCTTCATTTTGTCTTATTTGAGCCTCCGCTCCTTCGATATTTATCCCTTCCTTACCTTTTCCAGGAGAAATTTGTTCTTTTAATTCATTATTTTGTTTTACTAACTCTACTATTTGAGTTCCAAGACTATTATAATCTTTAGCTATTTGATACACTCCTTCAAACTCTAACAGATTTTTTATTCTTTTATCTTGCAAAGATAATCTATTTAATATGGCATCCTCATCAAGATTTAATGCTTCTTGATTAATTATGGCATCCCATTGATCAATAAGAGTATTAGCTAAGTCTATTACTGCATCATTCAAAGAATCTCCTTGTCCTTGAGATGGTTTATATTGTAATTCTCCGTCAATAAATTCAGGGTCGTATATGGATAATTCTTTTGGAGCTACTCCTTTCTTTCTTGCTTCTTCTAGAGCCTGTTTAAGCTCTGCCTTTCTGCCATTTCTAAGTAGATAAAAAATATGTTCTTTAGTATCCTTGGGGAGTTTATTGTTTATTTCAGATGATTTATTAGCAATTTTGAATATTGCTCCACCAACAGCTCCACCTGCTCCAGCCATTAAATATCTTTCTAATGGATTAGATTCTAGAAAATCAAAGTGGCCTTCTTTTTGTATTCCAAATACACCTGTAAGAGCATCAGTAAATGCTTTAGAAGTATCCATAATAGCCTCTTCTGACATTTCTTCTATACCCTCAGCTAAAGCACTGCTTAAAACTCCCTCTTTAGCTATTATATCTGCAGCACTTCTATAAATACTTCCAGTAGTTTTTAACAATGAATTAAATTTGGCCTGATCTTTAATTGGAGAATGTACAAATTCAGTGACTTGATCCTTTAATTCCTCAATAAGTTTTTTTCCAGCATTTTTATATACTATTCTTTCCTCATCAAACCCAAGACCCTTTAAAGCTTTTTGTCCTATTTCTGTAGATCCAATCATCCAAGTAGTAGCTGCCATGGCTAATGCAGCAGTAAAAGCAGCAGCATCTCTATCATACCCAGCATCTAATCCATCATTGAATACATCCATAGTAGATATACCAGACATATAGAAACTAGATAGCCATTTACCCATTAAATTATTTCTAGTAGCAGCAGTTCTAGCTACTTTGGCTATATCCGGTACAGATCCCATTAAAGCCTGTAATGTAGCATTATCAGATAATTTACCTGTAGATAATATTTCATCAGCTATTTCATCTCCAAATAACTCTCTAGTTTTCTTTAATGCAGCCTTCTCAGGACTCCCAAATCCTAATTTATACGGAATTTGAGCTAGTAATCTTTGTTGAAACAATTGTGAGGCTACATCTGATACTAAATTACCAAAGTTCTCAAATGTAACCATATTTTCTTTAGAGTGTTCTGAAACTCCTGGACTAAACGACGATAACTTGCCCTCAATAGTATTTAGTAACCCATACTCATAATCCTTTTTTTCTGGATTAAATACTCCATCCAACATTTTGTATAAGGTAATACCTAATTGTGCAGCATTTTTAGTTATTAATCCGTATGTATATACTTCTCCTACATAAGGAATAAGCATTGGAGCAATAGTAGCTACTGTTTGAGCAATGGTTCCCCCTATACTTTTTTCTTTCCCATCGTTATCCAGAAAGTCAAATTTATTAATTGTACTTCCTTCCTTAGTTAATACATTAAATGGGGATAAAAACTCCTTGTTATGGGCAGCTCTATTACCTAAAGTCTCATAGTAAGGAGACCCATTTTCATCTAATTTCATTTCCCCTTTAAAGTGTTTTACTTTTCTACCAGTACTAGAATCTATTTCTTCAGTATCCTCCTCATATCTGGCAAACACAATTGGAGTCTCGTTGATTGTTCCCCAAAAACCTAAATCTTCCGGAGTTTTATCCATCCATGAATTGGTTCTAGTATCCCAAATTAAATTAGACTGGGCAATTTCGTATGGAGATAACTTGGATTCAGAAGTACCTAATACTGTGGTAACTCCTTCAGTTTCAATAAATGGATTTCTTTTTTTATTTATATTGAAATCTATTTTTTGTAGTTTATCTTTAGGGCGACGTATAGCAGACATAATATCATATTCTAACTCTGGTAATTTTGTATCCTTAAAATTACCTTGAGCGAATGTATTATAAGAAGATAAAGCTTGGTTATAGAAGTTATCAAATGCTCCTTCATTAAACTTACCTTCGTTATCTGTAAACGCTTGAATGATTTTGTCGTTTTTCTTATATGTATCCTTATCATTTAATACTACATCACTAGGTACTATCCCATTCTGTAGAAAGTCTGTATAATTTGCATTTTGATTTTGGTAATATAAACCAAACCAATCTCTCTTTTCTGTCATATATTACTGTATTTTATTTAATCCAAACCTATCAGATAAATCTAATTGTACTGGGTTATCAAGTTCATTTTGGTTATTAGCCATATTTTCATATTCTAATCTGTCTTTAGAAATTACTGGAGAATTTCCTCCAACTATAGATCTCATAATTATATCATCACTCATAGGCAAGAATAGAGATGTTTTATATATATCTTCATCTGGGAAAATCCAACTTGTATCTGGAACAAAGGAGGTGGTTCTAGCATCTTTATTGGATCCACTTGCTCTGACTCTATTATATAGTTCTTGTATATCTTTTCTAGTCTCTCTAGGCAACTCCTCTAAAAAGCTCTTGGCAGAAGTTTTATCCACTACTGATTCTGGTATATATGAAGGAATTATCATAAACTGAGTCATATAATTCAATTGTTGTGCAGTTGGAGTATCTTTAACTATTAAATGCCCAACATTATATTTATCATAAATCTCTTTCTTTTTATTCTCTGAGGGATTATTTAATGCTTTAATTTCTTTGTCTGCGTCTTCTAACCTATTTAAAGCATTTAAATCCACTACTTTAGAACCATTGGAATTAATAGTATAAGGCAACCATGCAGTAGCTACTTGATCATTAGAATATAATACTTTGTTTAAATCTGCATCAGATAATACTTCTCCAGTTCCTAAAGATGCTCCATTTGGATCTACTAAAGCACCCAAACCTCCTTGTGTGATTATATCTGACATGTAATTATTATTCAGTAACTTTTTATCGGCTCCAACCAACGGAGATATATTCGCCCTAGTTTGTAATGAGTACTTAGTTCCTAGTTTAACTGAATAATCTTTAGTTTTAGCTGCCCCTGCATAAATTTCAAATGGGCCTAATTCTGTTAAACCTCCAGAAGAGGATGATTTTTTACCAGAAGCGTCTAAAGTTCCTTCATCTTTAATAGATTGTTTCTCACTATGGTATGTACCATAAGTTAATAAATCAGCTAGAGAATTTAAAGCATTCTGTCTAGGATCTCCATCCTCATTGATTGCAGATTGTGCTATTAGTGTATTTTTAGCATGTTGTGGAAGTTTATTCCATATCCTCAATAATGCAGTATTTAAATGTCCTCTTTGGGTGGATACTTCCGTAGTTAGTTTATATAAATTATCATCAGGTGCTGTACCTAATTTAGTATTTATTAGTTGCTGTAATTGGGAGTTAAATTCATTAGCTCTAGCTTTATTTATATATAAATCAGATGAAGAATCTTCCTTCTGAATCATTTTTATTGCCGTGTCTATTTCTTTATTTATATCATTTACACTTAAACTTCCAGCTACAGTTTGTGATAAAGTTTTATCAAATATAAATGCACTACTATTATTTCTTAATGTAAGTAAATCATTGTTAGTTAATAAATGATATTTATCTCTATTCTCAGCATACTGTAATGGATTTACAACAACCATATTTCCTGTTATATCTTGGGCGTATAAATTTCCATCAAATGTAATAGCTGCTTCTGATAAGGTACCTTTATCCAAAGCTATTTTTTTAGCATCGTCAAACATTTGCTTATTATTTTGTATCTCATTTAATTTAGATACTATATTAGTATATTGCCTAAGACTCATTGGCTGTCCCATCATTTGAGAATCTGCAAATAGATCTCCAACTTGTTGTGCAAAATAATTTACTTCATTGGTTAGCCCTTTGCCTGCTAATTGTCCTATAGCATCTTGAATCTGTTTTTGAGTAGCATCTATTTTAGTATCTCCACCTTTAGCACTTGCACTAGCAGTGGCAGATGCGCTTTCCGTTTGTTGAGGTTGAAAAAAGGGGGTGTATCCCACCCATGGTGCTGATATTTCACCCCCTTGTTGTAATTTTGGTATTTTAAATCTCATATTACCATATTCTTCTTAACATTCCTTGATTTTGGATTTTTTGATACTCTAAATTTCTATTCAATCTATTTTGTTGAATGGTAAATAATTCATTTCTTAAATTATTATATTCTGGAGTATCTGTTTTTCCTTCAGTCATTAATTTATCCATAGCTTTTTGAATTCTAAGTTCATTAACATTCTCTGAAGCTATTAAATCAAAGTCTTTACCTTGTTTTGTTAGTAATTGATCTTGAAGATTAACTTGCTGCTTTTCTCCAGCTCTTTGTTTGAGCTGTTCAGTTATATCATGTAAAAATATATCCTTATTTTGAGCGTTTTGTGCTTCTTTTTGTGCCTCTAAGTATGCCTTCTTATTTATCATATCTGTTATAGATGCTCTATTTTGTCCTGCAACTTGTTCCCTTCTAGCTAGATTGGAGGCATTAACTTGAAATGCTTTCTCTCTTGATTGGGCTAGTGCCTGTTCATTAGCTAAATCTCCTTGTAATCTGGCTTCTGCAGCAGCTTTAGCTATATTGAAATTATATCCTAGCTGCCTATCAGCATCAGAAGTCTGGTTAAGTTTTGATAATTGACTCAAATTAGAAGCTTGTCTATAATAAGAATTTCTAACTCCTTCATTTCCCTGGATATTATAATTAATATCTTGTGGAGTATCTAATACAACAGGTTTTAATTTCTTTTTAAGTAAATTAAAAATTTTATTATTAGCGTTATTTTTAGATACTAATGAGGCTATAGAAGACAATGTACTTAACGGCATTGAGAAACTGGATTTCTTTGGATTCAGTACTCCAGTACTAAACTGATTTAAACTATTAACTGGTTTAGAATAGGTTGTCCCAGGTTTAGTAAATTTATTTAATGAGGAATCCCCACCACTGAGTATTTGAGCTTTCTGTACTTTTCCCTGTTCTGCTAATAAATCATCTATATATTGCTCCCCTGTAATTGGAAGAGTGATATTTGATTCTGTAGACAAGTTAAATGAAACAGGCTGTGCATCCTTTCCTAATGAATAATTAGAAGTTGTGGGCAAAGAAAAAGAAGATAACTTAGCCATATTTTTCTTAATATCATAAGCTCTATTGTATTCCTTAGCAGACATGTCATTTTCAAAGCTGTTATCAACTATAGTATTAATATAGTTTTGTCCAAATGGATTGTCTCTAGTTATGTAAGGAGAAATAGGTCCCCCATATGCCAATCTAAGAACACCACCAAACCCTTTTCTTGCAATTCTTTCTCCTAAATCTTTAGAAGTTTTTTTAGTACCTTTGTCTTCTTTTTTTGAAGCCTGTCTAGTTTTTCTTTCTTCTTTTTTAAGAGTTTCTTTTTGAATAGCTTTTTGAGCAGCTTCTCTTTGTTGCTTATTGTAGTTTACTATATCTTGATATTCTCTTTGCCTAGCTCTATCTCTTTGTAGTCTAGCTCCCAGCTTTGCAGTTTCTTCTACATTTTTTCTTTCTATTTCTTCTTTTTCCCTTCTTTTTCTTTCTGCTTCCTGCTTACCTTTCTGTATATTTTTAGCTCTTATTTCCTTCTTTCTATCTTGTTCAGATATATTATTAATAAATTTAGCTGATTTTTTGGCTTTTTGTTTGTTAGCCTCAGCCATTGTTTGATATCTTCCAAAACTTTCTGCTTCTGAAAAGTAGGGAGATTCTTCTCCACCTTGTTTTACAGGAGAGATATTTCTTGTAGATTTATATTGTACTTTTTCGGTAGTTGTTGGTAAAGTAGCTGCATTTAACTGTCTAGATTCTGGTAAAGCTTCTATTACTTTTCCTTCTCCTAATCTAGTCCTTCCCAATACATTAGTTGATTTTTCTATAGTCCCATAAGTATTAGGAGAAAGTTTTATGTATTTTTCATTCAGAGCTGTTGTTTCTTGAGGTTTTAAAAAGGATCTTTCTTCTATTAAACCCTTCTCATACCAATTATATTTATTTTTAGATAAATTTTCTAATACTTCTGGTTTTAATTCTCTAGTAATAGTAGATTTATCTAGTTTAGCTTTAGTTCCTAACCAAGTTTTAGGAGATAAAAGTTCTTTTCTATTTAAATTAATAGAATTAAGTTCTTCTGGAGTTATATTAGGATTATTTGTTTTAATTTTATCTCTTAAAAATTGTATTTTGGCATTATTATCTAACCCATTAAACTTCCCTATTTCGGATTCTGATAATGTAACATTATAGTTATTTTTATCAGAAGATACAGTTAATGGTTTAGATTTTCCTAAAGTTTTTTGGGTATATTTATTTTTAGCATATGCCTGTCTACCTGCAGAAGTTAAAGCAGTTAAACCAGATGCCAATTGTCTCCAATCATCAATAGTCATTTCTTGATCTGAAGTAGCTTTTAATACAGCATTAGCAGCTTGGCCTAATCCTAATCCTATGAATGCAGTTCTTAATACTGGAGCAAGACGTTTTATAGTTCTAACTGTTTTTGCTCCTTTAGCCCATGTTCCTAGTCCAGGAACTAATGTAGCTGCATCCATAGCTAAATTTAATGCTCCTGCTCCTATTTGCTCTCCAACAGACATATCTCCTCTTTCAGCATTAGCATATATAGTAGCTAAAGAAGAACCTAAACCTGATGCAGCTCCTACGGCATTTCCTACCCCAACAGCAGCAGTAGATACCAAACCAGCTATATCTAATCCTAAAGCTACAAGATCAGCTTTATCAGCTGCAGACAAATTACTCCAATCTCCCTCTGTAACATCTTTCATAGATGCTGAGGATTTACTAGCTACAGAAGAACCTTGATATATATTTCCTCCTTCTTGTAACTTAAGTATACCTCCTTTTAATTTTTTCTGTAGAGTATAAGGTAGTCTATATCTTCTATATATTTCTGGAACATTTTCTTCTTTTCTTTCCTTATTCTGTTGTACATATACATCGTTAGCATTTTGCACATTATTATTTTTTCTATTCCAAGTGTTTATAAATCTTTGAAGCTGTTTAGGATCTACATAATAAGATTGTTTTGATGGTCCAGATTTAATTATTGTTCTATTTCCTTTATCATCTGTAAATACTTGAAATCCTCTATCGTCATAGCTTAATGTACCTTTAGCTAAATTTCCTTCATTATCAACTCTAAATGTGTACTTAGCTGCTCTATATAATCCTCCAGGTCTACTTTCATCAGATTCATCGTATATATTAAATATAGACATTTGAGATCTTAATTTTGGATCATCTATGTATGCAGTAATATCTTCAGTTCTTCCTTTGAAATTCTCTGGAATAGTTCCAGGATATATCTTATTTATAAAATGAAATTTATCAGTTCCAGTGTATCCTGGGTTATATATTTCTAAAGGATTTTTTTCATAGGCTTCATTAGCCTCATTTATTGCATTTAAGAATACAGATCTAAAATTAGAATCTTTGTCTGATAATGCTTTTGCCTCATTATATCCTCCAACATAAATTCCTTTATTATAATATCCTTGTTTATAATAAGAATTCTGCCTGCCATAAGGATCTGTCCATAAATATCCTGTATATAATTCTCCAGTATTAGCATCTCTTAATCCTTCTTTACTAGGAATGTATGTATTATTCCCCAAAGTTAAAGATAGTGGAACTTCTTTTGGTAGTCCCAGTTCAGATCTAAGAGCCTCTTCTTGTTGTTCTTTAGTTTGAATTGGAGGTATTCTGTTATCTTGAGTTTGAGAATTTTGTGCTCCAAAGATATAATCTGCCCAAAAGCCTCCAAAATTTCTATTTCTTAATTGCTCAGCAAAGCTCCAAGTAGATTTATTTTTGTCGAATATTTTATTACCATTTGTATCTAGTTCATAGTTACCAGAAGCATCTTTCTTATATAAATTATCATCCAGTGATTCTAAATCATTAATAAATTGATCATATTCCTCTAAAGATTTAAATGGCAATTCCCCAGATAAGTTAAATGCAGAATTGTCAGTAAAATATTCAGCAAATTTATTTCTGTTAGTTCTAAGAGTTTTAATAACATCATTAGTTCTTTCTCTCTCAGTCATGTTATTATATGTATCTTGTCTTAATTTTCCTCCCCAAATAGTATTTAATAACATATTTTGAGGATTGTAATCTAAATTGATTTTAGTAGGAGTTCCTACATCTGTGTTAGGTGTAGATAAATTTAATAAATTACTCCTGATAGCATTTGTTAAATAATCACTACTATATTTATCACTTGGATTAAAGGTTTCCCCAGCTTGTGCAGTATATTTAACATCAAATCCTCCATCAGAATTAAAATCGACAGATTGAATATCTCCTCTATCAATCATATCCAAGAACCTTTTATAATCAGAATCTACATTCTTACCTCTTTTTCCATAAGACTGTCTCAAATCAATAGCACTCTGTCCACCTCTCCATGTTCCTAACTTCTCTTTTGCTTCTGATCTAGTATATTTTTTTCCATTTATGGTGATAGAATTTGATTCAGCCTCTAGTTCCTTCTTTCTTTTTTCTTCTTCTAGTTTGGCTTTTTGATTATTATATTCTTGTAAGTTTTTAGGAGTTACTTTTCCTCCACTTTGAAGTTTTATTACTTGTGACATAATGTATAATAAAAAAGGAGCATTATGGGTATAATGCTCCATCTTTTAGAATTTATAGTCTTTTCTTAACTACTAATTTTCCACCTTTTCTCTGCATTAAAGGCTCAGCTGGAGCTGGTCCTTGTCCACCACCTTGTTGCTGTTGCATTGCATCTATAAACATTGCCCATGCTTGTAGAGCCAATTGTCCATCTCCAGATTGGAGTGCTTGAACTCCCATCTGAACTGCTTGTTCTAGTGGATTTCCACCTTGATCTCCTTGTGGAGTAGCAGGAGCTGGTTCAGGAGCTGGTTCTGTAGGTATTTGTCCACCTTCCTGTAGTTTCTTTATTAAATTCTTACTTACTTTCATTTGTTATAATATTAATATTTAACCTTTAAATTATTCGCAAATATAGGATTTTTTTGGTTTATAACCAAATGATTTAATAAAATCTTATATTTGGATTAAATGTTCATTTTCTACTCTATTTCTTACCTTTGGATTTTCCTTTTGAAGAACCCATAGATTTTTTACTGCTTTTACATGCCATAAATTAATCCTCCTCTTTTAAATTATTAATATATTTATTAGTCTCATTAATTCTATTCAGCCATCCATTTAGAAATTTTTTCAATTTTGGATTTTTGTCTACTAATGATTTATAATAGTTTTCTCTTTCTTCTATCAACTTCGATAGTAAAGTTTTTGGGTTAGAATTATTAATTTCAGAAATAGTTACTGGCCCAATTTTCCCATCTACTATAATATCTATAGATAATATATCATTTAATGCTCTTTGTAGGCATTTAACTCCATTAGAGATTCCAGCATTTACTCCATGATCTAATAAATGTGCTGATATATATAAATTATTTATTTGATCTAATTTCAATTTATAATAGAAATGCACTAAATAGAAATTGAATATTTCTTCATCTAAATCTTCATCTTTAATAAATTCTCCTCTTTTAAGAGGTTCATGTTTATTAATTATCTTCCAACCTTTCCAATTAGGGAAATTATTTTCTGATATTCCTTTATATGTTCTTCCTCCGGAATCTATGCCATCTGAATCTGACCAATATCCTCCTTCATTTCGAAGGATCATATTTATTAAATCAGTCTGTTTATTCATTTTAAATTGTTATTTTCATTATATTTGTCATGTATAATTTTAAATTTATTCGTTATGTCTATTATATCAAATGATCCATATATGATTACAGGTAAATCTGGCATTTCATATAGTTTTTCTATTTGCTCTTTGGACTCTGAATTTCCGAATAAACCAGGTGTATATATCTTTGCTAAATATAGAAAAGTCAATAATAGTATATATGTATATGAAGCTATATATTGTGGCAAAGCTGGGGATTTAAAAGGACGAATCCAAACTCATATTACTAATAAAGATATAATTAATTCTCCTAACTGTGTATGTGTTTTCATTGCAACTTCAAAACAAAAGGCGATTGATTATGAAACTGATATATTAGAAGGTAATGAATTTGTTCAAAATATTCAACACCAAGGTTGCCAGTGATCATTTCCTTCTGCTTGTTTTTTAAGAATCTCATATCTTACTCTATCTGGTCTATCAAGCGTTTTTAATGCTTCCCAGACTTCATAGCGGATATGAGTTGCATAATCATATTTCCCTGTTTTAAAATTTGTCACACATACAACCCAGCAATGATCATCCTCTATTATTTGATATATTGTTGGAACATACTCTGATGCGATTGTTACTATTGGATGTGTAATTACTCCATTATATAACTCTATTTCTGGTGTAGTTTCTACTACTTTAAACATATTTTTGTACATAAGTCATTTATTTAATTAGTCACATGTATATTCCTTTTCAGGACTTCCATATAAATGAGATTCTTGTGCCATTTTAATTAATTTATCAATCTCTGTTTTCATATATAATATATCTTCTTTAGTCTTAACTTTTCTACTTGTAAATCTGAATTGTTCTTTTTCAAATTCATCAAAATTAAGTCCTTTATCTAAAGATTTTTTCATATCGATTAATTCATATATTAAATCTTCATATTCAAAATGTTCGGCAAGTCTTAAACATGTATTAATCATTCTATAAAGTAATTGACTTTTGGGATATATGATATAATCTTTTTGATCCTTATTTATATTCTGATATATTTCCATGATTATTGCTATTTTCTTCTGGAAGAAAAGGCTCTCTGATCCATTGTATAACACTATATTCATCTTGCTTTAATCCAATTTTAGTAGCATATTCATTTGCCTCTTGTTCTGTTTTAAAGTTTTCTGGGTTTATAGTTTCTCCATCTTTGATCTGTATAGAGTATTTTACATGTTCAGAGTATCTTATGTGTTCAGTGTAAATATTATCTTCATTTATAACTGAATTTTCGTTAGGCTCTGTTTCTAAGAGATTAGATATTCTCTCTATTTCCGACTTTAATTTACCGAGTGTTTCCATTTTTATATTTAGCATTATAGCTCTTTTTGTTTTCATCATTCATTTAATTCAATTCTAAGGCATTCTATAAAATCACCCAATTTGAAAGATTCATCACTCTTTACACAAAGATGTTCTTTATCAACTATCATATTTCCATGCTCTTCAATCATTTCATTGATTTTATGAAGAAATTCTTTTTTATCTAATTTGTTGTAAACTTCTTTAAATGGAATGTCTTTGTAATTACTTTCTCCTCCGAAATTACAATCTCCATATATATCTTCTTCCAGCTCTTCTATAGAAGAATATTTATCAATATAAAGTTTGTTTTCTTGTGTTCTGTTTTTAAATATCTTATAGTAATAAACTTCCATACAATTTTTAGAAAGATCGAATGATAAGATTGGCTTAGGTGTATAGAAAAGCGTGGGATTCCATACTACTGGATGTATTCCTTTACTTATTCTCACTCCGTTTAGTATTGGTCCGTTGGGTGTTTTTGTTATCATAATTCATAAGCATTAATGGTAGAGTGATTACTGGAGAATGATCTGTTATAAATTTAGCCATTCCTTTATAATCTTTTATTCCTTTAAAAAAGTCTGTCATTACATTATCAAATCCTGTGTCTTTTACATAATTATCTGCTGCATATTTCAACATATCCTCTGTTACAGGGTAATCTTTATCTAAGCCAAAATAATTTTTTATTTGAGTTCCTCTTGCTGTTAATTCAGTTCCCATTTCAGGTTTTCCAAACATCATTAGATAATCTCTATGAGGGTTATCTAGCGTCAAATCGTATGTATCAATAGAAGGAACTTTTTTAGGATTATAAACAAAATGAGCAAATTCATGTGCTGGAGCTGTATTTTGGGCATAAGGAGTTTGAAATTCTGCAGGAGCATCTGTAAACATTGATGTATAGTAATCCTCCCTTCTATTTGAGGTAGCACCTGTACCAGGACTAGAATTAAATTCAGAACTAGTCCCAACTTTAGGTTTAGATTCTAATAACTTTTTTCTAAATTCTGGACTAAAATCATTTCTTTCAGGATATATTTCTCTTATAGAAGATACTCCTAATTTATCTGCAGTTTTTTGTTGCTTTACTGTATATTCAACTCCACCATTCATTTCTTCCAATCTATCAAATCCTCCATTAGATAATCTTTTCTTTACTAATTCAAGTTGATCTCCTTGCCAATTAGGTTTTGCATAATTTGGAAGAGAATTTTTATCAATATTAAAGCTTTGAACTTTATCTATAGATTCAGCTGATTGGGAAAGATTACTAAAATTATTTTTTAAAGTCCTTTTTGGCACTTGTTTTAATAATTTACCAATATAAGGCAACATCTCTAATCCAGCTTGTACACCACCACTAACATAATCACCCTTAGCTGCACTAATTCCTGCATCACCTAAACCCAATACCATTCCTGCAGCTGGATTTAACATAGAAGTCCCAACTGCTGCATAATCTCTTAAATCTAATCCAACCTGTTTCAATTTATCTCCAAAATCTTGAATCTGTTTTAATGTGTGACTAAGATTATTTGCATCTATAATTTCCTTACTAGGAGCTTGTGATAAATAAGTTCTATTATCAGGAAGTTTCTTTTCTTCTTCTTTCTTCAACCTAGGTTCTAATTTATTACTCACTCTAGTATTATCCCTAGGTTGAATCTTTTCTCTATAAGAATTAATTTTCTCAAAATCAACTGCCATACCTATTTCTTCGGTTCCACATACTCTTCCCCATTTTCATCCTGAATCCTCATGTATTTAAATATAGACTTCCCTAATCTCTTATATGCTGAATCAGTCTTTAACTTATCTGCTTTTTTAGCTTGTCTAATCAGTACTTTAGTATTAGCTCTAGAGAATATTCTTTCATTACCTTTTAAAGTTAATTGTACTTCTCCATCTGGATCTAATACTTTTAGAAGAGTTTTAATTTTATCTTTTTCTTCTTCTATATCTTCTTTATTTTCTATAATAGAATCACATCTATCTAATCTCTTCTCTAAATACTCCTCTAATCCATCAAATTCAACTTCATCTCCTTCTTTAATCCCAGAGTTGGCTTTAACTTCTAGTACAAATTGTACATTATTTTCTACTATTGGATCGGTAGTATTGGCTATCCCAGTGTGTACTGATATAACTTTAAAACAAGGACAGATGAATACTATATCTAAATCTATTGGTGTGTCTTTCATCCAAAAGGAGATTTCTTCTTGAGGTTGATCATAAACGAATATCATTCCTTCATTATCTCCTAGATCATCAACACCCATTAGACCATTGGCTTTTTCCCAATCGTCGTAGGCAACTCTACATATATAATCATTATCTCCAACTTCTATTTCTATGAAATTTTTCTTGCTTAATTCTGGCATTGTTTAGTATATTTTGTTTATATATTTGTGGTTATTAATTCTAAATTCATTATTATGTCTATTATATCTATTGATCCTTTCATGATAAAAGGAAAATCTGGAAATATCTATCAGTTTGTGACTTATCCTCTTGATGCCGAATTTCCAGAAAATTCTGGTGTGTATATCTATACTAGATCTTATGAAGTTTGGAACGTTCCTAAGCATGATCTTATTTATTGTGGAAAAGCTGATAAATTGAGTATTAGAATCAACCAACATAGCACAGATCCCAATGATAAAATATATCCAGATCCTGATAGTATTCATATCCTTATAACTAAAACAAAGCAAGATGCTTTGAGTATTGAAACTGATATTTTAGAAGCAAATAAATTTATTCAGAATAAGCAACATCAGGATCAATAAAAATAGGAAACGATTGTATTATAACTTCCTTTGTATCTGGGTCTACTAAAGATCCCCATCTGTAAGTATGCAAATATAACCAATCTGGATTATCTTCATGCTTTTTTAATTCCTCATGTCTTTTTCTATCAGGTCTATCTAAAGATTGTAAGACTTCGTGAGCTAGATATGATATAGATATATTGTGTACAAAATCTCCGTTTGGAGTTTTCATGAGTAGAATATATTTTGAATCATACTCAATAAATGCAGAAATTAATCCAAACTCATCTTCGAATATAATTACTGGAGTAACTTCTTTTTTGAGTTCCCTTACTTTAATTTTTCCTGTATGTTCTATTTGTTTAATCATAATTCATTAGTCATTTTAAATTGTTGTTATTTCTATTATTCATTATATTTGTCATCATTAATTTAATATCTTATAATATGGCTATTACCAATAACTCTGAATTAGCAATCGTTGGCAAATCTGGTAAAGTGTATTCGTTCACTATGTACTCATTGCCAACACAATGTGAATTTAATACAGATTATCCTTGTGTATATATCTATTTTCAAAATTCTGATCCAATACAGTTAATATATGCTGGTAAGACGACTGATTTGCCATGTAGATTTAAAGAACATGCTAAAAATGATCCTCATATATTGAATGATTCTAATTACATTGCAATATCATATTGTAGTACTCCAGACATTATGGATGATCTTGAAGTTGATATATTAGAAGGTAATAGCTTTAAATATAATAAGCAACATAATTAAAGTTGTTTGATAATATCAATAGGAACAGAAGGACATTGTTTCCAATTTTTACTATCTCCTTCTGTTTCTATAAATGTATATAAATCATCTTTAGAGCATACTGTTATTTTCTTTTCTCCATTTTTAAAAATTGATACTATTCTGTTAGTGGAGAGGTTATCTAGTACTATTGGCATTCCAATAGCTGAATTGTTTTCGTCTTTTATCCAATTATTTTTCATAAGTCATTATTCATTTTAAATTAAAATTATAAATAAATAGAAAATTACTACAAACAGTAAATAGATCCACAATAATAATTTTCTATTCTTTTTAAATATATATGTATTACAAAAGACTATATTAAATGTAAGCATCATAGTATATAATAACCATATATCCCTTTTATATTTACAGGTATCCGGAAATAGTATTTTATAGTATATTTGTTCTCCGATTGTATATAGTAGAAACTCTAATCTATTTATTAAATAACCGCCTAGTGTTGCAATTATTATTTTTAATATAGTCTTTAATAATCTCATTGTTGTTTAAGTAATTCGTTTAATATTACTGATCCTTTCTTTGGATCTAACTTTACTTCTGAACGTATTTCTAAGGGTTTCCTTCTATTTGGAATATTAGCCCACCATCTTTGGGGAGCAGAATAATCATAGTGATCCCAAGAATGTATGGTATTAGTTTTATCATTCCACATCATCCCAAACCCTCCAGCATTATCACTAAATACTCCTTCTCCACCAAAAGCTCCTAAACCACTGTACATATCTCCATGAGGACTATACTGTCTCATAGGACTTAGTGTTTCAGAAGCCTGCATTACTTTACCTGGATTATCAAGCATTTCTTTTCCAAATCTATAAGTCTTTTGCATTTTGCTTTGTTCTGGCAATAGAGGTTGTTTCTTCCTTAAAACTTCATACTGTTCTTTGGACATCCTTGATAATATTCCTGTATTTAAAGTATCTGCAACACCCTGTATTCTTAAATCCATTTCTCTTGGAGTACCTACAAATTCAGCATCTTTGTACTTATCTGGTTCACCTTTGGGATGCCTTGTTTTGGTTGATTTTATTAAGTCTTGAGGCAACCCAAGATATAATGCCCAATAAGCTTCCTCTTCTGGAGTTCCTACCAAATCTCCAATTCTTGGTTTTAAACTTCTCTTTTTATCTATAAAGAGTTCTGTGAGCCAATTTCCAGAAGGATTATATCTATTATAGACTCCTATTCTGTCTACTTCTGGTAGATCCTCAACATAATTCCATCCAGAAGGAGTTTTAACTTCTTCTGAGGATAAATCTCTTCCATAGTATTTCTTACGTGGTTTTGTTACTTTATTATTGTGATTAATAACTCCACCTTTGCTATATTTCTTAATTCCTTTTAAATAAGAATTTACCTTCTCAAAATCTATCATCACTCTACAGTTTTAATAAATTCTCCTTCATCTTTGGTATTATACAATATCTCTCTAACTAATAACCTCCCAGCTTCTATAGCAGCTTCGTCAGTTCCTTCTTTAAATAGTTCTTCTAGTTTATCAGTTACTGATTTTCTGAATATAATTTCATTTCTTTCTATTTCGGCTAGTTGGGCTACAGTCTTGCCCCCTTGTTCTAATAGTACTGGTATTCCTTTGGTTGTTTGTACTCCTTCTATTCCTGTGAGATTATGCTTTCTAGCATGTAAAGCTCCTACTGGTAATAGGTTTTTATCATTCTCTTTATTTTTTACATATTCTCTATACTCTAGAATAAATTTCATTCCTCTTTTTCCAAAGGCAATATTTCTATTTCCTAATACACCAGATTGCTGTAATTGAGATCTATTATTAAACATATCTGTAGACGAAGCTTGAATAGCTCTCGCATTTTTGGCTTCTCCCAAAATATCTTGTATTCCTGACTGCCATGTTTTAGCCTGCTTAATTTTTTTATTAGCTTTTTTTCTAGCTCTGTTAGAAAGAAGTCCATATTTTTTATTAGAGTACATTCCTGCGTCTTCTATATCCTCACCAGTTCCTGTATAAGAAGAATTATTAACTGCTTCTTGATCTATATCTATAGTATCTGTTTTTTTACCAAATGCATTATTTATAATACTAACAGGAGATAAGTTTAATACAGTACTCCCCATTATCGCATCTGCAGTAGTCATTTTATCTGTTCCAACTCCAATTTTCTCAAGTCCTGTACCTAATAAATCGGCACCCTTTATTATTGCACCAGCAGCCATTCCTAGTGGGTTTCCTGAGGATATTAACATATTACTTGCAGTTTTAAATCCTTGATCTATTCCTTTTGTAATATTCCCTCTTTTACCACTATAATCTTTTTGAAAAAATTTAAGATTAGATAATAAGTCCATTGTGCCTCCTGCAATGTTCATTGGGTTAATATTTCCTGATGCATCTGAAAGTCCTGTGGTTTTAAAAATAGAATCTTTAGCACCCCTCGCAATATCTCCAAAAGATATGCTTGGCTTTAACTTACTAAGGCTTGCATTTTGTGAGGCTATAATATTTAACTCTGGAGCGGATGTTTGTAGTGGGGAGAATGGAATTGATCCTCCCCATTGTAGTTTTGAAATATTTATATCCATTAACTAAAACTTTGTGTATATATAGTTTGTATTGCTGTGACTATTGGTTTATCTAAAGGTTTATTAAAGTCTTCTTGATTTTTGTTTCTCTCATACACAACCCTCACTCTCATAAATTTATCTCTAGGTCTTATTTCTATAGATTCTAAATCATCTGGAGTGACATTATCTCCATTTTCAAAGGATAATTTATGAGCTAATAATGGATCAATTTCTAATTTAAACAAATCTTCCTTATATACAGAATTACCAATAATGTTTCCATAAACTTTAATATCCCTAACATCCATAGATTTTCTCATCATATATTGATTAAGTTTTCTATCTTTGAAAAACTCTGCGTTGTATTCATCTAGATACACAGGCTCTCCATTAATATCAATTTTAAGCTTACCTTTATCGTCATAACATAATTTTTTATCAAAGGATATTATATAATCCTGTATATAGTATTCACCATCCTCATCTTCTCCTTTCTGTGTACCCAAAAGAGAAACATCTAGATCTCCTCGCTGATAATCATAAGAAATTTCTTTATATTTACTAAACCAATAAGCATCTCCAATTACTTCATATAAGATTTTCTTTGGAGGAACATTATTAGATAAAATCTGAAAATTATCAAATATTTTATGTCTTGCTCCTTCTTTATTTACGATAAATTCAAATTCAAATGGGTAATGCCTTCCGTACCATTTGCAATTTTCTATCATTTCTTGATTATCTATAATTCCTGCAACTCCATGTTTCCAGAAGTAAGTAGATTCGTATGGAACTTTATAAAAATCATTTAATTGTGATAGTCTAATAGTTAATGTATCTTTAAATATTTTTCCTCCAATATCTTCAGACAAACCATCTCTATTTATAGTTACCATAATATCTAAAGTTGCACAATATTTTTTTAAATATTTATTATAAGAAGTAGGAGTTTGTTTAAAGATCAAAAAGGATTTACCATTAACTATATCTATTTTAAAATCTGAGCAATCTAAAGTATTTTCCAACTCAAATATAAGAGATTTTACAGAATCTATATTATTTAATTTTAAAGATAGTTCTCCAATTGCTATTTCTTTGGTATCTGAAGATAAAATTGGGAATTCTACTCCTGGATATATAACATCATATCTATACCCTATATAATATGGAGAATTAACATCCCCACTATTGTAGCAATCTGATAACACAATGCCTCGTGACGTGTAACTATCTCTCCAACATGAAGAAACAGCAGATACATTTTTTGCAGATTCTTTGTCATATGTAAAATAAATATTGTTAATATTTTCTGAAAGTAATGGAATCCAAGAATATCTAGTAGTCCATAAATTCAATTTTTCATTAAAACACATATTCCATTCTATAGAAGTAATATCATTACCTAAATTATCTTTAGACTTAATATCATTATAGAATGTAAACATTATATCATATTTAAATCCATTATAATGAGATCTAACATTTCTAACTCCCAATAGTGGAGTAATTTCTCTTTCCGAAAGTTTCAGATTGTCATTTAAAAAACTTTGTATTTTGAAGTCTGATATAGTCTCAAATCCTTTTCCGTCAGTTCTCCATATTCTCTTTCCTACTGTATCTACTCCATATATAAATCTCTCAGATTTAACCACTGAATCCTTCCATTGAGATCCAAATGTTTTAGATAACATAATAGGTCTTTCTGGAAGAACTTTATTAGAGTTTATATATATTTCATTATCTCCTTCGGAATTGTTAACTTGAACTTTTTCATTTACTGGAATTAACCCAACTCCATGTTCAAAGACTACCAATAAGTTTCCATACCATTCCATTAACTCAGTTATAGAACCATATTCTTTGCTATAATCTCTATAATTATTTAATTGAAATGTTCTATAAGCATTTTTAAATGCATCTGTTATATGTATATCTGAATACATAATTCTATTAGAAAATTCGTTTTTTATATACGGAACATCTGGTAATGCAAAATTATATTTATCAGAAGTGGTTGAGTTATATCCAACATTAATTATATTAGAATCTGAAACTTTGTATTCTCCATCAGCTTGGAACCAGTATGCAGGAATAAAGGTTCTAGGATGTCCTATAAGAGCTATTTCAGAACCATTAGAATCATCTTCAACTCTTAGAGCAAGATTTATATTACTCATACATTTAAAAGTAACCCAGTGTCCAATTTTAACAGCATTTACATCACCCCTATTTATTTTAGATGCTTCCTCTAAATCTAATGCTCCATTAGTATATCCATTATAATGATTTTTCCATGTTTCTGAATCTATAATTTTGTCATTTGTAGGAGCTTCTGGATCTTGGAAATTTCGGCACATTCTGTGTGTGAAATTGTTAATAAAGCAGTCTCCTCTAAAGCAAGTTAATTCAATATTATCATTAATAGGTACTAACGAATTATAATCTATTCTGTCACATATAGGAAAATAAGGTTCTGAGGAAGCTATTCTAACTTTAAAATATTCTTCCATTAGATTATCTTCATATCCTGGAACTTTTACATCAAAAATACTCATTGGGATAGTATATCCATCTATTCCAACATAGGAAGACCAAGCCCCTCTTAACATATTTGTAGCTTGTGCTGTATTATTTTCTCTTTCTAACTGAGAATATCTATATGCCTCTTCTGCAGCACCTGCTCTAGATGAAAATTCTGTAATTCCAGATGATATTAATTGAATATTATCTGCAACATATGTTAATGTAACATCTTTTCTAGAAATAGAAGCAGAATTTGTAGTATACTCAGAAATATAATAATGTCTAGAATTATCAGATTGTGTAAAATATTTTAGAGTAGGAGAAATTTTAGAAGATTCTATATTAAATTGGGATGCTGAAAATAGCTGAGAATATAATTCTGAATTTAATTCTGCTTCAGGAATTATTGCTGCATTAGGAGTAGCCATCTTAGAAGTAAGCATTCTATTTTCAAATTCATGATCCAATTCTCTGTTAGAATTTAAAAAAGACTCAGTAACATAAGACAACTCATTATTGGATTCACTAATCGGAATCATAGGAATATGAGAATAATTATCTATTCCTATTGTAATTCCCTGACAATATGTAGTTGGGATTCTTTTTTGTCTTACTATAAAAAATCCTTTTGTATATTTTTTTAGTTCATTTATTAGTTCTTTTCCCCCATCAAATTTTAATTTAATCCCTACAGGAATAATTCCTGTAGATTGGTTTTCTAAATTAGGTCCTTCTACTATTTTAATAACCCCACCGCCATTTTCTTGTAAAATGGAACCTTTAGATACGTCATTTTTATCTTTATTGGTTATTTGAATAAATTTATCTGAATCAAGTTCAATAATTTTTCTAGTTTTATTTTCTCCTTCCCCTTCATAAATTGGAAAATGAGTAAAAGTTTTATTTGGATCTAATATTCCTCCACGTATGTTAAATACTGGAGATAGAGTAAAATCATTTAATATATAAACTATACCTAATCTATATAGATCATTCCAGTATCCTAATCTATAATAAATATTGTCGGGATTATAATATTCATTTTTATTTAAAGAAGAAGACTCGTCTGTGTAATTATGATTCAGATATCCAATAGAGTACTCTTCTGAAATCTCTGTAAATGGAAGAATTCGCAAACTTAAATCTGCTAATTCTGTATACGGAATTGTACTCTTAGCTACATTACCCAAAAATAGTCTACTTTGGATTTGTGCCTGAGATTTAGCTTTGGAAATCACATTATATGAAATATTTATTTCATCTAAGGATATTTCTGTAAACGTTTCTAATCCAGTTATTACTATAGTTGAAGTTCCTGCATTAATAGGAAATTTGGCATCAATTTTATAGGCATGTGTTAATTCTGATTTATTATAGGAACCTGTACTTCTAGTACAATATACATTAACGTAATCATATGAATTATCTATATTGCTTAGTGAAAACCTTATCAATTTGTTACTTATAGAATTTTCTAAATTTCCTTTAACTCCTCTTGGTAGAAATCCTTTAAATATACTAATAATTCCAGATTCCCCAACATAATCTGTTTCATTTCCATCAGAATCTACGTATTTAAAATAAAATACATAATTTCCTACTTTTAATTGCCCTCCAGAAGACACTCCTAAAAAATCTAATTTTGGAATTTTATCTATTGATTTATATAGATTAGTTTCCCCTATTACTTTATCTTCATCATAGATATTAGTATCATTATCCTCAGTTCTATCCATTACTTCATATTGTCCCTCTTCAGTTACAGTAAATCTAGTATTAATAAGTTTAGGAGTATTTAAATCATCATTTAATATGAGATTTACTGATCCATCATAAGATGGCTGTACTTCTATATCTACTGGGTGATTAATATCTAAATTTAATTTATTTGTTCTAAAATCTATCAATTCATTTGGATAGTATTCTACATATAAATGTCCTTCTTGAGGAGTTTCTCCTATTTTTGCTGGAGCAATTTCTTCTACAAAATCTCCATTGGAATTTTTATATTTGTCTAAATTTGTGGATACAATAAATTCATCATTTATTTTTACGAATTTAAAGTTTTTGTCAAGACATATACCTGTAGAAGGATCTTGTCTATATTTAGCAGATGAGGCTCTCATGCATAAAATAGGATTATACTCATATACTAAAAATCCCTTTGTAGGTTTAACTTTATATGCTATTTGGAAAATAAATTGAAGATTATCTTTTAATGTTATAAATGTCGGCATTATTTAGGTGAAATTGGATAATTACTTAATAAGGAATTGTTAAAAGATTGCAAAGAATTTGTAATAGCTTCACTCAATCCAGAGGTAGAACCATTTATAGGAGCCATACTCATATATTTTATTGCTCCATTTTTATCTTTTAAGTGAGATACCTCCATAGTAAGTACATTCCTATTACTATATTTAAAACCATCTCCATATATTTTTCCATCTTGAAATGACAATGATAAATCCTTACCTTTGTAGTAAAGTTTTGATGAATCTACAGAAATGCCTTCACCAATGGCCTCAGAGAGATCAGATAGTAAATAGACTATATTTTCAATAGTATATTCACCTTGATCTTTCTTTAATAGGAATTTATCTTTAGAAATAGTATATGAATCTTTATATATTATTTCCTTTAGATCATTTATGGTAGGAAAATTCTGATTGCTATAGATATAGGCATCGGAAAATATTTTTCCTATATTTTCTATATCAGAAGGAAGAGAACTTTTTACATTATTATAAAATGTATTATTAAGTAATTGAGGATTTCCTTTATATATAGTTTTGATAGTATAGTCTTTCATTTGAGCAGTAGTTAATACTTTATTAATGTTAAATATACTATCAAAACTATCATGTTTTAACAATGTTCCAATGTTAGGAATGGTAATAGGAGTTAATTTTTTTTCTGAAAATTGCACCTGTAAATTTTTATTTAACCCATTAGCCAAAGCTAATTTAGCATCAGAAAATACTTTAGATGCAGTAGAATCTGAAATTCCAGATTGATATTTGTATAAAAATGTAAAAGGGTAATTATATTGACTTAATAAAGAATCTGAATTTTTTCCGGTGTATATTAAAAATAAAAATTTATTTCCTTCTGAAATATTTGTACTAGAACTATATTTCTTTTTAGTATTCACCGAACTAGTTTTCACTCCATTAGTAACAATGGGGTCTGCCCACCCATGACTATTTCCATACCCTAAACACTGAACGAATGCAAATTGATAATTTCCCAAACGAGAGGAAATTTCTTTTATAGCTTCTGATGGAACTATTGTAGTAGAAGAAGATCCTCCTATTAAATATCCTAGATCTGGATGATAATCATCTCCAACATGATCCCATAAATCATCTGCTGAAGGAACAGATAAATTATCTCTATTATCTATATAAATGTAATTTGAGCTATTTGTTCCATATCCTATTATTCTAATAACATATGGAGAAATTAATCCATCTACTGTATAACTCTTATTTTCTTCTAAGGATTTAAATCCAGTTTGAAAGCATTCTAATCTGTCAAAGGTTCCTTCGCAGTCTATTTTTCGATTAGATGAGGTATTAATAGTTATTTTAAATCCAGTATCAAACTTATAATTAGTTTCCCCATTTTTTCCAGTTATAGTTAGAGAATTTATAACAGAATCAGTAGTTAATGCAGATTTGTTATTTTCAGAAACTGTATAATCCGTATCTTTTTGTAAGTCTATGTTTGATGGGGTTGATGTGTAATTTAAAGTTCCTTCTATATCTCCATAATCCTTTAATATTTGCTTACTAGGTCTTACATACGCTTGATATGTTCTTGATATATTCCCATTCACAAGAATCCGAGTATCAAATTTTCTTGTTTTTGAGATTTCTTCTGTATCATCTTTATAATAATTTTTTGTATAGCTTTGATAAGAATACCTCGGATTATCTGAAGTTGTTAATAAACTGGCACTCTCTGTAGTATCTAACCAGTTAGACATATATTCTAAATTCACATCTATATAATTTGGAAGTTGCAAGAGATTAAAATTATCATTAATTCCTCCAGACAATGCCCAATATTTATTAAATATTCCTGTCGTCCATAAAAAATTATAACTAGCATATCTCTTACAACTTAATTGTTCTGTTTCAGAATCAATATAATAATCTAAACCTACTAATGCTACTATATAAAAATTATTCTTTCTTAATTTAGAATTTGAATTACTTAAACTAAGACCTAAATTATTATAACGATTTTTACTAGTTGTAAATACACTTTCCAATTTTTCTACAAAAGGAATGTTTTTTACCGTATTATATCCTAGATTTGTATTTGCCAAATTTTTAAGAGCTGTATATCCTGCATTCCCATCATCTAAATCCCTTAAACATTCATTATATTCTCCAGATTTATTCTTATCAATTAATAAATAATAACTTTCATCATTTTTTATAATAGATGAATCTAAACCTCCAGTAGAAGATTTAATATTAGGGAATTGGTCTATAAAGCAATTTAATGTAATTGTTTTACTATCTGATACTGATGTTATAGGATAGAACAAAGACGAATCACTTATTACATCATAAAATTCTATATACATAGCATCTAACTTATTCCTCTCATTTTTTGTTCCCCTAACAAAAAAATCGTATGTGATTTTGATTTTGTCAGGAGTAACTTCTGGGTCTAAGGATTCTTCTAAATAATATTTCCATACTGTAGATTCTTTTGCAGATGTAAGTTTATTATAATTTACAATATTTTTATATTCTAGATTTCCAAAAAATCCAAAAGGAGAATAAGGTTTTATTTCTAATTTTATATCTTTAGAAACGTCTTTATTATTTATGGTAGCTGTACATGCGGTTTTATTTTTTCCAACTATAACATTATTAGTATTGAATAGGTTGGCAGGAACATTCCAAGGTTCTTTATATTCAGACTTGACTTCAAAATCTTGAGGGTCACCATTATCAATTTTTATTTCAAGACCTGTAACGTTATTTTTGCAATCTGCTTTTGAAGTGGCCACTATGTCAAATTTAAATAAAGTAAAATTTCCATTAGAATCTTTAGAACTTTCAATTCCTTCAATATTTTCGATATTTAAATCGAATTCATCTACTTGTTCAAGTTCTAAGACTAACATTAAATATCCGTTTACTTTATTATTATAAACAGCAAATAATCCTTCTGCAGATTCGGAATCTTGTATTTGTGATTTAGTATAGTAAAACGTTCCACTAGTGTTAAACTTTGGAACAATATCTTCTATAGACTCAGTAATTCCATCGTCACTTATTCTTAATAATTTAAATTTAAAAAGTCTTCTTTCTGACAATATTCCATTTTCATATAACTCAAGTAAGCTTCTAAAATTATCCATTGCGGACTTTTGACCATCATCTATAAATATAGCAAATTTATCCCCAGGCCTTAAAAGTTGTTTATCTCCTTCATTTTCTGTAAAATCTAATTTTATAGTAACATTTTCTATCCCCTTTGTTTTATTTTCATCTAAATATAATCTATCTGTTTGAAGAACCGTCTGTGGTGCTTCTTCTATGTTAGTAGACTTAAATATAGTTCTTTCGGGGGAAGGAAAGCTTCCTATTTCACATTCTCCAGTAAATGGGTTTTGAGATACTATATATATTATACCTCCGTATTCTTTTATTCCCAAAGGAATAAAATCTTTAGTGAGTTTACATCCACTTATCTTTCCATTACCGTCATCACTTTGTAGAACAAACTCGTTACCATCGTAGGTAATAAGTGTCCCATTTAAGCAGTCTGTTAATACAGAATTTGGTGTAGTTAGTGGCTGCATATCCATTAACAATCCATCATTAAATGTATTATTAGCTATTTGTCTCATTAATATTCTCTTAATTTATCAGTTTTATATTCATGTATCATACTCTCATATCCATCTATGGTTCTTTTAGCTATATATTCCGCTTTATTAGTGCTATAATTATATCTCACTTGTTTATGTCCTATCATTGCTAGCATAGGAACTCTGAAAAAGTAAGTATATATATAATTTAATTTACATTCATCGTATAATTTAAATAATGTAACAGTCCCATAGTTAAATTTAGTATTTCTATATCTCCTTCTTTTCTTTTCTGGATCTTTAAACCATGAACTCATTTGAGATTCATAATTCTCAAACTGAGACTCTGTTAGTCCAAAGTAATAATACCCATCCCACTTTATTTTTCTTCTTTTATATAGTATTTTAAATTTAACTGACATTTTTCTAAGTATATATTTAATCTTAGAAGTTACATCTGGGAAATTTACTTTACCAAAAATTAATTTAAACATCTGATTATTAATTTTACTAATAAAAAATATATCCGCACTTCTAAATATCATTTTATATAAGTTCCTACTTCCAAATTTAATAATACTATCTAAATCATCAATACTAAATTCTGGAAATTGCTCCTGCAATTCATATATATAATCATTATATCTCTTATATCCTTTACTTTTAGCCATAGGCTTTACCATTGTTAATATTATCGAAAAATTCTTTAGTTAGGGAATAATTTAACATTACCTCCTTGGTTCGTATTTCATTTTTTCTTTTCTGATAAAATAAAGTAATTCTAGGTAATATAAATCCTGATCCAAAATAATCATACATTTCAGATTTTTTAGTTCTTATATATTCCTTTAGTTTCTTTCCCTCTAAAGTTTTAATTCCCAAAACAAAAGTTCTTCTTGTAGGGAATATAAAAGTAACATTATTTCTAATAATATCCAATATAATTAGGTATAAAAAGTATACAAAGACTCTACAGCATATATTTCTAACATTTACAGATTCACCATATCTACGTTGTAGAGCTTTTCGTTTTACTGATAACTTTTTTATATCAAAATCTTCAAATAATTCTGAAGTAGTAAAATAATATTTAACTAAACTGGATGTTAAATTATTACTCTTCATGCTACCTTACTGGTTTAAATGATTTTCCATACATCTTTCTATCACATGATGTTAAGGCATCTAGTATCTTATCAACATCATTTTGAGATAATTTTTCAGGCATTCTAGCTCTATCACATAATCTACCCCACTCTTGTTGAATATCCTTAGCAAGTTGAAAAGTATCTCTATTTTTCGATTTAATACTTTCCCTATATAGTATTGTATATGCACAATAGGCTGCTATTGCATCTGCCTCTTTATCATTTATAAATGGAAGTCCTTCAGAATCTAGATTTTCAGCTCTATATAGTAATAAAACATTTTTATAATCTCTATCAAAATATAAAGTATCTCCAGATTGTGTATATTTTAATAGTCTTCCATCATCATACAATAAAGACTCGTTAAATTTCCAGTAATTTATATATCTTTCTATGAAACTACTTACAATATGAGGATATTTCTCTGAATTGGAAGTAACAACCATATCCGGAAAGTCTGCAAAAACTCCTTCTATACTTACTATATCACAAGGAAGTTTAATCATTCCATTTTCAACATTTAATATTTCTCCTTTTATCTGAGTATTTTTATTACCTATCTTAGTATATGCAATCATACCTACAGTAATAAATTCGTTTTGATCCATAGTTAAGCCGTATCTAGCTTCTATATATGTATATGCTGTGTAAAAACTTAATGTCTTCATTATTTAATAGTTTGATGATCAAATCCAAGAGGCATAGCTAATTGTCTATACCATTTTACTTTTCTATCTGTTAATCTCTTTTTAATATCATTAGCTATAGAATTAAAATTAACTATTTCTTCTACATTTTTACAACAAGAATAAGAAGTTAATTGTCTAGGGTCTTTAAATATTCCTATAACTGATACTGTTTTTAATAATGGGACATTAAATAAGTAACAATCATACATATTATTCTCATTTGGAGTAGTATCAATATATACATAAGGTTTATTTCCTAGCCATCTATTATGCTTATGAAATTGATAAGATATATCAGTATATACTTTAAATGGAGTCTCTCTATCAATAGTTCCAAAATACTCTATAGCTGCACTACCTAAATCATTTACTATTTGGGGAATTTCTACATGTGGGATTTCGTATGTATTAAATTTATCCATTTTACTACAAACTCCACATTTTTCTATAGGTTTACAGTCGACTTCTAAACAAGTTAATGAAGAATATAAATCTTTATATGGAACAATTCCTTTTAAAGCATATTCTTTAATAATTGTAAGTCTTTCATCTATAATATCATCTTCTAGTTGCTCTATAGATATTCTAGGATTATTAGAAAATCCTGCCAATCCAGACATGACATCGTTATATATTGCAGATGCTAATTTATTTAGCCAATCAAATTGTATATTCATAAATGTGTATAAAAAATTAAAGGCAAGCAGGAAGTTAATCCCGCCTGCCTCTTTAACAACAGTTTATTTAAAATTTAGGCTGTTACAGTTACCTCTACTTGTTTAGTATTTCCATCTTCTGCAGTTACAACTATAGAAGTAGAACCTGCTTCAACTCCTGTAATGGTCTTGTCATCGATTGTTGCAATATCCTCATCTAAAGATGTTGTGTAATACATACCACCAGTTGGAGTAGTTGTGATAGTTAAATTAGCAGTAGCTCCTTTAGCTACAGTTACAGTTGCAGGAGTAACATTTAAAGCAGTTACTTCTACGTCTACATCATTAACTAAAACACCTGCAGATTTTAGTACTGCATCAAAGTCATCAACTAAAGTATCATTTACCCACATAATATGTTTGGTAATAGATACTAATTCTTCTCCCACTGCACCCATACCAGTAATATCTCTTTTTACTCTATAATCTAATACATATTGAGTATAAGTAGCACCTTTTACTAATGCAGTATCGTCATTGTCTTGAGAGAATACATCAGTTCTGTTACTATTTTGAATCTGAACATTTTTAAGCATAGTCCAGTAAGTACCAAATCCTTGTTTTCCATCAACTTTGGTATTAGTATCGTAATTAACTAATACTTTCCAAACTGGCTCAACTGGATAATAATTACCTAATGCAGCTACATTCCAAGGAGTTAATCCCTCAATGGTTACATTATTAAAATATTGGAACTCATCTTCACCAGTAAGTACAATGGTTGGACTATTGTCAGCTTTTAATTTAAAATTGATTCTAAGATTATCATATGCAAAATCTTGCTTTGCTAAACCTTCTATAAATGCAGCAGCGATTTTAGGAGCAGTATCACTAGAATTAATTTCTAGATTTACTATCATTGGTTTAGCTTTAATTCTACTATTATAAGTAGAATATTCTGAATTAACAGAACCTGATCTTCTAAGATCTATGTTTAATCTAATGTTCTTAATATTACCAGCAGCAGGTATAATGCTAGCAGGGACAGTAATTTCAATTGATGGTTTTACAGGTTGAGAAGATTTAGTTTTATAAACTGTTCTTCCAATAATGCAATTTGCATCAAATGTTCCAAATCTATAGATTCTAAATGTATGAGAATCTAATTTTTCAAATTTCGGTCTTCCGCTAAAAGCGTCTATCGCGGAGTTAATTAATCGTTCGTTTAAAAATTCAAACATTTTGTTTAATTTAAAAAGTTAATAATGATTATCTACGCATAATTATTATCTTCTCCTGCCTTGCTGAGCCTGTTGTACTTCAGCTGGAGGAGCAATAGTTTGGTTAATTTGAGGATTAGTTCTAAGTCTGTCATCAGAATAATTCTCAAGTAATAACATCACTAATCTATCTAAGATCTCTAAACACATATAATGAGGAAACTCTAGTACCTCAGATGTATCTATATCCTGATCAAACTGTCTTTGAGACAATCTAACACATTTTGGAGTTTTTATATAATCAACAAAAACAGCGACTGGTTTAAATACATCACAAGGTCCAGGTCTTAGTTGAAGAATTACATTATTATATGCTTCACGTAACTTTTCTTTTGCTTGTGTTGGAGTCTTAACACCTTGCATCCTAGTTTCCAAATTACTGTCAGAGATAACCCCATCGTCAAAGAGTTGAGTGATTCTGTTAGAATATGCAGTATCTACTGTACTCTTATCCTCTTTTTTAAGGTGCGAATAGATAATATCAAGAGTGCTACCAATCATTTTAGTTTCTGATATTTCTGCAAAATCCTCATCATCATATTCAAACAAATAAATATAATTATTTATAAATCCACTTGAATACGAATTATTTATTACATAATAATATGGAGTTCTATAACTGGGTCTAAAATATGCATTGTTTAATGAATCTCCATTAATATCTCCAGTAGCTCTAATGGCTTTATTTCTCCATTTAGTATCAACATCATAACAATGCCAATCACGTAATAATTGAAATTGAATTTCACAACTGATTAAATGATAATAATTATCAGGTAATTTTACTTCATATATTTTACCTGCATTATCTTCCTCATCTACTTGTGGATTTTCAGTAACAGGAATTTTTACGTAATCTTTTAATACTCTTAAATCATCTGTTCTCTGTTGATCAGCATTATAATAATTATATACCTCATTAATTTTTTGCTGTATAGCTTTATTAATAAAGTAATTATAATCCCTTAATAATAAATTAGGAACTCCATTTTTCTTAGTTTCGATTAGTGCATTTTCAAGTAGTTCCTTGACTGTCATTTATTTTATTTTTTATTTTTTAGTTGGCTCATTATTAACCAACTCCGTATTTTGTGTAGATGTTTCTTTAGAAATATCTATATTTTCGGACTCTGTTACAGCATTATTAATCTCCTTAATAATTCTATCTGTAATAGCTTTATTATTAGGATTTTTAAAATAAGTAACACAATCAGAATCCGTTCTTCCTATAATACTGTCTCCATAAATATATAATCCTCCCTTATTCTGTAGTATATTATACTCTTTACCATATATAAAGTATAAATACAACTTAGTATCAGATCCAGTATATAGATTAATGACCTTTTGTGGATCAGAGTTTGCTATATTCACTAGGTATTCCTCAATTTCTTCACTTGTGGAAGTTTTAACAAAGCAACCTAAAATCATAGCCTTAGTTTTTAATCCATTAATTGTGTCGCTGTAAATAAAGTTCTTTGCTTTAGTTTTTAATCTTTCCTTACTATTTCTTTTCTTAGCCTCATCTGCTACTCTTTCTACAAAAAACAAAGCTGTTGGAGGTGCCAATTCTGAAGGTTCAGCGATAACATTTCCATTTTCATCTACTTTTCCTTTAGGATCAAAGATTAAATCTGAAAATTTAATTGCATCCCATTTAGCTTTCTGAATAGCATTAGTCAAATCAAAATCAGTTCCGTTTTTTATTACTATTCCTTCTGTTTCTCTTACAAAATATGTAGATGGATCATCTCCATTATTATAAATAATATCTCCAGAGGAAGAAACTTTTCTTACACAATTTGGATATTCACCTGTTAAAGGATTTTTTATTGGGTGAATTTTGGCTCCTGCATGAGCAGGCCCATGAAAGCATACTAAGTGAATTGTTTCATCAGTTTGTAATTCATTGTTCATAAATCATCATTTTATTTGTTAAAAATAAAAATCTGTAGAGAAAAATAATAATTATATTATCTCTACAGATTTATCTATATCAATTTTATTTTCTTTTAGTTTGTCTGAAGATTACAGATCTATAAGGAGCGTAAACAACAATTCCTGAATAACCCCAATAAATCATCTTAGATCCTGCAACTGGAGTAGATGCAGTACCTCCTTCAAGACCAGTTAAACCTCCAACTCCCTTAACGTCTGTTTTAATCATATCAGCACCTTTGAATGTATATGATTCAATAGCAGGTTTTCCGTTAGCTAAGTCTGGAGTTAAATCTAAAATAAATCCGTATGCTTCGTCAGGATATTCAACATCCAATGCTCTATCAGGTAATAAAGTAATAGTATTACCTAAATATTTATAAGAAGTAAAGGTATTACCAACTTGGATTCCATCAATTGACTCACCAATATTTTTTCTTGTGCCAGCAACTTTAGAATACATTAAAGTATTTGAAGGATTCCATTTAGCAATCTCATTCATTAAATTATCATTAACTTGTTGCCACATTAAAGAGTTACAAATTAATGTATAATCATTACCAGTTAAATTCTCTGATTTAGAAATCATGAAATTCATGGATTCTTTTAAATAAGAGATTAACATCGTTTCGAATGTAATTACGTATGCAAATCTTTCGATTTGTGGAATAACACCATCACCAATATAAATAGGTCTATTTGTTTCTGGATCGGTGATAGTGGGTTTACCATTAATGTCAACATTAGATCTAGCAAATAGGTCATGTTGATTTTTAACAGCCAAGAAGTTTTCTAGTAATGTCTTTTCCATACTAGTCATAGTAAATAATCTTTCACTACCATGAGTTTCAGTATCGGAAATCTTTAAGAAAACATCTTCATTAGCTAAATATGCTTGAGAAGCATCAATATCATTTCTATGGAGAGTCATATAATTTCTATGAGTTTCCATATTGGATTGATATTTTGTATAACCTTGATCGTGGTAATCAAATGGATGGGCATTTGAAATCCAGTGTGTAGTCATACCTGGTTTACATGCAGAACTGTCTAGATGTTGTTTACCATCATTACCAATTAATACACAAGTGTATTCAAAATACTTATTAGTTCTCCACACAGGTCTTCTAGTAACATATAGTTGTTGATGAGAACCATCAACTACGATAATGTCATGTTTTTCATAATATCTTTCTTCTAGTGGTATAATAATCTCGGTATTTCCAACACCATCTCCGACAGGTTCTCCAGCAAATGCAACTCTCTTGATAAAGTTTACATTTACATCCCACTCAATGCAAAATGCATTAATACTTTTAGTTCCTTTCTTTGGAATGTCTTGGTATACCAAGTTACCTAATTTATCTACTAATGTAGAAATAGTGTGATTCTTACATAAGGACGCAGCTAGACCAACTCTGTGTTTTGCCTGTCCTAAAAATTGTGAAAAGTCATGATATGTCCTTGAACCAGACATATTAGCTCTATTACTGAGGTATTCAGCTACAAACATTTAAATGAATTTTAAAGTTTAACTTATTTTTATATTAATTTTTTAACTTTAATAACAAATCTAAATCGTCTGTATATGAAGCACCCGTAATTTTTTGTGTTGCTACTGTAGATTTAGAATTGTTATTACTTCCCTTAGGGTTGGATGGATTACTTTTTAACGCTTTTATTTCTTTATCTTTTTCTGCCAGAGCTTGTCTGTAAACAGTATGAAGATTTTGAAGTACTTCATCTCCATGAGCCATTAAAAATGCAACTTTAAATAGTCTTTCAGGACTCTTTAAATCCATATCCAATTTTGTTAAGCCATTAATAGTAGGCTTAAATGCATAATCATATGTCGAAGTTAAATCAGATTCTTCTAAATCTACACCAGAAATATTATTGTATTTAGTTCCTGCTTCTTTGAATGCTTCTAAGAATTGTTTTGCAGCTTCTGGATCAACATTAGGATCTGCTTCTTTTTGTTTCTCTTCTTCAACTCTTTGTTGCTCTAATTCTTTATAAATATCTCGAAGTTTAGCTACTTTTTTAGCAAATAGATTTGGATTTGTTTTGGATCTTTCTACTTCCTCATTAATTTCTTCTTCTGTCCAATCTTCATATGTGTTAGCTAAATCCATAGCTAGTAGTTCTTCATCAGAAAGAGAATCAACTTCTAATTGAACATTATTATCCAAATATTCCTGTACACCTAATGTTTTAAAGTAGGATATAAGATCTTGTTGAGTTAGTTCATTTTCCCTCATAAAAGAGATTAATTGTGTTTCATCTGGAGCTAACTCAAAATTATCATTAGGAGAGGTATTTAAAATTTGTAATTTTTCCTCATTAGTTAATTCATCAAAGGATTTAGTTTCAATACCTAAATCTGTTTCAATTTTGATGCTATTAGGATCTTTAAAACCTCTAGCTAAAAGCGCAGCAGTGATTAAATCAAAACTTGGCTCTGGATCAGAGCTTGGTTCAGGTTCTGGTGCAGGAGGTGTATCTACCTGTGCAGAAACTTGCGGTTCTGGATCAGGAGGTGTATTTTCTAGGTTAGTAAGCAATGTTGGATCATCAGTAATTTCTAATCCTTCTGCATTAGGATCTAAACCTATTAATAATTCTAAATCCTCATTCATAAATCATTTTTCATTTGTAAGTATTATAAACTATCAATATAATCAGCAAAAGTAACTAAATCTACATGTCTAATAGGCCATACAGATTTACTTACTATACTTTTGATTGATTTCACTGCTTCAGAGCTTATTTCAAATTCTTCATTGTGAAGATTTTCCTCTAAAACATCCATAACTTTCATATCATTCCGAATTTGATTAAGTGTTAACCCTTCTGGGCTACTCTGTTTATATAAAAACAATACTAATTCGGCATAATTTGCATTTTCATTTGCTACGATTTTTAATTCCGTATTTCTATTCTCAAATTTCATATCAATATAAATTTATAGTTTTATTTTGCAAATATAGATATTATTTAGACTGATTCCAAATAAAAAATATATTTTTTATTTTCTAATTTTAATTAACTCTACGTCAATATTATCCCCAAAATCTTTAGCTTTAGCATATGTTTTATTGATATAATGATTTCTAAACCCAATAGTTGGATAACCATGAGCTTTTCTTTTTTTAAAATTATACCAATATATAACTTCATAGTAATCAGTCACTATTACTGAAATATTAAACATAGCGTCTTTAAGTGTTAAATCTATTTTACTATTATTTATAATAAGATCTCCAGAGATTGTAACACATTTAATTGGCTTAATAAAGTGTATTACAGTATCTTTCTGTGTTGATACATTATTTATAATAGTATCATTTAAAATAATAGTATCTTTAATTTGTATTTTAGATATAGAATTAAGTTGTTTGATTTCTATATCTTTAGACTTAATTATTTCTCTATATGACGAATCTTGTTTTAGAATAATATTTTTAAACTGTTTAACAGTTACTATATGAACTTTTTGTAAAGAGTCTTTTTGGATTAGTTCTGTTGTATTTAAATCTTTAAGTTCTCGTATAGTATTAGCTTGTTCTAAACAAGTTTTAGTTATAAATGAAACATATATTATAGAGATTATAATTATAGTATATTTAATTATTATCTTTTTCATCTTCTCCAGAATCTTTACATCCGTAACCCTTTATCTTCTTCTCCTTCACACTTACACCTAATAAACCTAAACCAGATGTAAGTAGTGTACCTATAAAAATTAAAATGGATTCGTCTAATATTCCAGTAGGTAATGCTAGTATATAACCTATTACTATACCTGCAATTATTAGAATTGTTCCCATAATTCTTTTAGATGAGAGATCACCATTAGTTCCTCTAAAAATTTCTCTAAATATATTCATTAATCGCCTTCCATTCTTCCCTTGAGTAGTCTCCAACCTTCTGTGGTAAGAATAAATCCAGCTGCTCTTTGTTCGGTTAACCAAAACCATCCGTTCATAAGAGCTATATTTATTCTGTAAGTATTCCAAGGATTATAATTATATATGTAAGTAACCTGTCCGACTACTCCTCCAACTAAAGATACATATCTTTCTTGATTGTCTGACGTTTTTATTTCTATATATCCAACATTTGTTAAATCTAGGTTATAAGTATTGCTTGAAGAAGTAGATTGAGATATAGTAATACTAATCGCAGGTTCAACTTTAAAATAATTTTTTGTAGTAATTGGACCATAAGAGTACATGGAACCAGTAGCTGATACATTTTCTAATAACGCCACCATTGTATCAGTTTCTATATACCTTCCAACATATACTCTTTGATCATACCAATAATTACTTATAGTGTCTTTAGTTCCTATTACTATTCCAAATAATTCAGAAACTCCCCCAGATCTCTTTATATTTCCCACAGACATTCCAAATCTATGCCTAGTTCCTTCAGAACTTTTGGTAGAATCAAATACCTCAAACCCATCTTTGGTTAAATGCATATCTCCTATATTACTTCCTATTCCTATATTTACAACTCCTTCTACTATAGCATTACTAGCATACATTTTACCTCCTTGTGTTACTACAAATGGGGCAGTTGGAACATTAGAAGTCCCATTTATATCATTAAGAACAGTATTTCTTGCTGCATCCAGAGTTCCTCCAGCCCAAAATCTGACTAAATTATCTCCAGTTAGTCCAGTTTGAGTATTAGAACCAGTAATTCCAGAGTTTGGAATAAACATATTTTCTCCACTTCCTAAAGCAATAGTTCCAGTTGTAATTAATCCCATATCTATGGTAGTACCATTAGTAGGATCTCCAAAAGTAATCTTCCCATTAGTGTCCCAGTATATATTATTATATGCTAAAGATCCACTACCATCGCTATTAAATCTCCAAGGATTATCATTTTCATTACTTCTTCGTAATCCATACATAGTTCCATCAGGAAGAAATTTAACATGTGGTCTTTCTACTATAGTTGTCACACCATCAATAGAAGAAGACTCTACTAATTCTATACCTCCTGTAATGGCTTCTGCATTTAATCTCCACCTAGTAACATTGGAGTTATTAGGATCTCTAATTTCTATTTTATCAGATCTCATATAAGGCCCTTCTATTAATTGATTACCTATAATAATTTCAGCTTCAAGTAATCTAGTATTAATATATCCACCTTCTATGATAGTATTTCCTTTTAATGCCCAGGTCATTAGATCTTGATAATTATCATATCCTAATTTATTGGCTACATCTTCTCTAATACTAGATTGAGCTAAATTTCTTTCAGCCCAATCGTTCAACACTGAATTCTCTGAAACTTCCCTACTAGCTAAAGATAAATATATTTTATTATACGTAGTTATCCAATAATCATCTAAATTATACGGAGTAGATGGCAGATTCTTATATTCAGAATAGTATAATGTGTTATTAGTTCCTAGTAAATTTAATTGTTTGCATAAATCGGTTTCTATAGGAAGTAAATCAATATCTATAAAATCTTCTGGAAGAGGATCAGGTTTAGGATTATGATACTCAGTAATAGATCTCCAGATTAATGGAGTTGATGGATCACTAGGATCTTCATAATCTCTTAAATAATAGGTAGTAATACCTTCTTTTGTGCAATTATAGATACTTCCATAAGATGCTTCTGGAGGATTAAGTTCTACTTTTATTTTTAGTGGATTATCCGGATCTTTAGGATTAAATTCATAGTCCTCAATATCATTTGGATTTTCAATATCCTCTGTAGTGTAGGGATATTTCATTATAGGCACTTTATAATTTGGATTATCTATTAATCTTTCTTCTCCAGGAATATAATCCCCATTATAAAAAATTAACTGTGATTTAGTTTCAGTAAAAAACAGTTGTAACAATTGAGATTTAGACAAATTCACACTATTGGATTCATAGAAATCTCCAATATCTACAGAATTATTAACATCATGTCCAAAAGTAACTAATTTACCTTTTAAATACACATTATCACCAAATAATCCATACCCTTTTAATTCATTTTTTCCGTATGTAATGCCCTTTAAATTACCTAATCTACATCGTATACTCCCATTAAAACTTTTTTGTTTAATATCAGACAAAATATCAATTATAGGATTTACTGTGTCAGATGCAGATAAATATATTGCACTCTGTCTGTTTACGTCAATTACATTACCTAATTGACATACTTCATCTCCTATTAAAGGAATTGTGTTATATTCTTCAAATTCAGATTTATCGACATATATACCATATCTATCAACATCTCTAACCCAAACCCAATAACCTCTAACATCTGGGTATTGAAATACTTGGCATCTTGCTAAATCATTTTTTGCAAATGGGGAATATTCATCTTCAAATCGTATATAATAGGACTTTACAGTTATAATGTTCCCAGTCGGTTGATATTCCGGATCTAATTCATCTGTTTCTAAATCTATTTCTTCTATTTGCTTAATTTTACTTCCCCCTTGGGATATAATTAAAGATCCTTTTACTACTCTAATTTTTTCTAGAATTAATTCATATATATGCATTGTTTGACGTACTGTCAAATTATCAAATTCTGCATTATATCGGCCTTGTTCATCTACATAAATTCTAAAACCTTCTCCAGTGAATCCAGGAGTAAATATATAAGATCCAATATCCGTAGTGATAATTCTTCCATTAGAATCCACTTGTAATATGCCATTAAAATAACTATCTCCAGAAACATCTAAAGAGTTTGTTGGCTTGGAATTATTTATTCCTATTCCGTTTTTAGATATTGCAAATTTAGATACTAATGAATTGTTTATATAAAAATTTAATACTCCATCATTAAATTCTAATCTAACATTATTGGAAATTCCGTCAAATAGAGTTAATGGGGATTTACTAATAACATTTAGTTTAGAAAGAGGAAAGGAAATAGAATTTGGATTAGATCCTATTGTAACTGTCCCTTTAACTGTACCTCCATCATTAAGATTCAGATATAATTCTTGTAGTCCTTCACTTGTTTTTACATAATGCCTTTTATTATCGACTACGTAGTAGGCATAATCTAAAGGTAAATCATCTGAGTCATCTACTAAATACTCAATAACTTGCTTTAAATTGCCTAATGCATACTTTATTTGCTCAGAAGTAAGTCTTTGTTTTTTACTTATTGCTAGATAATCATCACTTGTATAGTCTATGTTATCTCCTTCCCCAGGAATATCCTCATCTTCTATTTCTTTGCCATTTATCTCAAATATTATACCTCCAAAACTAATATAAAAAGTTTTATCTGCCTTTGAAAAATATATACCATCAGAAACAATCTCTGACTTATCCCCAACTTCTTTAATCCCAGAAGATGAATACCCAGAAATAGCCTCAGATGAAATTTTTCCGTTTTTAATTAGGTTCAGGAATGAATTCCCAAACCTAATTTTAACATTTCCTTTACTATTTAAAATAATATCTGTACCTTCATCTCCTACTATGGTATATATTTTATCTAATATTTTTCCTTTTTTAATCAATTCTGTCATAACGAATTATTTTATACCTAATTCAGCACAATCAGAATCAACTATAGTCTTTATTTGGGTTCTTTCAGTTAAAAAATCAAGATATTTTTGAATATAAGTCTCATCCAATAATCCTTCCTTAGCAGAATTATAATCATTAATTAGTTTTTTCTCATATTCATTATCCCATAAAGACTTTATAACCTGCTCCAAAATGGTATTACTATTAGGTTGCCCATAAAAAGTAATTTCATTGCATTTATATTGAATAGTAGGAGTATCATTTTCTTCATGAAATATCTCTACTTCTTCTATATTCCATCTATAGAAATACTTATCATTTTTTATCTTCTCTAGTTTTGTGGGTTGAAAATCATAGTACGCTATCATAATGTTTATTTACTTATTATACTTCTTGGTTTATACAATTTATTTAATAAATTTTGAGAATTACAATGTTTAGCCCAACTCCTATAACTAGACATTATCATCTTATAATTTTTGTATGATAAACACCTTTTATTAGCTTTTGCAGCTAATCTAGCAAACCTTACTTTAGTTCTTTTTCTAAGTCTGGTATGAGTGTGATAAAATACATATCCTACAAAATCAATTCCTCTTGAATTAACAGGAAAGACTTGATAGTTCTTTTTTACGGTTAAATTTAAGGTGCTTAAATATTCTTGAATTTCTTTTAGTAAATTATGCAAAAATTCTTTATTTGAATATAGAATAACTATATCATCAGCATATCTATAATAAAACTTCACCTTTTTAACCTCTTTCAACCAATGATCGAAATATGCTAGAAATAAATTAGCAAAGAATTGAGATAAGTAGTTTCCAATTGGAACTCCAGGTGCAGAATCAATAATCTCATCTAGTAGTTTCAATAGTCTTTTATCTTTAATTTTCTTTCTAATAATTTTCTTTAAGATATTATGATCTATAGAAGGATGAAATTTTTTAATATCGAGTTTTAAACAATATTTTGTTTCCTCTACATTATATTTTAATGCTTTTTTTAATTTAGGAACAATGCCATGAATACCTCTTCCTTTTATACAACTATAGGTATCAGCTGTAAATACAGAAACCCAGATAGGTTCCATTATGTTCATAATGGCATGATGGACTATTCTGTCTGGGTAGTAAGGAAGTCTAAATATTTCTCTTTCTTTTGGCTCATATATTTTAAATATCTTATATGGAGAAGTTTTAAAAGTTCCATTTTTAAGTTGTTCATGTAACCTTCTTATATTATCTTCTCTATTTTTATCATGTTTCATTACTCCAAAACTACGAGTTTTACCTTTTCTAGCTTTTGAATCTGCTAGATTAAGGTTATCAATATCAATTATTTTATCAAATAAATCATTAATCCTTTTCATATTTCTGTTTTCTAATGGAAATTTTCGGTTTAATTGTTGTTGCAATACCTACTAATATCCTCTGAAGATTTTCTTTTTTGCCTAGAGGCACGGTCTTCACAAGTATATATTAGTTGTAAATATTCATGAAAACACTAAGCTGACCGCTGACATTGGCATTGGAATTAGAAACGCTGTTGTTCGAATTGCAGTAACTAAAACTGGAATTGGCACTGTTATTACAAGAGCTACCAAGCAGCAACAAGTCTTATGAACGACCTACACTATTACAGCCGAATATACTCATTAGTATATTCTCTTAAGCCATAATACAAGAAAAATATATTTTAAATTAAAATTATAAATTACAAATTAATAAGTTAAATAGCAAAGCCGACCGCCGACAGAGGCAGTGGAAGAAGAAACGCCGTTGCGCGAATGGCAGCAACCAAAACCGGAAGCGGCACCGTAAGAACAAGAGCCACCAAGCAGCAACGTTCTTAAACTTGTGGATGTTACAGAAGTATACCAGTAATCACACCAATAAGTAGTAGAACTACCACCACTTACTGATGGAGAGAATTCTCCTTCTTCTCCAAAGATTAACTTAGTTACATATCCTTCTGATCTTGGAACATCCCCTATCTTAGTAAAACCAGCTAAGGTTTCACCAAATTTAGTATAATCTTTAGTGATATACATCTCACTTGTTCCTCCATCTGCATCCGCCTTAATATCATAAATAGCCCCATCTACATTCATCCAAATATGACCAAATGGATTTTCTATTCCTCTATATCTATTACAGGCTAAATTAACAGTAGTATCTGCTTTATAATCTTCAGGTAATGTAACTAGTACTTCACCAGAGCCTGATGCTAATGAATTTGAAGCTCCACATTTAAGTAATGGATAATAACCATCATATGCATTCCAATCAGCAGAAGTTAATGTAGTAGCACCACTTCCTAATCCACCTTGTCTATATCCATTAGAATCTAACTCTGAATTTACAGGCAATTGACAATTTCTATTTGCATACTCTACAAAATATAGCCAGAAAATTGTTTTTGATGTGTTGTAGTCCATTATATTCCACTTATTACTACCTCTTGCCCTTGCCCTGGTTCTCATAGTAGCTCTAAGCATTGCAGTTGCACATTTACCTAATTGTGATTTAGATAGTGAATCCCAGTCTGCTTGATTATTACCACCTCTATATTGTTCAGTTTCATTACACACAGAAGCTAATTTACTATTAGTTCTATCGCAAGCAGCTTCAAAAGCTCCTACATATACTTTATCTACTTTATGAAATCCAGTAACCTTTCCTTCAGATAAATAACATCTTCTAATATTATCTTCCTCCTCAAATTTTCTATAATGTTCAGGAATTTCAATCATTACTTGTCCGTCTGTACCGTCTAATTTAGAGGCTGAGCCATCTAATTTTTTACTCCAATCGTTAGGATTTAAATAGTAATTTACAGTTCCATTGTCATTTAATAAACAAGCCTTCATTTTGGATTGAATAGGCAAAGACTTATGTAATGACATATCTCCTATTCTTGTACATGAAGGATCAGATACAGTGGTATCCCATTCTATTCCGTATACTTTATTTAAATAGATTTCTCCTTCTGTATTAAAAGAAAAATCTGAGGATAATTTTACTCCTCCTAACTCAGTTTCGGTTGCAGGTCTAAGATTATTGTTAACAGTATCTTCTACGTTATCTAACATATTCTTATATACTGTTGTAAAATCATTACTAGACAATTCTTTCCCTTCTACTTTATCTACTTTATTATTTAATTCGTTTTCATAGTCAGTTCCTGAAGAAAGACTATCAAGTTTATTTTTTAATTCTGTAGTAAAGTCGTTAGTTGATAATCCTTTGCCAGCAACCTTGTCTACTTTATTAATAATAGTCCCAACAAGAACTTTTTCTTCATCTGTATAATCATTACTAGATAATTTTTTACCTCCTTGAAGTTCGTTAGCTATAGCTGTTACAGTGGCTTTATTACTGTCTGTAAAATCATTACTAGACAATTCTTTCCCTTCTACTTTATCTACTTTCTTCTCATCAAGTATTTTTCCTTGTTTAGCTGATAATGGGTAAATAGTAGAATCACTTACCAAAGTATTTTGAACATTATCAACATCTACCAAATTTGTAGATTCTGTAGATACTGTTAAATCAGAGTTGATACTTATAGTAGTAATAGAAGTATCACTATCCCAATACTTTAATTTAATAACTCCATTATCGTTTTTCTCTGTTTTAACTGCTAATGATGCATGTTTACCATACATCAGGCCTACATAGATAACCTTATGTTTACTGACTGATTTGTCAATTACATCATATTCATCTTGAGTTAGATTTCTTTGTATAACTCCATATGGAATTACTATAATTGGAGTCAGACTCAATGCAACTTCATCATTAGTAGGCCAATAATTAGTCATTGACTCTAATGTGATAAGCACATCATTAAGAGATTTTTCTGTAGCTGTTATAAAAGATTCTATTTCAATATTATTTGAGTTTAATTTAACTACTACATCTCTTAGGACATCACCTCCAAAATTATGTGGATATTTTCCTATTTTAAACTCTTTCATTTAGTTTTAAATTTAAATATTTATATTTTATTCCTCTCCTAATTATGGGACAAATATAATGAAATATCCAACAACTTCCTAGTATAAAATACAAGAAAAAAAAAAAG